TCTCGCGGAGCCCGGCAGCGGCGGCGCGGGTGGCGCTGTTCTCGTTGACCTCGGAGCCCTCTTCGCCCAGCTCACGCTGGGCCGCGGCCGCGGCCTCCAGCAGCTTGATCTGGACCTCCGCGGGGTGGGCGATGATCTCCCGGAGCAGCCGGTACGAGATCCGGCCGGCGAGGCCCGCCTGGAGGGCCTCGGGGCACAGCCGGCGGACCACCTGGATGTACTGGGCCACGGACCCGAGCGACATCCCGAGGCGGGCGGCGATCTCGGTTCGGGGGATGCTCAGATCCTCCATCGCCGTGAGGCGCACGGCGATCATGATCGCGGGCACGCCCTTCCGCATGTGGCTGATGATGTTGCGGAACGCGATATCCGCGCTGGTCGCGGACTCGACGATCACGTTCATGGTGTCGAAGCGGCTGTCTTCGGCGGACAGGCGGCGGAGCGCCTCGCGGCGGCGGAAGCCGTCCTCCAGGTAGACGTGGGGGGTGCCGCTCTCGTCGAGCTGGACACCAGCAGCGGCCGGGAACCGCTGGCCTTCCACCTTGATGGAGTCGAGGAGGTCGTCGACCTTGAGGGATTCGCCTTCGTTGTGGCCGCGGACGTTGACGAAGCCCGGGAGCACTTCGATGCGGTCCAGGGGAAGCGCCACCAGCTCGGAGCGGCCCCCGCGGGCCACGCGGCGGAGCAGCCCGTCGATCGAGTCGTCGATCGGCTCGGGGGGCGAGGGGGGCGGCACCTTGACCTCGGTCGGGGTGCCCGGGAGAGCGACGCCGCTGGCCTTAGCCACGGGGGACCCCTTCTTCGCCTTCGCCGCGAAGGTCTCCTGGGCCTTCGCCTTCGCTGCCGCGGACATCTCCGGGGCCTTCTTCGCAGGGGCCTTCTTCGCAGGGGCCTTCTTCTCCGGCATGGTCGCCTCCCGTCCGTTGGTTCTCTTCCTTGGTTCCATCATAGGTACTCGCTGGGGCGGAGTCAAGATCTCTGTTGCGGATCCTCTGCAGCCCCGCGAGCAACGCGTTGTAGAGGGCGACCAGCGGGCTTCCCGCGGGAGCGACTGTCGCGTCCAGCGCGCCGCCCAGGATCGCGCGGAAATACGCGGCCAGGAAGGCCCGCTTGGCCTCCAGCATCGGCGGGCCGGTCAGGCCCACGGAGACCGTCCACAGGTAGGCTCGGCTGCCATCCGCTGCGTCGCGCATCCGGATCCCGTCCAGGCGGCTTTGCGCCCGGCCGAGCCAGCTGCGCAGCTCGGCCTCGTCGGCGTAGGTCTGGGGGAGGAGCTTTCGCTTCTGCTTCGTGGTCAGACTCATTTCTTCTCCTGTCGGCGCATGGCGCGGGTGAGATCACTTGTTAGGGCGCAGTGGGCAACGGCAGCAGCGTCGCAGGCGTGCTCGACGAGGTCAGTCCCGCCGCGGGGGCCGAGCGGCCAGAGCGCGGCCAGCTCGGGATACCGGCTTTCCAGGGCAGCTTGCACGCCGCCTTTCGTAGCAGCAGCTCGGCCGGTGACGATCCGCTTCAGATCCTTCGGGGCGACCTCGACGATCGGCAGATCGGCTGTTGCGGCGAAGCCTACCACGACTCCCCAGGCCGCGCCCACCTTGATTGCAGAGGCCGCGTGCCGTGGATGGCTGGCTTCCTCGGCAGCCAGGAGTACGTCCGCGAGAGAGAACGCGGCGAGCTTCGTCTCGATGATCTCGGCCAGGGCACTGGCCAGCTCGCGGAGCCGGCGGGTGTTGTCGCTGGCCGCGCGCACCTCTCGCTTGTGCGTGGTTTTTTCCGTTACTACTGTACCGACTGCGGCGAAACGCGTTTCGCTGTCGTGAAGCAGGATGGCCCAACCCAAATTGGCAAAGCCGGGGTCGATTCCCAGGATGATCATGATTTAGCTCTCCAGGGGGGCGAAGGTCAAGGTCCCGTCTTTTTCGATTGTGGCGAAGCCCACGTCAGTAAAACCCGCGTGGGTCCAGCCCAAAGCGCGCATTCGCTCTGCGACAAGCGCGGCGACCTCTTCCTGTGCCTGCTGCATGTGTAACTGGTCTCGGCGTATCTGCCGCAGCGCCAGGACGAGGGGAAACAACTCCTCTCGGGGGTTTATCATTGACCCGCCGGAATCCTGAATACGTTGGAGCGTGTCTTTGATCTTTAGTCGCTGCTCTTTCGTAAAACAGGGCTCCAGGTTTGCCATGACGACGTCAACCAAGCTCACGTCAACCCCCCAGAAGAGCAGCCAGCTCCCCGCCGCCGACGAAGAAAAGACGATCCTTGGCCCGGGTAACCGCGGTGTAAAGCCAGCGGTGGGCCTCAGTCTCATCCATAACCCGCAGCAGAGTGTCCGGGGCATATACGCCCACGGTCGGCCACTCCGAGCCCTGGGCCTTGTGGCAGGTGAGCGCGTAGCCGTAGTCCACCAGGATGGGAAGCACTCCTGACTCCCGCTTGATCTTCTGTGCCCGCGCTGGCCAGCTCAGGCCGTCCTGCTGCTGCTCGGCCGTCTGGAGGAGCAAGCTGCACTCCTGCGCGGCGGTGTCCAGTGGGGATCGAATTGTGGCCGCGTAGGTCGTGCCGCTGTGCCACCGCTGCGCGGACCCGAGGCCCAACAGATCGACCAAGTCGCCGTTGCAGAGGTTAGCTTCCCGATGGTTGTGCGTGACGACGAGCCGCTCGCCAGGCTCGAAGGGTCTGGCCGGTGAATAATCCCGTTGTTTCCGCGCGGCCGTATTCAACTCATGCCGATCCTGGTTCCGCCAGGTGAGCACCTGAAAGTCAGGTACCCGCATCCAATCCTCGGCCTTGTCGCGGTTGTCACGGACGATCGTCACCTTCTGCCAGTCGGCCGGCGGCGGAGCAGTCGACGAGCGCAGCGCGGTGGCCAGCGCGATGATCGGGGAACCGGCCTGTTGGCGGACAACCTCGGTCAGGGAGCAGCGCTCCGCGCTCAGTTGGTCCATCAAGTCCTCGTCGAAGATGCTCTCCGCCCCGTACTTCTCCTTCTCTGCTGCCGAGAGTACCGGCGGGAGCTGGAAGGAATCCCCGATGGCAACGATCGATCGCTGCCCCAGGGTCGGCGTGACCAGATCGTACAGGTCGCTCAGGACTGCTGGCGAGATCATGCTGGACTCGTCGAGGAGCAGCGCAAAGCGAGCCGGGAGATCCTCAATGGTCCGCAGCCGGAAGCCCATGAGGTTTCCGAGGCGGTCGACCACGGGGACGTAGAGGAAAGAATGGATCGTCCGGGCGCAGCGGACCCCCAGCTCTCGAAGCCGAGCTGCGGCCCGGCCGGTGGGACAGGCGACCACGAAGTCCTCGTCGGCCCGCTGGCCGCTGTCCAGCAGGGATTCGACGATCGCGGCGAGCAGGACGCTCTTCCCGGTGCCGGCGTAGCCGCGAATGACCAGGATCCCGCCGGTGTAGAGGATGCGCGTGGCCAGGGCTGCGGCCCGGGTCTGCCCTGCAGTGAAGTCCAGTCCCTCAGGAGCGACGACAGCGACGCGCTTCACGACGCAACCTCCAGGCGGGACACGCCGGCCGTGGCCGCAATCGCGATCCGCTGCGGAAAGAACGCCTGAAACTCCGGGTCGTGGGTGGCCAAGAAGACCGTGCCGAGATCTTTCGCCACCTCCTGCACCAGGCGCACCGCCTGCTCCGCTCCCAGGGAGTCGACGTGGGTCAGGGGCTCGTCGAGCACCAGGAGGTCGAGCCCCCCGTGCAGGCCGGCGGTCACGCTGCGCAGAGCGAGCAGCTCGACGAGATCCGCCCGTCGCTGCCAGCCTCCGGAGCAGCCCGCGTAGGTGCCGGATCCGTGGTCCAGCTCGACGACGGCCGCGAACTTGTCCCGCGACTCCCCGCTTTTCAGCTGGGTCTCCGTGTCGAAGCGCACGGTCAGCCGCCCATCGGAGAGCGCGTGCGCGTACCGCCGGGCTGCTCTATTCAATGCCGGAAGGATCTCGTCGAGGAGCAGCGAGCGGATCCCGGCCGGGCCGAAGCCATCGACCCAGAAGCGGAGCAGGTTGGCTTCGCCGGTCAGCTTCTGCGTGCCGATCTCGGCGTTGTCTTCCTGCGTGCGCAGCTCCAGGGCGCGCTTTTCGATCCCGGCCAGGGAGACGGTGTAGGGGTTGACGGCCGTCTCCTGCGCAACCGCGCGTGCGGTCGTGTCCGCCAGCTCCTTGACAAGGGCCTCCCGGGTCTGCCGGCTCTCCCGGGAGACGGTCAAGACCACGGTCAACCGCATTTCCAGGGAGCGGATGGCTAGCGCTAGTGGCGCGTCGGTCAGCTTGGCCAAAGTGTCTTCCTGCTCCCGCAGCTCCCCTTCCAGCGGGACACAGGCTCGCTTCGCCTCGGTCGTCTCGACCACGCCTTCCGCCAGCCGATGCTCGGTCTCGTCGATCCGTGCAACCAGAGCCTCCTGGGTGGTGACGAGCGTGGCCTTACGGGCCTCCAGCCGCTCGATCTGCTGGTCCAGCGCATCGGCGGCTCGCTCCTTGCGAGCCAGGGCGGCCTGGCGGTCCTCGCGGAGCTTCGCGAGCAGCGTCGTGTCGGTCAGCCCGTGCTCGGCGGCCTTTTCCAGGTCCACCTTGCAGGTGGGGCAGTGGTGGGTGACCTCTTCCCCGAGGGCTTCGATCTCGTCGAGCAAGGGGTCGACCTGATTGAGCAGGCCCGACAGGGTGCAGCCGATCTGCTCCACCTCCGCGCTCAGCTGCTCCCGCTGCCGCAGAAGATACTGCAGCGCGCTCCGGGTCTCCGCGGCGGCCGTATTTTTGGCAAACAGGGTGGTCTGCGCCTCGGACAGGGCGGCGCGGGCGCGCTGCGCGGCCTGCTGCAGCCCCTCGCGGAAAGCGTCCAGCTCCGCCCGCTTTGCGTCCAGCTCTGCCCGGATGATCTGGGGATCCTCGGCCGCGGCGTCTCCGAGATCGTCCAGGGTTGCCTGGACTCGCCCGGCCTGCTGCCGGAGTCGGGTCGCCTCCTGCACCCGCCGCTGCTCCCACTCGGTCTGCGCGGTTGCGGTGCTCGCCAGCTCGCCCTGGACAGCAGCGGTCAACCGGACAAGGTTCGTCCGCTGCACCTGGAGCGCGCCCAGCTCTGCCTCGACGACACGCAGCTGCTCCGCGCCCCGGTCCCGAGCTTTGACGAACCGGTCCAGCTGCAGCATTTCGTCCAGGACGGCCTTGCGCTGCGCGTCGGTCCCGGTCGAAAACTGGTCCAGCTGGCCCTGGCCGAAGATGCAGGACGTACGGAAGGTCTCCCAGGACAGGCCGAGGAGCGTCTGGATCTGCGGGTCCAGCGTCTTCTCCGGCCCGCGCAGCGTCGGCTCGGTCCAGGATTCGCAGCAGATCTGGGCCAGATTCTTGAACTTCTTGTGCTTCCGATGCCGGGTGACCGACACCGCGCCCAAGGTCGGATGGTCCAGAAAGACGGTCACAGAGCAATCGCCAGTCTTGCCCGTCCGCTCCGGATCGTGGACCACCTCGTCTCCGCGCAGCCCGCGGATCGTCCTCCCGAACAGGCACCAGGACACGGCCTCCGAGACGGCCGCGCTCTTACCAGCCCCGTTCGGGCCGAGCACCAGGACCACGCCGCGAGCGTCGCAGTCGAGTTCGACCGACTGCCAGCTCAGGAAGTTGCGGATCTCCAGGCCGAGTACGCGGATCATGGCGCGCCCCCTCCCGACAGAAGCTCTTGCCCCAGTCGCAGTACAGCGTCCCGGTCCAGATCCGGGGCCTTGAAGTCGAGGTAGCGGGACAGGATCTCCGCGTCGGGCAAAGCTGCGGACAGGTCGGCCCGGTCCTTTTTCTGCTCCTGCTCGACGGCGGGAATCACCTCCCAGGTGGAGCTGGGTACGTCTCCCGCGGGCGGGGCCGCGGCCCGGACGAAGTCCTGCGGCCACACCTGCGCGTCGGGGGTCTCCCGGAGGTCGACGAAGTGGGGGGCGACGATCGGGCAGAAGCGAGCTTCCCACGGTGATCCGTGCATCTTCGGATTCCACTCGATCTCCCAGTAGCCCCGCTCCTCCCCCGCGTCGCCCCAGTCGAGCTGCTGCGGGGAGCCGATCTGGATGGCCAAGCGGCCTTCCCGGCTGTTGGCCGCCCAGATCGGCACAGGCACGTCTCCGCGCCAGGCCCGCGGGGAATGGAGGTGGCCGAAGAGCAAGAGCACGTCCGGAGCGGCCGCGAAGACCGGTTTGAGCATTCCCAGGGTCCAGGCGGGCTCCCCTGGGGGGATTGCGTTTCCGGGGAGATCGATTGCATTGTGCGCGAGCAATACCACAGGGCCGTCTTTGGCGGCGGAGCGCACCTGGACGTCAACTGCGTGGGCGAGGATCGCGGCGGCCGCGTCCAGATCGTCGGTATGGGGTAGGAGGATCAGTGTCACGGTGCTGACGGTGCTGTCCGAAATGGAGTAGCGGTCGATCGCCGGCTGGTCGAAGGTGAAAAACCTATTCCGGGCGATGCCGTGGAGCGCGCTCTCTCCGGTCTCCGTGCGGTCGTGGTTTCCGGCAATCCCATAGATCGAAGGTGCGCCCTGCAGGGCCTCCACCGAGGCCAGCAGGGCGGTCGTGGGGATCAAGCCGCGCTGGTGGAACCAGTCCCCCCCGAACAAGGTCAGGTCGGGCTGCCAGGGGCGGTTCCGGTCGACGTCGAGGATCTGCTGCAGGACCCCCTTGCCAGCCTGGAGGCGCGAGTTGCGCCCGGTCTCCGGGTCCAGGGTGGCCCCGGCCTTGAAGGGGTGCAGGTGGAGGTCGGAGAAGACGCGCAGGCGGATCATAGCTCACCTCGGAGGAAGTTTTCCAGCTCCAGGAGATCATCGTCTCCCTGGGTGTTGACCAGCCAGCGCTTCTGCAGCGCTTTGGCGACGGTCATGACCAGATCGACGAGGCCCTGCTGCGTGGTGACGGGGGCTGCCGATTCTTCCTGCCGCTTCTCCCACGGAGCCTTGATCTCACCCCAGGCTTCGTCTTCGACGTCGGCGCTGTCCGAAAGCAGATCGGCCCAGGTTGCGCGCAGCTCCTCGTCCCCGGCGCGGGAGGAAAGAAGATCCGTGAGATCGTCGGTCATCGCGTCGAGCGCTTCCGCGGCAGCTTCGGCCTTGGCCTCGCGGGTGACCTTCCCCTCCAGGGCTTCCTCCAGCTTCCCAGCCAGCTTTTCGATCAGCGCGTCGACAGAGGGGGCGTCGACCGCTTCCCGGGCCGTATCCCAGCGGTCTTCGATCTTCTCCAAGAGACGCTTGAAGCTATTGTCCAGGGCCGTCCGGACGCTCTCCTCGACCAACCCTGCCACGTCCTCGGAGGCAGCGTCGGTGCGCTCCACAAGGGAGTCGCAGAGATCGTCGTGACGGATCAGATCGTACTTCAGCGACGAGATCCAGCTCATGTTCTCCTCCTGGTCAACCCTGGCCGGCGAAACGCGTTTCGCCGGCCAGGGAAGATCTCGCGCTGCTACTTGGCGTTGATGGCGCGACGCCGCTTGAGCCGATCCGCGATCGACAGGGAGGCCGCCTCGGAGGCGGCCGCGACCACGGCAGGGTCAGCCGGCGGTTCCAGAATGGCCTCGACGAGGGGGGCCGGCACCGGCGGAGGCGGCGCGGCCGGCGCGGCCGGCTTCACCACCGTCACCTTCGGCGGCTCCGCGGGGGCCGGGGCAGCGACAGGGACGGTGGCGGGAGCCGCGGGCTTCCCGAGGCCGAGCCGCCGGGCCAGGACCAGCACGTCCGCGGAGGGGGCCGCGTCCCGGGAGGGCTCTTCCTCTCCGCCACAGGCGCGGAGGAAGTTGCACTGTGCGCAGCCGGGGTGCGCGGGGTCGCGCCGATCCGACTTGAAACACACGGGAGGCGGCCCCTTGGGCGCTTCCTTGTCGGCCTTCTGCGGCCGGGTCACCGTGCCACCGGAGCAGATCGTCCGCTGGTCCGCGAGCGACCAGCACCGCAGGACGTGCTCGGCCCAGTCGGGATCGTAGAGATTGACCACCTTGCCCTCGGGCGCGCCGAGGGGGTAGTCGTCGGGGAGCACCTTCAGCTCGTATTCCCGCTCCAGCCGCTCCCCCGACACCTTGATCTCGAATTCGCGGCCCATGCTACTGAAGAAACGCCCGGCGTAGCGGTCGTCGGTCAGGTAGCCCAGGATCTCCTCGTAGAGCCCCTTGGGCAGCTCGGCCAGGACGTAGCGACCCTGAGGCTTGTCGGCGGTGCGCAAGACCCCGTTGACCATGTACTTCCGGCCGACGCGCTCGTTGTTGCCCTGCTTGCGGGACGCGGAATTGTCCGACGCACGCAGCCCCTCCGCGATCTTGCAGAAGATGCAGTGGCGACCGAGCAACTCCTGCTCCTCTTCCGAGCAGATCCGGCCGCGGTCGCGGCCCAGCTCGTCGAGCAGCCGGGCCAGGGCGGGATCGGCGTACTGCCCGTGGGTGACAGCCGCGCAGCGGATCCCGTCCATATTGCGCGACTTCGTGACCCCGTTCTCCTGGTAGACTTCCCGCGCGCCGTAGTTGACGAGGCCGAAGTGGTTGCCGGTCTCCCGATCGAAGACCTCCCGCTCACCCTGGCGGGGAATGAAGTCCACCGGGCGGAATTGGTAGGACTCGCCGGCCTTGAAGCGGAGAAACTCGCTGTTGCCGCCGTGACTGTCCGCCAGCTGCTTCTTGCGCGCCTTCAACTGATTGTAGTCGATGCCCATGTGTCCTGCTCCTTGCGCTGTTTCCTCGTTTCGAGGTGGTTTGCGCTCCTGTTCTTGGGCTAGCTATCCTCGCATGCCGATCGCCCGCCCCTTGGCGACCGCTGATTCGTTGTCCGACTCCCGCCGCTCCGAGATCGCCAGCTGGATCAGGGTGTCCCGGCGATGCTCGAAAGCCTGGACGATGTAGAGGCCGATCCGGGCGCGGCTCTTCGCGCTGTTGGCCGCCTCCACAGCCTCCTGGTAGCGGGGTGACTGCTCCAGGCGGTTCTTGACCACCTTGTCCGCGGCGGTGGCCGCGATCCCCTCGGCCTTGGTCTCCAGGCGCAGCAGCTCGGAGATCTCGCCGGAGACGCGGTCCAGGGCGGCCTCTTCCTGGTCCTTCTCCGCTTCCAACCGAGCCCGGACGGCAGCCCAGAAGGCGTACAGCCCCGCGTGACGGCTCAGGAGATCGTGCATGTTGCCGTCGCAGGAGAGCTGCGTCGTCAGGTTGACCGTGCGAGGGCCCTCCTCGGTGGTGATCCACACCCAGACGTCACCGTTCGGTTTTTCGGACATCGTGATCAGGGTCGGCATCGTGGTCCACTCCTCAACGCGGACAGAGCTGTCCGCAGCCGCCGGTCCTGCCGCGCTTCCTGCCGCAGCCGGCCCAGGCGCTCCAGATCCCGGTCGTTGTAGTCGCAGGTGAGGTTGACGCCGGAAACGCCCACCTCGTCTTCCCAAGCCAGGAGCCAGACCGGCCCGAGGATCCCGGAGAGCACACCGGCCTGGATGGCCGCGCTGGTTGTCCCTGTCTGGCGGAGCAGCAGGTGGAAGCGATAGTCGCTGTCCTGGTACTCGACGGCCAACCGCTCATGCAGATTCGCGCTCGGGGCCTCCAGGCGCAGCTGCAACCGCAGCCGCTTCCACTCGCGCCAGATCCCGATCGCACAGCCCGAGGTGATCGCCCAGGTCGGCGGGATCGTGGTACCCCAGCGGCACAAGCAGCCGCGCGCGTCGCACATATCGAAGACGGCCAGGACAACCTCCGCGGGACGCGTACCAGCCAGCTCGCAGCGCTGGTAGAGAAGGTCGACCTCCCGGGTAGCGAAGCGGTGGGTCCGCCGGATCCCGGTGCGGCCGCTGCATAGCTCGGCGTAGAGCAGCTCGGCGCGACGGATCGCCTGGTTCCGCTGCTCCCGGGCAGCCAGCGCGGCGAAGTCAATCGGCGGAGGTGACCCATCTACAGCTGCTTCTGCTGGCGCAGCTGCGCGAGCGCGCAGCGCACGATCTCGCGCAGCTCGGCGGACTTCTCCCAGCTTTCGAGAAGGTCCTTCAGGAGGGCGGGGCTCACCGGAGCCGTCTTCGGCGAAGGCGCGGCCGGCGGAAGCGGAGAGGGGGCGGGCTCGGCGCACGGAGGCACCTCCGGAAGCGGGAGAGTGACAGCGGGGGTGGCTTCCTCGTCGAGCATGTTGCCCTGCCAGATCGGGCAGGGGTCGCACATGGCCAGGTGCCCGGGGTCGATCCCGTCGACCCCGCTGACAAGGAAGGCTGCGACGACCCCGCTCCACCCGGCGGAAACAGGCACGCCGGTTCGGCCGCCGGCAACGGCGCGGACGGCGATCATGTTTTTCTGGAATCCACCGCGGCCGCCGGTCGGGTCGACGCCTTCCCACCAACCACCCTCGGTTGGAATCAAGGGGACGCCGAGGTGAACAGCGATTGCGCCGCTGGCCTGGACTCCGTGCAAGAGCGACTCCAGGTTTTGTCGGCCAAGCCCGAACCAGACGCGCTTGCCTTTGCCCACCTGGGCCATCTTACGGCCCCAGGGGGGGCAACCCTCGCGCTTGCAGATCAGCTGGAAGCGGGAGAGGCTGCCATCCTTGCCGGGCACCTCGACAACCGCGGTGGCATCCGGGCCGAGGTCGTGGGGGGTCACCTGCAGGGCCAGGTCTGCCAGGAAGATCTTGTTCGCCTTCCGTGCCACCTTGCACGCGTCCAGGATTCCGGACGGGATCCCCAGGATCCGCTTGTCGCCTTCGGGCAAGATAGGATAGGCTATGGCCGAGATCCCGTTGCAGGCCACGAGGTAGCCATCGTCGAGCCAGATCCGATCTCGACCCTCGTACTCGGCCTTCCCCTGCTTATTTACCGTGCAGGTGAAAGCCGACAAGGCTTCGACCAGCTCCACCGGGAGCTTCAACTCGTAGGACTCGGCCACCGGGACACCTCCTGTTCCTGCTCGCACCAGATCTGTACCCCGAGAATGGAAAGTCGGCCAACAATTCGACCGGAGGCAAGCAGGGAGCCGCAAAGACGCCTCTTGACATCTTGCTAGAGAGTCACTAGGCTAGTAGGGCAAGCGCCGGAGAGAGTCGCGGCGAAACGCGTTTCGCCCCCCGGTAAAGTGACGCAGGAAGATTGCAGCGGAGGTAAAATGAAGCCGAAAAAGCTACCCCAGGGCACCGGGCTGGTTGCTGTCGGCGCTGTTGCCGTTGTTGCGGCCGGCGGGTTTTTGGCGGAGAGTGCGCCGCTGGCCCGGCTCCCGCTTTCCAAGACAATGCGGCGGCTCGGAGAGAAGGGAGATCTCCTCTGCGCCCTGCTCTCCCACGAGCAGCGCCGGGCGTTCGAGGAGGGCTTCGCCCAGGAGCGCCACCTGCTCCACGGGATTCGCTGCTTCCGGCTGAACGGCGAGGGCGAGGTGGTTCCGGAAGGCTGGTCCAACGGCGTCAACGCCTGGGTGGACGTTGCTGCGGCGAAGACGGCGCAACTCCTGGCAGGGGAACCGGGGGACACGATCTGGCGCTGCCGGATGGCCTGGGCGCTTGTCGTCGAGGCAGCGCGGGCGGGGGGGCTCTGATGCGCCGGCCACGCTGCTACATCATCGGGCCATTTAGGGCCCAGACCGAACTGGGCCGGCGGCAGAACATTGCCGCTGCAGAGCGCACGGCGTTGAACGTGGCCGCTGTCGGCTACTTCTACCGCTGCCCGCATCTGCACAGCGCGCACTTTGACGGGCAGCTCGACGACGCATACTGGCTTGCCCTCGGGCTGGACCTGCTGAGCGAGTGCGACGTTGCCTACCTCGTCCCCGACCCCGCCTGCCCGGAAGGAATGCTGCTCGGTCGGTCCTGGCTCGACCCGACCGGAGGCTGCGTCTCGACAGGCAGCACAGCCGAGGTGGCATGGTGCTACGAGCACGGTATCCCCGTGTTCTACAACGAGAAGCAGCTCCGGAGTTTCGTCGACAACTGGAACTGTCGGGACGCAGGGAAGCTCCCGGAAAACGAGTGAATCATGATCGAAGTTTTGCCCCGCAAACCCGCACGGCGTAAGGCCCCGCTCTTCCCCTCGCGGGCGGGTGCGCGCGCGCCTGCTATGGGGCCAGTAGGCCCTTACTTTTCTTGTCTTACTCCTGACATTCCATTCAGAGTGTATTTTCTCTGTCTTCTTGTTTTTCTTGAAAGCGAAACGCGTTTCGCGTTCATTCCTAATTTCTTTTCAAGGGTCGGCGGTTCATGCTAATCCGACTTTCCGGAGACGAGATCCTCTTCTATGGCCTGCAGCGCGAAGCCGCATGGCAGGCTCATTTGCGCTACAATCCGAGCGAGAAAGCGTGGGTCGCGAAGGCCACGCCACGCTATGCGGACTTGCTGTCGCGCTTCTTCCGGTCAGAAGACCTCGGAGTGGCAAAACCTCTTGTGGATCAGCTACTTTCTTTGCAAAACCAGGAGGAAGTGGATCTGGCGCATCTCCGGGCGACGAGAGCAGACCGAGCCGAGGTCGACAAGCTCTTCGATCTCCTCCCTGGACTCGACCGGGTAGCCTTGTACCACCACCAGAAGCAGGCCATTCTGCACGGTGTTTTGTTTCCCAGATGGTGCTACTGGATGCAGATGGGCACCGGAAAGACACTGGCAGCGCTGGCTACTTTCCGGACGCTACTGGAGCAGGGGGAGGTCTCCCGGTGCCTGGTAGTAGCCCCGTCTCGGTTACTTCACGAAGCCTGGGAGAGACAGGCAAGGCAGTTTCTCGGCCTATCCGTACTGGTAGCCGAGAAGGTACCGCTGAAACAGCGAATGCAGCTGGTTCGGGATTCCACGGAGCAGGTGGTCGTGATTTCCTACAAGGCTATCCGGAAGTTCGGCGCACAGTACGCAGCTATCCTCCAAGCGGGAGCTTGGCTGGCAATCTTTGACGAGGCTGCGCGCTACGTTGGTGGGAAGAGCTTACAAGGGGATGCGGCCGGGCAGATCAGCGCAGCGGCGGCCCGGGTACTTTTGCTCACCGGAACACCCTTCACGGGAGACGTGGAGCGCTTCTACCGGCAGATAACGATCCTCGACCTCGGAGAGACGTTCGGACCTTCCTGGGGTCGGTTTATTCAGCTAGCCTTGGACTGGGGTGCAACGCAGGACTACTGGGGGAAGGTTCACTGGGATAAATCGCCACCCTTCCTGGCCTATCTTCGGGAGGGAGTGCGCCGCAACTCGGTTCAATGGGATCGGGATGAGTGCCTAGACCTTCCGGAGCGGGTGCTTCGGGATATACCTGTGACCCTGGGTCCGGAGACGGCCAAGGTCTACCACGCCGTAAAGACAGGCGGATCCGTCCCGGGTTTCGGGATTGCGCTTCCCTCTGGCGCGGTCAAGGCTCTGCGGATGGCCCAGGTAACGTCGGGTTACGTCTACCAGGAAGATCCTGACGGGGTCTACCGGGGGAAGTACCGCCGGTTGGCCGACAATACCAAGCTGGATGCGCTCCTGGAGATCCTTTCCGACGAGCTGGAAGGGGAGAAGGTGATCGTCTGGGTGCGCTGGTTAGAAGAGCTGGACGTGGTCGCCGAGGGCTTGAAGAAGAGCCGGATTGGCTTTGTGGAGCTGTCCGGGCGGACGTCCAAGCGGGTAAGCGAGCAGCTGTCGGTCTGGCGCGCTCCGGACGGGCCTACGGTGCTGCTGGCGACTGTGCAGACCGGCGGGGAGGGCCTGACCCTCAACGAGGCGTCGGCCATGGTTTTCTTCTCGGTCGGGTACGACTGGGAGGTCTACCAGCAGGCCATCGATCGAAACTACCGGATCGGCCAGCAGAAGCGGGTCGTGGTTCTCCGGCTGGTCGCGCAGAAGACCGTGGACGTCGAGATCGTGAAGGTGCTCGCCCGGAAGGGCCGGCTGGCGGATCTGGTCCTCGGGGCTGGGGAGGGGGGCGCTTGACCATCTTCGGGGAAAACTACCGCCCGGACGCGTTCGCCTTCTTGCCGGAGTTTCAGTTGCGGCTGCTCGCGCTGCTTGTCCGGGATCGTCGCTGGCTTGCCGGCCATCGGTCGGCGGTCGACTACCGCTACTGGGAAGACCCGTCCCAGGCAATCCTGGCTGAGCTGCTGCTCAGCCACTACGACCGCTACCACGTCCCGCCAGACGAGCTGGAGCTGGCTGAGGCGCTGGACTCCTACCTGGAGCGGCGGAAGGACCGGGAGCCGCTGCGGGACCACCTGGCGGACGCGCTCCAGCAGGTTTTCGGGACCGACCTCGGGACGGTGGAGCACCTCTCCGAGAAGCTCCTGGAGTTCGCCAAGCATCAGGCCGTCAAGGCCGCAGTGATCCGGTCGGCCTCGCTGCTGCCCGAGGGGGACTACTCGGAGATCGAAGAGCTGATGCGCACCGCGCTGACCCTCGACGTGGACCGCTCCAAGGCTGGCGAGCGGTACGCCGACCTTTATGCCCGGGTCGCGCGGATGGACTTCGCGGATCTTCGCCGGCCGGTGCCGGTGGGGATCGGCCAGCTGGACGCGGCCCTGGGCGGCGGGCTCGGGCGGACAGAGCTGGGGCTGATTGAAGGGGATACCGGACTGGGTAAGACTCTAGCCCTGATTGACTTTGCGGCCGGGGCCTGTCTCGCCGGCTACGTCGTGTTCTATGCCTCCCTGGAGGATCCGATTTCCAAGCTGACCGAGCGGCTCAATCGGCGGCTGACCGGTTGGACCCGCAAGGAGATCGAGGCCCGGAAGGAAGAGACGGTCACGCGGATTGAATCCATCCTCCGGTTCACCCGCGGGGAGATCCTGCTGGCCTGGTTTCCTCCGGACGTGACCTCTTGGGAGGTGATCCCGGAGTCGATTCGAGCCAAGGAGGCCGAGATCGGGCGGACGGTGGACCTTGTGATCGTCGACTACTTGAACAAGGTCAAGCCGCCCCGGGACGGGCAGAAAGACCACGAAGCGGCGAAGGATCTGGCGTTGCGGATGGTGGGCTACCTCGGGGAAACGGAGAAGGCCGGTTGGTCGGCGGTGCAGGTGACGGCCGAGGGTGGCAAGGCCAAGACGGTGACCCACCAGCACGCGTTCGGCGGCCGGGCTCAGACCCATCCGGCCCGGGTGATCCTGGGGCTGAGTCAGACGGAGCAGGAGGCCGGCGCGAAGCCCTGGCCGAAGCTGCGGGTCAACATCAGCAAAAGCACGGACAGCCGGGCTCGGCGGGCGATTCCCTGCTACGTCGACTACGAGCGCTCCCGGCTGGTTCCCTACGAGGAGCAGAAGGACGAGGTCGCCGCGGGCGCGCCGCCGGTGATCGGGGAGAAGGCGAAGCCATGATGACCCCACTTCAGCGCTGTGTGCTCGACGCTGTGCTCGCCTGCCCAGGGGGGATCTCCCTGGATGACCTTGCCGCGGGCTACGTCCCGGCGCGCCGGTCTCTCGCGGCAGCTCGCGCCTCTGTCCGTGACGTGCTCCACCGCCTCGGGGCCGAAGGGCTGGTCGAGTCGGTTGACGCCGGGGAGCATTGGCGGAGGGCTGAGCCGTGAGGGACCAGTTGCCCGTTGAAGCCCCTGCCCCGAAGAAGCGGCTGGCCGCCGAGGAGGTCACTGCCGGCCTGCGGTTGCTGCTCCGTTCCCGGTACGGCGAGGCTCGGCGCTATGCCGTCTTGGAGGAGGTGGCCGACTCGACGGGCTACGCCGCCAGCCGGTCCTGTGACCTCGTCGCGTTCAACCTCTGGCCGTCCGACGGCCTGGAGTGGCAGGGCCACGAGATCAAGGCGTCCCGATCGGACTGGCTCAGGGAGATCAAAGACCCTGACAAGGCCGATGCCTTCGCGATCTACTGCGACCGGTGGTGGATCGTGGCCGGCGACAAGGCAATGGTCCAGATCGGGGAGCTGCGGGAGGGCTGGGGGCTGATGGTGCCCGGCGCGAAGGGGCTGCGGGTCGTCGTCGGCGCGGCCAAGCGGGAGCCGAAGCAGGTGCCCCGGCGGCTTGTGGCGGCCATCCTGCGACGGTCGCAGGAATCCTCCCCGGGCGAGCGGGAGCGGCTGCTCCTGCGGGACCAGTTGAGCCGGGCGACTGGCGACGCGGTGCAGGAACAGCGGCGGGCAGAGCGGGAGCGGGACCGTCTACAAGGCGAGTTGGACAGCCTCCGTAAGGGCCTGGCCGACTTCGAGACAGCCAGCGGAATCAGGGTCGAAGGGTACAGCGGCAAGCGTCTGGGGGAGCAGGTAGCGCTGTTGGGGCGGACGCAGATCCCGCCCTACCGGATCAGTGAGTACCGGCGGCTGGCGACTACGGCAGAGGGTCTGGCCCGGGAGGCCAAGGAAGCGGCAGACGCGGCCGAGCTGTTTGCGGGGAGGTGACCGTGCGCAGGAACAGGCGGGTGGATCTCAGTCTTTTCGGAGCTGGTTGTCGCGATCTGCGTGCTGAGGCGCAGGCGCGGGACCGTGCTTTGGATCTCCTGGCCGAGTATCGTGCGCTGCTCGTGGCAGAGGCCAGGGCGATCGCGTTGCGGATCTGCCAGGAGCGCGGGCGGGTGACGTCGAGCCAGGTACTCGCGGAGCTGCGCGGTCGGGAAGACCTGGCGGCCGCGCTGGCCGCTGCCGACCCGCGGTTCATGGGAGTGGTGTTTCGCGGGGAGCCGTGGAAGCAGCTGGGGTGGGCTTCGACCGGGTCTCATCGTCGGCGGGTGCCGGTCTGGGGGCAGGGGAGCAATCTGGGCTTCCTGTTGAAGGAGGAAGGCTGATGCCGTTCAAGGAGCAGCTGGCCGATGCACAGGCCAGGCGAGACTACTGGAAAGATCGGCCGCTGTCTTCTGCAGATGCCGGGGTTGCTATCAGGCTGTACGCGGCGTGGGAGACGACGGTCGGCCATTTGCAGCGGATCATTCATGCGGAGGCTTCTTTTGACGCTGCGGAGGCTGCTTACCAGGAGGCGGAGCGTGTCCGCAATGCCGCTGCTGATGCTTTGGGTCACGTTTTGACCTGTTATGAGGATTCGTACTACCAGAGTCAAGACCTGGAGAGCGCAGCGGTGCGGCTCGGGTGTACGCCGCCGGGGGAGGGTTACTGTGCGCCGGAGTGACCTTCTCCAGTCCGCTCTGGAGAGCGGCAAGCGGGAGCGCAAAGCGGGGGAGTACACGATCCTCTGTCCATTCTGCGAGGCCAGGATCGGCACGCCCGACGTGACCGGCAACCTCGGGGTGAACGTGCTCAAGGGCGCTTTCTACTGCTGGCGCTGCCACTGGGGCGGCTCGTTGCGTTACCTGCTGAAGCAGGCCGAGAAGGGCGGTCTGCTGGAGCCGGTGCGGCAGATTGATCTGCGGGCTGCGCTGCGCCCCCTGGAAAGCCTCCCTGTTGCCTCGCCGGTGGGCTTTCCGGCCTATCCCCTACCTGGGGGGTTCGTCTACCTTGCCACGGCTCCCGGGGGCTTTGGCGGGCACGCTACAGCGTACCTCCGCGGGCGGGGCGTGACCCCGGCACAGGAGCAGAAGCTCCGGCCGGGGTACACAACGCAGGAGTCGGCCCGCGGGGAGCGGGACTGGCGCGGGCGGGTGATCTTCCCGGTCTTCCTGGGGGGCCAGGTGGTCTATTTCGTCGGCCGGTCGTGGGGGTCGGCGGAGCCGAAGGCGTTGAATCCGCCCCTGCCCGAGGGGCTGGGCAGGCCGATCTGGGGGCTCGACGCGATCCCGCTGGGGGGCGGGGTGGTGCTGTGCGAGGGGATCCTATCCGCGGCGGCCGTCCCGAACGGCGTTGCGGTGCTCGGCTCGTCGTTGACCGAGGTGCAGCTCTTCCTGCTGCTGTCCCGGATTCCGAGTCAGATCGTGGTGTTCTTTGACGCTGACGACGCCGGGAGGCAGGGTGCGCGGGACGTGGCCGAGCGACTGCGGAAGATCTGGCCAGGGGAGTTGCGGGTGGCCTCGCTCGCGGTGGAGGGGAAGGATCCGGGGGACTATCTGGGGGAGCCGGGGGTCATTGCGGAGGCGCTGCGGGGGGCGAGCCCGTTCGGGTTGACCGACTCGCTGCGGACGCTAGCAGGGATTCGTCGGAGATAGGCTTGACGCTGCTTTCGGCGTGTGTTACGTTACTCAATAGGAGGGATTCACGATGGCGACTGCGAAGGTGAAAATGGGGCGGAAGGCGCTCCCGGGGACGCGAGTCACGGAGAAAGGGGCCGGCTTCTCGGTCTGGCTTGGACAAGAGTTGCGGGATCGGTTCTTTGCGCTGGCCGCCGAGCTGAACGTCCCGCCGTCGTCGATGGCCCGGGTGGCAATGAACCTTCTGCTGGATTCCTCCGTAGATGATGAGGTCTTCAAGAATCAGGTGGCCGAAGCGGCCTCGCCCAAGCAGGGGCGTGAGCGGGTCCGGATCTCCAAGTGAGCAGCGCACTCTGGGATGCTCTGGCAGCCCCCGCGGCCCGGCTGGGGGGCGCTGCGCTCTGCGAAGACGTCCGCGCCGACGCGTGGCTCCGGCTGCAGCCGTTTCAGGAGGAGATCGACGACAAGCTCTCCTCCTGGGCCTGGCGGGCTACGCGCTGGGAAGTTTCCCGAGAGCGGCGGGCGCAGTCGCGGGAGATCCCCGCGGAGATGCTGGCCTACCCAGTCGCGCGGCCGGATCCGGAGGCTGTGCTGGTCCTGCGTCGCTTTCTGTTCCGGTGCGCTCCCGACGAGCTGGAGTTGATCCGGCACCGGTTGGACGGGCAGAGCGACATGGCGGCGGCGGTGCTGCTCTACCCGAACGCGGCGGAGCGGACGGCGCGGCGACGGTTGGCCGAGGTGGCAGCGCGGTTGCGAGCGCGAGCAGCAGCAGAGCTGTAGGGGGTATTGGTGACGGTTGATCTCTGCCGAGCGCGGCCCGAGTGCCTGAAGTGCGGCCTCTGGCAGGAGGGGTGCCAGCGGCCGATGATCCACGGCCGCGGCAGTGATCATCCCGCGGTCATGTTCATTGGGCGCGATCCAGGGTACGAGGAAGACCAGATCGGACAGGTGTTTGTCGGCCCCTCTGGCTACCTGCTCGACCTGGGTTTGGCCAGCTACCAGATCGCCGAGGAGCTGGTCTATCGGACTAACATCGTCCGTTGTCGTCCGTTGGGCAACAAGCTACTCCAGGAGGCGAAACGCGTTTCGTGCTGCTCCGCCTTTCTCCTGGAAGAGATAACCCGGTTGCAGCCGCGGATTCTTGTTCCCCTGGGTGGGGTTGCTTGCGCAGCCCTGACCGGCAAGGGGGCGATCCGGGAGATGCACGGACGCGCGCTGGAGCAAGATGGCCGGATCGTCCTGCCCATGTATCACCCTTCGGCGGTGCTCCACGATCCGTCGCTGCAGCCGGTCTTCGACCGGGACTTCGCCCTGCTGCGCAAGGTGCTGGTCTACGGGAAGGTGGACCCCGACCCGATCGACGATGGTGTCCTGACCGACATCGGGGAGGTTCGGGCAGTCTTCGACGAGATCTTCCGGCGCGGCTACGTTGCCTTCGACTACGAAACCAATACCCTGAAGCCCTGGGAGCATCCCAGCCCGCGGATCGGGCTGCTCTCACTGTCGCTCGGGTCACACCGGGCGCGGGCGCTTCCTCTCGACCCGTGGCAGAGCCCCTGGGAATCGCCCTGGACGGTCGAACAACGGGCCGAGCTGGCTGTCCTGATCCGGCGGATGTTGACCGACCCGAAGCTCGTCCGGGAGGCGCACAACGCCCAGTACGAGCACCTGATGACTGCCTGGTGTTTCGGGTTCGAGATGGGACTGACACAGGACAGTATGCTGGCCCATGCGCAGCTTGACGAGAACGCGGTTCACAACCTGGACGATCTCGCCTGGCGCTTCACGGATCTCGGCGGCTACAAGGAGAAGTTTCGCGACGAGCTGCCGGATCCCGACAACTTCCTCTCCGCGCCGCTTGACCGGCTGGGCTGGTACGGCTGCCGGGACGTCGTGGTGACCGAGCGGGTGGGAGCAGCGGTGCGGGCTCAGCTCACCCCGGAGCAGCTGACCATCCTGCGGGACGTGCAAGAGCCGCTGATCCCTGTGCTGGCTGGGCTGGTCCGGGTGGGGAAGAAGGTCGACCTCGACGCGGTGAAGTGGTTGGACGCCGAGTGGACGGCTCTGGCGGATGGGATCGAGGTGGAGCTGCGGGCCTGGCCCGAGGTGGCAGCCGCGGAGCAGGTGCTCGCGGTGCAGCGAGCAGACGCGGACGCTGCCCGAATGATGTTGGAGCTGCGCGACCTCCAGGCCGATTCGGAGAAGGCCAAGAAGACGGCCCGGCAGAAGGCGATTGCCTGGCGGCTGGAGGAGGTCGCGGCCATCAAGGCGCGGGATCCCGCTGTTCTGGAGGTCTACCGGGAGCCCTTCAATTTCCGCAGCGACCCGCAACTCCGGGTGCTCTTCCTGGACCCAGCCTGCCTGGCCTACCCCTATACCCGGTTCACGACCGAGACGGGGGAGCCGAGTGTCGGGAAGGACGCGCTGGTCGTCTGGGGGGAGCATGACGAGCGGCCGCGGTTGTACCGTCGCTACCGGCGGTTGCGGACTATCCATTCTAGCTTCATTGCGCCGATGTACGAGTATCTGGCCAAGTCTTTGGATGGTTGTGTGCATGCTGGGTACAACCAGCATATTGCACGGACTCACCGGCTGAGTAGCTCGGATCCCAACGAGCAGAATAGGCCCCGGGATGATACCTGTGCGGTGCTTGGCGCTCCACCCATCCAGGATGCGATGTATTGCTCCCGTTTCTCGGGCGGGGAGGTTGTCAAGGCGGACTATTCGCAGCTGGAGCTGCGGGTGCTCGCGGTGGCCAGCGTGGATCTGGCGTTGCTTGCCGCGTACGAGAAGGGGCGGGATCTGCATGCGACGACGGCTCTGGGCTTTTTCGACCACCTCCGCGGGGGCGTCTCCGACGAGGTGTTCGCAGCGGCCCTGGAGAAGGCCAAGCAGCGGGAGGCTTGGAAGACAGAGCGCGGGATCGGGAAGCGGTGCAACTTCCTGACCTCCTACGGTGGGTCGGCGCAGCGGCTCCAGGCGCTCCTGGCGGAGCAGGGGCTCTTCCTCCCCTTGGAGGACTGCGAGCGGTACGTCGAGCTGTTCTTCGAGCTGTACCCGGGGGTGCGGCGCTACATGCGTTGGGTCTCGGATCAGGCGGTGGCCGCGGGCGGGGTCGTGGTCTGCGCGGACGGGTCGCGGCGGCACCTGCCAGCCCTGATCCACGGGGAGCCGGGGGAGCGGGCGCACGCGGAGCGGGAGGCAGGGAACGTCACGATCCAGTGGCCGGCGGCGAAGCTGACGATGATCGCGTTGTCGTTGCTCGGTCAGCTGCTCCGGGAAGAGAAGATGGAGTCGCTGATCGTCGGGACCATTCACGACTCGATCCTGGTTGACTCGCCGGCCGAGGAGGCCGAGGAGGTGGCGGAGCTGGTCAAGGGGGCGATGGAGCTGGCCGCGGAAGACCCGCGGTGGATGCCGGCCGGGTGGTGGAACCCCCGGGTGCCGGTGATCGCGGACGTGGGGTGAGCATGAAACGGCAGACCAAGAAGGTGTCCCCAGCAGTGGCCCAGGCCAAGGCAGTCGAGAAGGCGGTCGTGACGTCGGCCGCGGCGGAGCCCAATCCGCAGTACCTGATCGACGTCAACAAGCGCTACGGAGCGGGGTCCGTCATGGTCCTCGGGTCGGAGGGGGTGGTTGCAGGGGTGGTCCCGATCCCTTCCGGGCTGCCTTCCCTCGACGCCGCGCTCGGGGTCGGCGGCCTCGCGGAGGGGCGGCTGGTCGAGATTTTCGGGATGGAATCTTCGGGAAAGACCTCCCTGGCGCTGATCTTCCTCGGCCAGGCGCAGAAGCTGGGCCGGCTGGCCGGCTTCATTGACGCCGAGCACGCGCTGGACCCGGCCTACGCCAAGAAGCTCGGGGTGGACGTTACCCGGCTGCTGATCTCGCAGCCGAGCTGCGGGGAGGAGGCCCTGGAGATCGCGGAGACGATGATCGTCGAGGGCGGGGTCCGGTTTATCGTCGTCGATTCCGTGGCCGCGCTGGTGCCCAAGGCCGAGATTGAAGGGGAGATGGGCGACGCGCACGTCGGCCTGCTGGCCCGACTGATGAGCCAGGCAATGCGCAAGCTCACCGGGGTCGCGTCGAAGCACGGGGCCACCGTGGTCTTCCTGAACCAGATCCGCATGAAGATCGGGGTGATGTTCGGCTGCTTCCACTACAACGCGAGGGTGACGTTGGCCGATGGCGGGAGTGAGAAAATCGGGAAGATTGTCAATCAGGAGCTTCCTGTGGAGGTGTTGTCACCCGATCCGTTGACGGGAGTTTGTTCGCGGGCAAAGGTCGTTGGATGGCACGATAACGGGAATGCTGATGGTTTTCTCCAGTTCGTTGTTGAGGGTGTTGGGGGAAATGGACGGGCATCATTCGGGGTGACTCGGAACCACATGCTTTTCGCCCCTGCCCCGGCCTTCTTTGGTATTGAGGAAGGGGGTCCAATGTGGACGGAGCGGCGGGCGGAATCTTTTAGTAGTGGTGACCTCGTGGGGCACAAGGTGTTAGTGCAGTTTACCCCGTTGCAGCGGCAATTGGCAGTTGCATCGGTGCTCGGAGACGGGTCGCTTCGTGCGGTTAGCCGTCATACGACGGCGTTGCGCCTGGCTCACGGTCCACATCAGGTGGATTATATGCGCTGGAAGGAAGAGTTGCTTGCCGGCTGTGTTGCTTGGTCCGGCCCACATAGGCAGAGTGGCGGGTGGTGTGTTGACTGTCGTCCGTCCAATGATATGACAGCTATCCGGCAGGAAGCATATCGACCGGACGGGTCGCGGTTGTTGTCGGGGATTGTTCTCGACGAGTTGACGTTGTTCGGAGTTGCTGTGTGGGCGATGGACGATGGTTCGTTTTCTGGTTGCTACGCGCGGTGGGGGTGCGGGAAGTTTGAGATCTCTGTTAAGAGCTATACCAACGAGGAGAGGAGTATCCTCGCCAGGCGTCTTGGGGAGCTTGGTTGTGGTGTGCCGACCGTGACCAGGGGAGGGACGTTGGTTTGGTCGGGTGCGCGTACCGAGGTCCTTATGGAGAAGATTGCGCCATTTGTTCCGTCGTGCATGGACTACAAACTGCATCCGAAGTTCCGGGGAAGGTATGTCCAGATTGACGATCAGGAGCAAGAGGATCGCTATATGCTGGTTCCGGTTCCGATTGTGGACATCTACGAAAAACCGTTGACGAGGTCGATGCGGCGCTTTGATCTCACTGTCGAGGGGAACCATACCTACCTTGTTGATGGTGTGGCTGTACATAACTCGCCCGAGACGACCACGGGCGGCAACGCGCTGCGCTTCTTTGCCTCGCAGCGGTTGGAGCTGCGCCGCGAGGCCGCGATCAAAGACGACGCGGGGCAGGCGATCGGCTCGCGGGTCAAGGTGACCGTGGTCAAAAACAAGGTCGCTGCGCCCTTCCGGACGGCCTCGGTCGACCTCCGCTATGCCTGGGGGTTGGATCGGGAGTCGGACGTGCTGGATGTGGCCGAGAAGGCCGGGATTGTCCAGCGGTCGGGGGCCTGGTACTCCTACGGGGAGGTGCGGCTGGGGCAGGGTCGGGAGCAGGCGACGGCCTACCTGCGCGAGAATCCGGCGCTGGTCGAGGAGTTGGTGGGGAAGCTGCCGTGACAATCGTCAAGGGCAAAGCCGTGGTGCAGATCTCCCGGAGAACGAACGGGAACAACCCGGATCTTGTAACGATCATGATCCAGGACGAGAACAGCCGGTCACAGGTGGAGGCGTTTCTGACCCTGGAGCAATTCGGGTTGGTGGTCATGGGGTGTTACTTTGATGGGGCTACCGCCGAGTGGCACAACCCAGAGCTGTTGGGTTTTGTCCGAGAGACCAAGACCGTCTATGTGACGTGGAGTGGTTCTTTCAGGACAACTCCGCAACAGCGGCAGGAGGCAATCTCCTTGTACGAGACTGAGGGGTGGAAAGGTCGGGCAGAAGACCTCGACAACGACCATAACCGGCGGGGCAACGGGACCTACGCTGTCGGCTTTGTGCGCTGGGTGAAGCTATGAAGGTGGCGAGCAAGCTGGATGCAGACCGCGGGCGGGTTGCAGATCGGCTGGCGCAGCTGGGCTACAAGGTCGACACGGCCGACTCGGGTACCCTGCACATGCGCCTTCCCCCGCCGGCAGAGGGCGCGATCTCGATCTGCCCGCGCTGGCGCTGCGCGGAGCTGGGGTGGATCAGCTTTCCTCGGCTGGCGAGGTCGGTTGTTGGGTCCTTCAAGGGGCGAGACTGGCAGGAGCGGTTGGCGGATGCTTGCGATATGCTGGCCAAGCGGATCTTGGACGGGAGGTAGCGGTGTGAAGATCAAAGAGAATCACTGGCTCCCGAAGCTGATCCGCTGGCCGATCCGGGCGACGGCAATCACCCTGGGCCAGACCATCTACCTGGCCGGGCTGGCCGCGGATAATCCGGGTACGGTGCGGCATGAGGCGGTCCACACCCTGCAGTTTCAGGAGACGGGGTGGGTGCGCTTCCTGGCGATCTACGTCTGGGATTGGCTCCGCGGTTGGCGGCTGTGGGGAAGCCCGCGGCTGGCCTACCTGCAGATCCGCTTCGAGCAGGAGGCGCGGGAGGTGGCCCGGCGGACAACGCTGCTCGAAGTGATCCCGGAGTGTGTGTCGGTTCTCCGCAAGCCGTTCGGGTGGAAGCAGCTGCGCGTGGACCAGTGGGCCAAGGTCTAAGGGGGCGAGGATGCGCGAGATCAAGACTCACCACGACGGCCTGGGGTTGACTGAGCTGTGCCGCGTTTTTGCCGCCGGCAAGCCGCACCCGGTCAACGGGGCGAATCATCGCTACAAGCTCCAGCGGGATCTGACAGCGCGGGAGATCTACCTGGAGTGCGATTCCTCCCGGGCAAAGAGTGTCGGCTTCATTCAGTTTCAATGCGGCCCGCGTGACGAACCCGACTCGACACCTGGCACCCTCGACGGCGCGGTCCTGGCCGTGCTGATTGACCGGTTGGAGAGTTTCCAGGCCGGGTCCTTTGCCTGTCCGGAGAATGAGATCGTCCTGGAGCACCTGCGAAGCGCGGCTGTTGCCCTGGTCTTTCGGGCCCGGGATCGGGCGCTGCGCGGTGTGCTCGGCAAAAATGAGAAGTAGACGAGGCAGGGGCTTCGTCCGGAGGAGGATTGCATGCGAATCAAGCTCGGTGAGACGGTGGTGGAGACGGATTGCGGTGACGTGGAGCTGTCGGAGATAGGCCGCCCCGAGACGCGGCTGATCCTGCGGGTCGGGGGGGAGGTGTTTCACCTGGATGACGTTGGCGATGGTACGCTCGCGGTCGCGGTGGGTGACCATCGTTGGACGATCGGGCGGGCGACGACTGTCTTTCAGGATCTCGGCGCGGTCGTCGTGAAGCTGGGCCCCGGCGGCTGTTCCGCCGACTGACCAGCGCAAGGTTCTCCGACCTTCTCCGGGGATCAGGGATTCTGTTCTCCTTTCCCGTTCCCCGGAGAAGGTCTTTTGCCAGGGTGAGGGTAGGCTGTGCAGTTCTCGCAAGACCTTGACGAGCGGTTGCTGGCGGATGTGAGCGTGGTCCGGGGGTTGCATGAGCTGGGAGAGTCGCCGTTGGCTTTCTGGTCTGCGGTGGTTGGGCGGCTGGCTGAGCCCGGGTTGACCGCGGCCCTGGCGCAGCAGCGCTGGGAGCAGCTGCACGCGGCAGGGCACGACGAGAAAGGGTTGCCCCGGCCGGTGCGCGGCCGGGTCTGGTGGTGGGGGATGTAGGATGCGCGGAGCGAAGCAGATAGCGGCGCGCAAGGCGCGGGACAACTACCCGACTCCTCCGGAGGTGGCCGCGTTGCTGCCGGCCCTGCTTGACCGGCGCTACCCGGGGTGGGATGATGGGTGCCTTGCGCTGCTGGAGCCCTCGGCGGGCCGGGGGAACCTGCTACAGGCGTTTGCCGGGCGGCAGATCCCGTTGCGGATCGCCGTCGAGGTGAGCGCGTCTTGCCGGCTTGACCTGGAGCAGCTGGCGGATCGGGTGCATTGCCCCGAGGACTTCCGCTTCTACGCCCCGCCTCCCGTGGGTCTGGTAGTCGCCAACCCTCCCTACCGGTACTCGTCCGTCTTTCTGCACAAGAGCCTGCGGTATCTTCGGGGGAGGGGGCTCAATCTGGCTGCCTTCCTGCTGCCGCTGTCCTTCCTGGGATCGACCGGCCGGCACAACTGGCTGCAGGAGCATCCGCTAACCGGGCTGGCCGCCCTTTCGGAGCGCCCCAGCTTCACCGGGGACGGGGGAACCGACGCGGTAGAGTATGCCTGGATGATCTGGGCTATGCGGGACGGGCAGCTGCTCTCCGACCAGCAGTGGATCGAGGTGGTCTGATGGCCTACGCGGGGAACACCCAAGCTCAGGGCCGGAAGATGCGGATCCGGAAGAAGCCCGGCCCACTCCTGCTGAAAGGGGCGGAGGGGTCGTCCATCGCGCGTGGAGTCAAGGCGAGGGAAGACAAGCGGGCGCGGGTGCGTGTGCCGGGGCCCATGCCCGCGGGTAGCTCGGTTCGGGACGTCGAGCCGCCGGGCTGCACCCCGGAGGAGTACGTCCGGGCGTACACGGCCTACAAGGCGCACCCGACCATCCGGACGGTGGCCGAGGCGCTGGGTTGGTCGACGACGCGGGCCCGGCGGCTGGTCCTGGACGGCTACCCGGACTGGGGGATGGCCCCGCTGCTGGAGCGCTTCGCCGGCCTGGTTGAGGAGGTGACGGCCGAGGCTGATGAGAGCGATCGGGACGTCATGGCGGCGATTGCCCGGGAGGCCCGGGAGCTGCGGCTGGACGCGCTGCGGCTGCTCCGGGATGGGTTGTCGGCAGCGAAGGCCGCTGTCTTCACGGCCAATGGGGAGGTACGGCCCAAGGATCTGAAGGATCTGTACGAGATTTACGACAAGCTGGTCCGGTTGACGTCCTTTGCGCAGGGCGGGCCCGACCAGCGCGGGGAGCTGTCCATTCCAGAGGGGAAGCTGGATACTTCGGCGATGCTGGCTAACCTGATGGCTGCGGGGATCCTGGACGAGGCTCCGCCGAGGTTGCTGGAGGCGGAATTGGCGGGCAATGAATCCTGAGCAGGCCCGTGTGCAGGTGCAGCGGCTCCTCGATGGCTCCTGGCAGCACGGGGAGGACGGCTACTGGGATCGGATCTCGGCCCTGCTCGGCTACGTCAAAGCGCAGGGGGGGCTCGGGAGTCCGCGGGACACGCGGGCGCAGCTGGACTTGCGGCGGAAGCACGCCGAGATCGCGATGATTGGCTGGGCGCGGGCCGACGCCAATGACTTTGCCTCCTACGCCTATTCCTCGACGGCTACCGGCCTGCCACTGCAGCAGAGTCGGATGCACTTCCTGATGCAGCGGGCCTTCGACGTGCTGGGCAATGCGGACGTGGGCGCGTACCGCGGGAGCGGGAAGACGTCGCAGATGATCGAGGTGCGTGGGGTCCACACGCTCGGCACCGATCCAAACCTCCAGCTCAAGCTGGTCTGTGAAGGTGGCGACACCGCGTCGGCCCGGGTGAGGGCAATTCGGAACCATATCGAGCGCAACGCGCGGATCCGGATGGTCTTTCCGAAGCTGCTGCCCATGGTGGGGATGCCCTGGTCCGACGAGTCAATCACGGTGGCCCGGGAGACGATCTCCAAAGACCCCAGCTTCTTCGGCGCGGGCTTCAACTCGGCGGTCGTCGGCGGCCGGTGTCACATCCTCCTGGGCGACGACGTGACGCCTCCGGACGCAATGTCGTCTTCGTCCACTCGGGCGGCCGTGGAGCGGAGCTGGGAGAACGTCTGGACCAAGATGCTGACCCCCGGCGGCCGGATCTGGTTCGCGTACACCCCCTGGCATGACCGGGACTTGACAGCGAAGATCCGGGCCAATGCGGCCTTCCGTCACCTGCTCTTTGCCGTGGGCGGGCCCCAGGGCTGCCAGCATTGCCCGGACAACAAGGGCGACCCGTGCGGGATCCCCTTCCACAACCCCTGGGCTCCGCAGCTGCACTCGGCTGAGGAGCTGTGCCGGATCTACTTGCGGGATGGCTCGCTGTCCTACTCCCGGTCGCACCAGCTGATCCCGTTGGTCGCGGAGACGTCGCTGTTTCCGCCGTCGTTGTTCACGTCGGCGGTGCGGCGCACGGATCTGATCATGGGCCGCCCCTGGCGGTGGTGGGCCAGCTACGGGATCCGGCGCGTGATCGGCGTGGACCTGGCCATGGGGGCCGGGGCCGGCGACGACTACACCGTGATCTGCGTGCTCGGCTTCGACGAGAATGGGAAGCGCTATCTCATTGATCTGATCCGGGAGAAGACTACTGACTACCAGCGGCAGCTGCAGCTGGTCAAAGAAGCCTATTCCAAGTATCTCCCGGATATGATCTTTGCAGAAGGCACGCAATACCAGCGGGTATTCTCGTCGATTCTGGCGGCGACGACTGCTCTGCCGATCAAAGCGTTCTACCCGATGGGAGCGGGCAAGGGGCGGCGGGTGGAGGGGGCGGACAAGCGCGATCTGAAGTTTGGTGTGCCCGGCCTGCGCATTCTCTTCGAGCAGTCGAAGTTGATCCTGCCGATCGGAGACGACTACAGCTTGGAGCGGTCGGATATTCTGCAGGACGAGCTGCAGCATATCGCCATGACCGACGACGGGAAGGTGGAGGGGGTCGGGTCGCATGATGACTGCGTGATGGCCCTTTACATTGCCCACCAGGCCGCGCTGCGGCTCGGGGCGGACTTCGGGGAGGAGGTTGACCGGACCTTCGATGGCTCCCCGCTGCCAGGCAACCTGGAGGGGCTGGAAGACTCCCTGCCTGTCTCCAGCGTGCCGCTGCAGCACCCCGACCTGGGGAAGCTGATTCCCTTGGCTGCCGGGGCAGGCCAGGCGGTGCAGGTGCCGGTGAAGCGGATCCGGCCGCGCCCGGCCGAGTACGAGGAGATCTATCAGGTGCTCCGGGACCAGGAGCCGCGCCACCTGGACGCCTATGTGCGGTATGTGGCCGCGCTCCACGAAACTCCCAAGCGGTACCAGCTGCTCGGCTCTGGCTTTCCTCCGGCGCTCGCGGGGAAGCTCGACGGCCTGCAGATCAAGTTCGGCGGAGCGTCGGTCCTGTTGGTCGCGGAGGATCTGTCGAAGCAGTTTGAGCGGGCGGTGCTGGTTGGCGACCGGCGGCAGCTCGACCATGTTGACGAGGCCCGTGTGGAGGAGTTGTTCGGGGAGGGCGACGAGGGGCTGGCAGCGCAATCGCTTCGACTGCCTGAAGGGGCAGAAGGCTGGGAGGTGCTCTGATGGGCAGGATGGCACGCGACGAAGACGACCAGGATCGCGACGAGCTGGTCGACGTCGAGTACGATCGGGTCAAGGCCGCCACGGAAGGCGCAGTCCTGTTGGATTGCGGGGGGCAGGAGATCTGGTTCCCGCGGTCGCAGGCAGATGCCCTGGAGGATCTGTCCAAGGGCGATGGGCCGGGGACGGTTGCGCTTCCCTTCTGGTTGGCGGAGGATCGTGGTCTGATCTAGGGGGTGGCCGATGCATGGCGGAGCAGGGTGGCTGGACCGAGACGGTATCCTCTACCCCTGTGCGCACGGAGGGCACGACCACCTTGCCGGCCAGCTCGGCCGGACGGTCGCCGATCTGGAGCAGGCCGGCTGGATCCGCGTGCTCGGTCCTCCCGGCGATCTTCCCGGCTCCCCGAATTGGCTGCTCGACCGCGGCCCCCCCGCGGTCGGCTTCCACGCCTGCCGCCACCCCTCCGAAGCGCAGCGAGCTTGGCTCTTGGCTGAAGGGCACGTTCTCCCCGATGACGATTAGCCTCTTGACTTCCTATTAGGGAGTCACTATGTTGGTAGGGGAAGGGAGGAGGAGAGGAGGCCGAGAGGCCAAGGGAGAAGGGAAGATGTCATACCTCAGCACCTACTACACCTACACCGTCCGCGCCCTCTCTGGCCGCACCGGGCTTGACCATCTCCTCTCCGGGGTGGTCAACAGCTTCGTGCCCTCCTGCTACAGCACCGCCTACGCGGCGCAGCGCGGGGCCGAGCGGGCGATCCGCCGGGCCTGTCGGAAGGCCGGGCACCCCAGCCTGACCTTCGGGATCGCCTACACCGTCCGGCAGGGGATGACCGCCGGCTTCTAGTTGACTGGCCGCGGCGGGGAGCCGCAAGGGTATCTACCCGAGAGCCCGGGTGACCGGGCAGGGAGATCATTATGCGGATCAACAAGATCGAAGTGCGCGACTCGGATTCACCCTGGAACGAAAACCTGGCCCCCGGCCGGTACTTCCTGGCTCTGGTCTGTGACGAGAACCGCGGGTGCGCCGAGCACTACAACCTGAGCACCCGGCCCTTCCGCACCAACCGCAGTCACGAGGTCAAGCTCCAGGGGTGGTGCGGCACTACCAACAACGTCAGCGTCACGGCCCGCGGGGCCGTCGAGGTCTACCAGGACAAGGCCGAGCGGCTGCGGGTGCGGCACTTCGACGCACAGGCACTGCTCGATGAGGTCAGCCCCGACAACGAGCTGGCCGAGTAGCTTCCGAGCAAGACCACGACAGGCAACCGGAGGACACCATGCGCACCGTCGACCAGCTCGCCAAGCTCACCTACACCGTCCCGCCCGAGAACCAGGGCCAGATCGTCGAGGTCGCCTACGCGGTCGACGCGCAGGCCGATCTCGTGGTCAAGCGGACCGCGGATCAGAGCTTCGCTCCCGGCTTCCCTGAGCGGGTGGTCTTCGAGGTCGCTGACGTGGACGAGATCGAGGGCGATTTCGAGCCCTGGAACCAGACTCCGGTGGTCACCGAGGACTGCTGGGATTCGGCCGAGTATCCCAAGCCCGAGGTGGCCTTCGCGAAGCGGACCCCCGGCCCGCGGGTCCGGTACTACCAGGGGACCGACTTCGACGCGGTCCAGGAGGCGGTGGACGAAGCCGCGGGCAACTCCAAGTGGACGCCCGACTACACCTCGCAGCTGAGCCTGGGGCAGGGCTGGTACAGCGTGCCGCTGGTGAAGCGGGGGGCAGCAGAGTGAGCAGCAAGGCAGCACTTCGGCGGGATCGAGAACGGCGGCGTTTCAAGAGCCGGGAGGCGGCCTGGGATTGTCTTCTGGGCCGCCTGTCGCCAAGGCAGCCGTTCCCTCCCCAGGGAGCCCCGGGGGCGGGGGACACCCCCCTCCCCAGCTCCGAGGGCAGCCCGGGGCTTCTCCGGCGCTTCCTCGGATGGCTCCTCGGGGAGCGGGAAACGCAAGCGCGGGGGAGGACGTCGTGACCATTTTTTGCCGCTTCGACGCAGCCTTCGCCCGGAAGATGGCTGCCTGGCTCCGGGCCGGAGAGTACCTTGTGGACTGCGGAGCCGGGGAGGGTCACCTGGAGGAGGTTCTCCGGCGGGAGATCCTGGGGCTCCAAATGGTCTCCCTGGACCTTTTTCCGCAGGCGGATCATGTCCTGCCGAGGGACTGCGAGACGTGGGAGTGGAACGCGGCTTCCGTGCCGATCTTCGTCCGCCCCTGCCATTCCGGGTTTGTGGAGCGGACGGTGAAGCGGGCCTTCGCCCAGGGAGCCCGGCGGGCACTCTACGTCGGGAAGCACAGCGACTCCAATTTCAACCTGGACTTGGACCTTCCCGGCCGGGATGCTGACGACCCGGACGCGTACACCTGCAAGCTGGCCTCTGTCTTCCGGGGCTGGTCCGGAGAGGAAGCGGAGCGGGTCTGGGAGCTGACGAGCCCGGCGGTTCTCTTCCAGACCTTCCGGCTGGTTCGGCAGCAGTCCTGGGGGCCGAATGGCTGGTACTGGATGCGGCTCCGGAGTGACGGCTGGTACGAGAACATTGGAGGAGGGCGGACCCCTCCGAGCGGGATGGAGGTTCGGGAGGAGGTTCAGGCCCGGGACTTTTTCGATCAGCGGTTGGACTGGACGAAGAGCAGCCTTGTCGTCTCGGAGAGCCCGGCCGGCTGGCTCGGGAGGACCGGGGAATGGCACCCGTGCCGCCAGGAAGACCACGATCTCTGCGCCCAGCTTGTCCTGCGTCGGAGCACCGCGGAGCTGGAGCGGGAGGGCTGGGTCCGGGTCTACGGGGCTCCGGGGACGGTTCGGATCTTCGGGGAGGCGACGACACTTTCCTGGTCCTGCCTTTCCGAGTGCCGGGAAGATGGCCTGGCCCGGGTTCGGCTCTCTCCGGAACAGCGTCTCTGGCTCGGGGAGCACGGGCACAAGGTCGAAGACTACGATTGAGCGAGGAGGGGCTGATGGTAGCTCGGGATGTGAGCTTTTTCTCCGAGATCTCCGCCGAAGCGAAACGCGTTTCGTCCCCCGTCCGGGAGGAGTGGGAGCGGTCGAAGGTGCGCCAGGCTGCGGCCGAGCTGCGGCCGGCTCCGAAGGTGAAGCGGCAGCGGAAGACCCGGGCGGCCGTGGTGGCGGTGACGAAGGAAGAGCAGACGATCGCCCGCGCCGAGTGGGCCGTGCAGCAGACCAAGGAAGCGAAGCGGCCGGCGCAACCCGCGGCGCAGCCCGCGGGGCCGGTGCGGAAGACGTCCCGCTGGGCCGCGATGGAGCTGGACTGATGGGCAAGCACAGCAAGATCAAAGTGCTTCCGGTGCGAGCGGCGCTGGCGGCAGCGGAGCGCGCCAGCCAGTATGGGCTGGCCGCGGTGGCGGTGCGCGAGGGGGGCAGGGTGTCCCGGGTGCAGTTCGTGTACTACGACGACGACGACGACGTGGGGCCGCGGAGCGCTATCTGCTACGTCGGGGATCCGATGGGCAGCGCCGAGGTGGATGTGCGCCCGCGGGATCTGCTCACTGTGGGTGCAGGGCTGGCGCTGGCGATGGACTGCGGGCTGACGGTGGACGTGCATCCGGAGATGCTGGCCCGGCTCATGTACGATTCCGCTGTCCGGGAGGAGGCTCAGTCGGCGATTGCTGCCGCTACGCGTCGGTCCTGGGATCGGTACACAGACTGGCTGCGGCAACAGATCTGAGGGAGGTTTGCCGTGATCATCAAGTGCGAGCGTCGGACCCAGGTCCAGGTGGTGCAGGGGGTCTGCCAGGATCCCGACTGTACCCACCGGTGCTGGTACGGCCGATCCCGCGAGCCCTACCCGGACGATCGGCTGCAGAAGCTCACTTTCGTTCGGTTGGCTGCCTCGCTGTTCTGCCCGCGGAGCTTCGATGAGGGGTGGAAACGGGCTGAGGAGTGGTTCGCGGGTGGTGACCCCTGCCAGGACGCGACCGACGACTGCCCGCACATTTGCCCTTGCCTGGTCCGCCGGCCGGTGGCAGGGCAACCTTGTCAACCCCCTTGATTTTGGGTAGACTCCTTCCCCAGGAGGTCTGCTCATGTCTTCAATCGGCCTGAACAACGGCAACGCCCCGGCCTTCACGTCGCGCAGCCGCCTTTCTCCTGACGTCCACCCCGATATGCCCCCTGAGCCCTCCGCGGACGCTGTGGGGCAGGGGCGGCCGATTGCCAGCCTCGACGACGTGACGGACGGGCTCGGGCTGCCTTCCGACGATCGGGCGCGGCTGCGCACCGGCCTGGAGGAAGCTGGGCGAGGCCCCGACGCGATCCGCAAGGCGGTCGCTGGTCCGCTGCGCGAGCTGCGGCAGTCGAGCCGGGATCCTCTGCTCGTCAAGACCGTGGGGCAGCGGTTCACCGCGTATCTGGGCAATGGGCTGATCAAGGGCAACGACCAGCCCCCCGCCGGCTTTACCCCGATCCCCAACAGTCGTCACGGCGGTTGGCACAAACAGGCCGGCGCGGGTTTTTTATACTATTACCCCGGAGTCGGTGTCACCCGGCAGAGCAAGGAGAACATGCCCGCGCAGCCGGGCATGAAGCAGACAGGACCGCAGCAGGGGCCCGGGGGGCAGCAGGGGCAGCCCCCTGGGGGGAAAGGCCAGCCAGCGGGGCAGCAGGGGGCCCAGGCGGGGCAGGAGCAGGTGGATCCCTACAAGCCGACCTCGACGAAGCGACCGGTAGCCGAGCTGCTCGGCGGGATGGATCCCAAGGAGTTCAGCGGGCTGTCGAGGACCGACCAGGCCGCGAAGACAGCCAAGTATTCCGACGTGGCTGCCGAGATGGAACAGTACCAGCCACCCGAGCCCTACGACGGTGACTCCCACGCGGGCGCGGCGAAGTCGGCCGCAAAGCATGTGCGGCAGTTGCAGCGGGACGGGGTGTTCTGCCAGGATGCGGCGGAGCGGACGAACGCGCTGGTCGCCCGGATGGCCCAGGACGCGCAGGCCGCGAAGATCCCCTCGCAGCTCTTCGCCGCGCTGACCGCGCGCAACGTCGCGAAGCTGGCCCTGCAGGAGGCCAAAGCCGTCGAGCGGACGATCGGGGACCATGGGGTGCGGCATTGCTCCGTCAACGTCAAGCATTGCCATGAGATCATGGACGCGTTGAAAGCCGGCGGGCTCGCGGTCGAGCCCAAAGACTACCTCGCCGCGTCACAGATCATGATCGATCACGATATGGGCTACGCGATTCCGGCCATCCACGAAGGCGGCTTCGACGTGGGCGACAAGTTTCACCCGCAGGCGTCGCGGGTGCTCTGGGAGCAGCAGCCGGAGATGGGGCACATCTTCGGGGAGGACGGCGCGAAGGCGATGGCCCAGATCATCGAGGAGCACAGCGGGACGTCCCTGGACTGGGAGAAGGACCCGCTCGGCTCCGCGGTGCGGATGGCCGACAATACCCACCTCTTCGCCGACAAGATGCCGGAGCTGCTCTTCGACTCCCGCAAGGGGGTCGAGCTGATGGCCAAGATCGCGTTGCTGAAGCAGGCCGAGGGTTTCGTCGGGAAGGAAGGGCAGAAGGCCGCGGGAAAGGATGCTGGAATCGGAGCCGCGGTCAACGATCTGCGGGACGCGCTGCGCCAGCACATTGACCAGCGCGGCGACTTGCCGATCCAGTATCGGCAGCGGCTCCAGAAGGCCGCGGCTGAGATCGGGGCCAACACGGACGTCTTCCTGGCCTCGCGGCTCGCTGGCCGAGATCCGAAGTTTGCCTTCGACGCGAAGGAGAAGCGGATGGACCTGACCTGCGAGCATTCCGACGTCCGCGGGGCCATCGCGGACGTCTTCGGAGAAGACGAGCAGGACAAGCAGTTTTCCAAGATGCTGGAAGACTTCGGCCTGAAGAAAGCGGATCAGGACAAGCTGAAGAGCCCGCCGCCGCCAACCCGGGTGGATATTCCTCCGGATGGGAAGGGATCGGTCGCCAGCTTCACCTGGAAGCCGAACACAAAGGCGAATGCCCACGAAAAGGAGTTCGCGGACGTGCTGCATAGCGTCCAGGCGGAGTGGAAGGCCATTCAGGGGGAGCAGGACGAGACGAAGAAGGCCGGGATGCTCGCCAAGTGGACCGGGGAGTTGACCAAGGCGCTGCGCGCCTGGCAGCGGTAGCGTGCGTGAGTATCCCCCCGGCACCGTGCGGCAGTGGCGCACCGGTCCTGCTCGGAAGGAAGCGGATGGCTCCTGGGTACCGTTGCCAGCCGGGGGGAAGTACCCGCAGGGGAAGGGGCTGCGGATCCTGTCGCTCTTCTCCGGGGCTGGGGGGCTCGACGAGGGGCTGCGGCGGGCGCTGCCCGATGCGAAGCACGTCGGTTTTGCAGAGCCCGACGAGGCTGCCCGCGCGGTCTTGAAAGATCATTGGCCCGGGGTGCCGGTCCACTGGGATGCCCGCGAGCTGGCCGATCGAGCCGAGACGGGGAAGGACATCGGGCGACCTAACCTCGTGGTCGCCGGTTTTCCCTGCCAGGACGTCTCCCAGGCCGGTAAGGGTACCGGGATGGCCGGGAGCCGGACCAGCCTCTACCGGCACGCGCTCCGGATCATCCGCGCCACGAAGCCCGAGATCGTACTCTTCGAGAACGTCCCCGGTCTGCGCACCAACGGGTTGGCCCTGGTCCTCGCGGATCTGCACGCGGCCGGGTACGATGCAACCTGGGATCACGTCCCGGCCGCGGCGGTCGGGGCCCCCTCGCAGCGGGACCGGATCTTCCTGGTCGCGCACCGGCCCGGGGTGGAGCTGCACTTCGGCGGCGCGGCTCCGGAGCGGCACGGGGTACACTGGCGGCAGACGTGGAAGGAAGCGCCGGTTCTGTCGGCTGACGAGGAGGCCGGGGCAGAGGCGCTGCGGCGGCAAGGCGGGCTTCCGGTGACCTGGAAGGGTACCGGCAGCAAGGAGATCCTGCGGCTCGCCGGGAACGCGGTAGCGCCCCCCGTAGGGCACTACCTGGGGGAGATCCTGGCGGGCGCGACCGAGGGCAAGGAGCAAGCGGCCGCGGCGAAGCCCTGGCCGGCGGAGCTGCCGCGGGCCGGTGTGCTCCGCGGCGGCGGTGTCGAGGAGCGGAAGCCCGCGCATCCGCTCGGAGCCCTGCGGAACACCGCGCAGGTGGGCGACGTGGTCTTGATTCAGGACCCGGCCCCCTACAACCCGCCTGGGGAGGACGCGTACGACGGCGCGAGCGCGGTCGACGAAGCCTACCTCGGGCAGGTGGTCACGATTCAAGGGCGCGGCTCCGAGGATCAAGTGGACGTCGAGACGCCGAACGGCGACGTCGTCCCCTTGCCCTGGACGTGGCTTGCGCGGCTGCCCACGCCGACCGCGACCGAGGGGAAGGGTGGGATCCCGGCGAGCTTGCCGGGCTTCCCGGGACAGGAGTTTGCAGCGCGCAAGCGTGGCGGCCAGCTGCGGCACATGGTCACCGGGAGCGTCAATCACGACTTCGCAGCGTGGGCGCAAGGGTTTCCGCAAGGGTGGTTTGACGCTGTCCAGGCAGAGCAGCCGCGGGAGAAGGAAGGGGAGCAGCTGCCGCTGATCAAGGCCGGCTACCCTGTCGGTAGCGTGCGTCTTTTTCGGGCAGCTCCGGACACGAATTGTGACGATTCGGGCACAACTTCGTTCGCTGCTCGGGAAGGCGATGCTGTTGCATACCTGGACAACCCCGGTTTTGGCGGAAGCAAGCTCTACACGGTGGTTATTTCTCCTGTTTTGAGGGAGACTCTCGACCTGATTGAGGGGGAAGCCCCGAGTTGGCTTGCCGGGGCAATTCGATCTCATGGTGCCGCCGGGAAGGTGTGGGCGCTGACCGCTTCAGAGGTAGTACGGGCCGCTTTGGCGGAGCATGGTATTCGATGGGTCAGATTTACTGACGACTTTCCTGTTGGTTGCGAGACGTGGGCTCTTGTGGGATGGGAAGACGGGTCCACCAGTGACGTTGAAGACGAAATGGAGGAGATCAAAACAGGAGGAGAAGCTGTGTCTTCGGGGCAGCGTCATTCTTCCTGGCCTCCGACCGGCCCCGGTTGGCAGGCGATCCCGAAGGGGAAGCACGGCGGGTTTCGGCGGCGGGCCGCGGACGGCGACTGGGAGTACACCTATCCTTCGGAGCCTAGCACACTGCAGAAGGGCAAAGCCTACCCGCCCGGGACGATCCGCCAGTGGCGGGGCGGCCCGGCCCAGAAGCAGGCGGACGGGAAGTGGAAGCGGTTGGAGCCCACCGCGAAGGTGACCGCGAAGGGCCATCCCAAGATCTTCCGGTATCCGACCGAGACGGTCTATGACGTCACGCCGGCCGGGCCGGGGTTGGTGCGGCTGACCCGGGAGGGTACGCAGTACGGCCCGACCATGCCCGAGGCCAGCGTCAAGCACTTTGTCAACGACATCGCGGGCCGGGTGGAGCTGCCCCCCTCGGGCAACCCCGACATCGACGCGGTGACCTCGGGGCAGGCGAAGCTGCTGGGCAAGGGTGACGACGGGATCGCCTTCCAGGTAGGGAACAAGGTCGTCAAGGTGTCGACGACGGTCCCGTACCACCCGGAGAATCCAGGGCACCGTTCTCCCCAGGAAGCGATCGAGATGTTGCGCAGGCAGAGCGAGACGGGGAACAAGCTCGCTGATCTGGGGGTGCCGGGGATCCAACGGAGCGAGTACATCGTTCACGGGGACAAGGGCTTCCAGATCAAGTCCTGGGTCGAGATCCCGGAGAAGCTGTCGCAGGACCAGCTCGACCAGCTGCAGGAGTCGATCCTGGCCATGCACCGGGCCGGCTATTCCTTGAACGACGAGCCCCAGGGCGGGCTTGGCCCGGACGGGCGGATGGTGCAATTCGACGTGGGCAAGGCCGCGCCGACGAAGGAGTCCAGTTCGCGCTGGGACAACAGCGAGGAAGACGACCTCAGCCGGCTGCGGTACCTCTACCAGCGCAACGACGTGCCGTTCGTCCGGTTGGATCGCACGGACGGCTTGCGGTTGGTCGACAAGGCCCAGGAGATGCTGGACCGGGACAAGCCGCCGCTGCGGATGATCGGGATGATCTTGCAGGACGCGGCCGAGAAGATCGTCAAGGAAGCTCCGCGCATGGGCTCACACTGGGCTGGCAAGGCGCAGGCGGAGCTGGAGAGCGCGCAGTCGCTCCTGGAGCTGGTCTCGATTGACGTCCCACCGCGTGACCCGCTGGCCAAGGGCAAGAAGGCGCAGATCGGGGAGGTCCACCAGTGGCAGGACGGCCCCGCGCGGAAGGTGGCCGAAGGGAAGTGGGAAGAATTGCCCGCAGAGGGCCCCAGGACGCCCCAGAAGCGAGCGGCTCCTGCCCACCTGCCCGGAGAGGCCGAGCGGCGGTGGGCCCGGCTGGAGGCGATCCGGAAGGCCCTTCCAGCCATCCGGCAACAGGTGGATCTCAACCTGCGGGAGAAGGGGCTGTCGAAGCAGCGGATCTCCGCGGGCGTGGTCTTCCTGCTCGACCGGTACGGGATGCGCGTCGGCAAGGAGTCGCACGCGGCGGCGACCGGGCACTTCGGCGCGTGCAGCTTGCGGCGGAAGCACGCAACCCCCGAGGGCGACGGGATCCGGCTGTCCTTCCCGGGCAAGGCCGGGGTGGCCTGGAGCCTGCTGGTTGACGACCCGGCCGAGGTTGCATTGATCCGCCGGTGCCTGGCCCAGAAGGGGACGAAGGAAGACCCGCTGTTCCGGTTCAACGATGCCGGCGCGCTCCGGCAGATCTCTGACGACCAGATCAACGCCTACCTGAAACAGATCGGCGGGGAGACGGTGATCGCGCACTCACTGCGCACCTACCGGGCAAACCAGCTGCTCGTTGAGGAGCTGGACAAGGCCGGGAATCCACCGGCAGCGAAGCGGCCCGGGGTTGTGCGACGAGCAATCGCGGCGGTGGCCAAGCAGCTGTTTCACGGCCCGGCGGCCTGCCAGAAGAGCTACCTGCACCCGGCGATTCTGGCGGCCTTCCTGGGGGGTCAGCAAATGAGCCTGGACCTGGCCAAGGGGGCGGTGGGGCCGGACGGGTACACGCCCGAGGAGCGACGGTTCCACGCGGTGCTGGACGCGATTGCGGCTCACTGGCGGGGCAAGCTGGCCAAGGGTAAGAAGGTCCCGATCGGCACCATCCACACCTGGGCCGACGAGGCGCACGCGCCGGCTTGTAGCTTGGCCGCTGCGGCCGTGGCCGGCGTGCTCGGGTTGCCGGTGGTTGAAGAAGGCTCTGGTCCTGACGAGGTGCGAAACGCGTTTCGCTTCGCCCTGGAAAAGGGGCGGGGTTTCCCGATCGGCACCGTGCGCAACTGGCGCACCGGCCCGGCAAAGAAGGTGGCCGAGGACAAGTGGGCGCAGTTGTCTCTACCGGGTCCACAGCAGGCCAGGGAAGTGTCAGCAATGCCGGCTCCGGTCGTGGCGGGCGTGACGTGGGAGAACCTGCCGGAGAAGCTGCAGGAGGGGCTGCGGCAGTTGTTTCCGGAGCATCCTCCGGAAGACGATCCGGAGGGCTGGGGGCAGCGTGTCCAGGCGGCCAAGGATGCGATCTGGGCGGTGCTGAAGCAGTACGAGCACGAGTCGGCCGGGGAGGTTGTGCAGCGGTGGTTTGGGCTCGCAGCAGCCGCGGACACCTTCGGGAACGGGCTGAAGCTCTGGCAGCCGGTGGCGATCAAGCTGCAGGAGTTGCGGGACGGGCGCGGAGGGGGGGTCTCTGTCACGGGCGCGCGGGGTGACGCGGTGATTCGTCTGTTGGGCGACGCGTTCCCCGAGTGGACGCGCACGCTGGCTCCGGTGCGGTTGCACTTGCAGCCGTTGGGCAAGACGGTAGCGGAGCGGGACTATTCGTGGGAGCAGCTGGTCAAGGGGTCAAGGATCCTGGAGGGTGTGCCGGAGAAGCAGAAGCAGCTGATCATGGAGTCGGAAGGGGTCTGCAAGCGGATGCCCGACAACGGCTCCACCATCGTCTACCAGTCCGCCAAGTGGCGGGCGCTGGAGGGGGTGACCGGGGCGAAGTACCGGCGCGTTTTGTTCCACGAATATGGGCACGCAATCGACAACGCGCTCGGGCAGGCTCCTGGGCATTTGTGGCCGGAGATGGTCGCTTTGGTGGGTAAGGATCAGTGGGCCGCCCGGGAGTTCATTTCTTCCTACGGTGCGGATAATGGATCCCACGAGGATTTTGCGGAGGCCGTGGCCTGGCAGCGATCGGGGCTGTTGTTTGCCGCTCCGACAAAGGCGTCGACCATTGAGCGCTTTCTCTCCTCTCCCGAGGCCGCCCGCGATCTGATGTGGGGCGCGCTCCAGCGGCGTGCGGAGAAGGCGGCAGCCTCGCTGCAGCAGTTCATTCCGCCCAAGCCCGCGGCGGCAGCCAAGCCGACCATGCCGGCCTACCTGATCCATCCCGACCCCGCGGTGACCGCCGCTCGCCAGGCGGATTGGGAGAAGGTGGCCGCTTGGCAGCAGGAGGGTCTGCGGTGAAGATCCTCTACAACGGTCGCGAGGTCGCCACCCTGGAGGACGGCCAGCTCACCACGGACTATCCTCAGCTGCACACACTCTGGGCCAACCCGCCGCCTCTGCTCGGTGGAGGTGCGGTCAACGGAGTCAACTACTCGCAGCAGCAGCAGCCGAAGACGCCGGCCGAGAAAGAGCAGGCTTTCCTGGAGGCTCTGCGTCTGGTAGGATTCAGGGTTGAGGAGTAGGAAGATGGCCAGCTATCCGATCGGCACAATCCGGCAGTGGCATGGTGGTCTTTGCCGGAAGGGAGCCGATGGAAAGTGGCACCCGATCAAGCCCGAGGACGTCACCCACGAAGATCTGGATGCGACCCCGCTGCGGGGCTCTGCCGAGGAGGCTCGCCGTAAGGAGCTGTCCCCGGAAGCCTGGGCGGAGAAGCTGGCCGGCGGCAAGCTCCACAAGGGCAAGAAGGCCAACATCGGCGAGATCCGCAACTGGGCGGACGGGCCGCACAAGAAGGTCGAGGCCGGGAAGTGGACCGAGGTCGAGGGCGGGCCGAAGGACAAGGAAGCGCGCAAGCTGCGGGAGCGGGAGCAGCTGGGGCAGACCAGCATGTTTGGGGACGATATGCCAGCGCGAGGGCTTGGTGCTCGCGACGGCGACGCGCCCGCTCCAGCCAAGAAGGAAGAGCCCGCGTCCGTTCCGGCGGCCCCGGAGCCCGAAGGGAAGCGCTGGGCCAAGGAGATCGAGCGGCAGGGTGTGGCTGAGCGGTCCGCGCCGGGGGGAACGGAAGCCGCGCAGCGCGACAAGCGGCTGCAACATCAGCTGCAGGCCGAGGTCCACGGGTGGAATCAGCCCTGGCAGCGGAATATGACGCTGGCCAACGGGAACGTGACTTACGAGATCAAACGGCTGAAGGCAATGGCTCCATCCCTCCGCAAGGAGGGCACCGTCAAGATGATCGAATCGGCCATCGCTGCGTATGAGGCCGACGAGACGATCGGACACTTCCACGCGGACAAGCTGCGCGGGGAGCTGTCGGCGGCCTGGGAGTCTGGCCGGAGGAAGGCGGCCCCGCCCGACGCGAAAGAGCAGAAGGCGATGGCCGAGTTCACCGCGCAAGCGGAGCGGGCCAAGCAGGGTGCGGTGGTCGACGGCTTCCAGGATCGGCTCCGGACCCTGTCCGCTGCGAAGCATGGGGGGCATGCCGAGCTGGTTGCGCTGCGCGACGAGCTGCGGGCCGCTGGTCGCGAGGGGACGATCCCTCACGCGGACGCCGATCGGATGATGGACGCGGCAACCGACCTGATCGTTGCGCGTCCGTCGTTGGTTCACGGCCTGGGCGGGGAGCACGAGATCCCCTCCTTTGCGGGGTCGCGTCGGGCGGACGGGTGGCGGCGAGAGTTTGGCAGCGGGGACGCGTGGTACCACGAATGGAATGACGTGCAGCAGGTTCCCGGACATGGCGGGGCCGAGGATCGGTTGGAGCGGCACACGATCCATGTCGACCCGGACGGGGGGGCATACCTCGTAGCGGTTCACCGGGCGTTTCAGCCGAGCAGCTCGGAAAGTCCGCTGGAGCTGCACGAGCACGGGCGCGCCCGCGTCGGGACACCGGAAGAGGTGTTGCCTGCGATCGAAAGGTTGCATTCCAAGCTGGGGGAGCAGAATCAGGAGCGACTGGCACAATCCAAGCCTTTGTGGGAGCAGTGGCGCAAGTTTCGGTATGACCATGCCGAGGGGGATCCGTACTTTCGCGACAAGGAGACGCAGTTTAGCGGGCGTGTCCTGAATAAGGACTATGCCGGGGCGCAGAAGCTCCTGGAGGAGTACCAGGCTGGGGTCAAGGGTGCCGCTCGACGGGGCAAGCAGCGGACCAAGCCGGTGCGGAAGAGCCAGATCCTCGTCAAGTCCAGCATCATCCAGGCTCACGTCGGCCCTCCCCTGGTCCTGATGGCCTCCCCGGAGAATCCCCAGGTGCGGCGGTGGCAGCGGCCCAACCCAGGCGAGTCGCGGGAAGCCTTCATGGGCCGCTTCCGCGCCAACCGCGACAAAACTCTTTCTCACTGGCGCTCCCTGGCCGCGCAGGTACCTGGCCAGCGCGACCTGGAGACGGGCGAGACGATCTCCGCAGCGCGCATCGAGGACGCGCGCAAGCGGGTGGCCGAGCTGGAGGGGGAGATCGCTAACGAGCGCAAGGGCGCGGCCAAGAAGGAAGCGAAGCGTGAGGCGGCCTCCGCCGGGCTCCAGGCGGGCCTCTTCGACGCTCCCGACGCGGCACCCAAGCATCAAGGTGGCCTGTTCGGGGACGATGTTACGCCTGCGCGGGGGCTTGATACCCGCGACGGGGATGAGCCTGCGCCAGTCAAGCGAGGGCGGAACGTCGCTTATGACGCGTGGAACGATCAGGTGAAGCTGGCCGCGCAGCCGGCCCTGACCGCAATCATCAAGAAGCTGACCGCCGCGCACCCCGGCCTGTCCGCGACGGTAGAGCACGTCCCGGGCGGGGTCGACCCCGACGAGCTGCAGGCGAAGGTCAAGACCCCCTGGGGGACTGAGCTGACCGTGCGCTACCGGCAGAAGATGGCGGGCATGGGCACCCTGGAGATCAAGCCGGCCGCCGACGACAACCGCGCCTTGCGCGCCGTGCGGGATGCGAACGTGCCGCTGTCGATCCCGATTGCCGCGGCAACACCCCGCTCCGCGATGGAGCAGCTGGTTGGGGCGGGAAAGCACCTGGCCGCCCTGGGAAGGTCCCTGGCGCTCCAGGCGCAGGGGTCGACCCCTTCCAAGGAGACGGCCTCCACAACGGGCAGCCTGGGCCTCTTCTGAGGCCAGTGGAAAGGTGGGATCATGTGCGACAACGGCTGTGCGGATTGCAGTTGCCATTCCTCCCCGCCCTTGCTCCTGGAGCAGCTGACGGAAACGGATCTGGAGCAGATCTGGCGCGCGGCCTACCCGGGGCGGGAGCGGCCCACCTCGGCGGGGTTGTTCGTCCGCGATCTCTGCGCCGCGCTGCATCGCTCCTCTGACCTCGACGGCCTGGCCAAGCGGAGCGCGACGTGAGCGACCCGAACATCATCATCCACCCTCCGGAGGTTGCCAGTGATCCCGACATCCTGGTCAAGGGACGCAAGCCAGCTCCAACCGTTCCCTGGCCCCCTTCGGGACCCGGTTGGGAGTCGATTCCAAAGCCCCGCGGCGGACGTCACGGCATGCGTCGTCGTAAGTCTACCGGGTCCGGGTATGAGTACAGCTACATCCCAGTTGTTCCTCCTCCCCAGCTCAGCATGTTCGACAATGTTCGTCCAGCTGCCCCGGATAAGAAGAAGCGTGCCCCGCGGGCCGCTACCCCCACAGCTGGTCAGACGGACCTCTTCGGCACCTTTGACGTGCCCGAGGCGGCCAAGCCGGCAGTGGAGCGTGCCAAGTCCACCTCCGAGAAGGTGGCCACAGCAGCGATAGCGGCCAAGCGTCCGCGCAAGGGGGCGATCTTCAACCCGGCTCCCGTGCTCAGGGTGGGCAAGGAGAAGATCCCCGCGCTCTCTGCCGGGGTGGATCGGCCTGCCCCTCTGCCCCAGCTCTCCCTGCTCGACTTCGCTCCGGAAGCGCAGCCGATCATCTACCCGGCCGAACAGGTGAAAGCGGACGTGGTGAAGGCGTCCCAAGGTCGCCCGCGCAAAACACGGTCGAGGAAGCTACTCGTCGACCCGATCGGCGCGCTGACCGACCCGGCCGACACAACCCCGGTAGCCTCGCCCGCCGAGCTGGAGTTGCCTCCGGCTGCAGTAGAGGACGTCGAGGCGCTGTTGCGCCAGGAGAAGGACGGGAAGCCCCTTCCTGACCGGGAAGTGCCCGCGGAGCCAATCCTGCCCGAGGGGAAGCGGCTGGCGGGCGAGATTGAAGCGCAAGCGGCCAAGGAGCGGGGGGAAGAGGCCGAGATCTTGCATTCCCAGTTTGGCGGGCTGCGGGGGATCGTCGAGCACGGGATCAAGGCGACGTTCGGGGGGCGTGCCGGGTGGGGGCCGGTGGCCCGGAAGACGGCCAACCAGCACGCGAAGCAAGTTCTCGCCACACTGAAAAAGGAGCAGCGGGAGGCTACTCCAGAAGAGCTAGAGATTCTGAAGGGTTACAGCGGGCATGGCGGCGTCGGGGGTGATTCCTTCGGCAATCTCAATGAATATTTTACTCCCACCGGAATTGCTGGAGCGATCTGGGGGGCGCTGGCGGCGAGCAAGTGCGCCACGCGAGACACGCCGATCCTGGAGCCGAGCGTGGGCACCGGGGCGTTTCTGGACACCTGTCCGTTCCGGTTCGCGCAGACGGTGGGGGTGGAGCTGGACCCGACGAGCGCGGGGGTGGCCCGAGCCCTATTCGAGCCACGCGGCGAGGGGTTTACCAAGATCGAAACGGACTGCTTTGAGCGGTTCGCGGTGCGGGATGCCCGCTACTGGCCGATCATCGTCGGCAACCCGCCGTTCGGTGCACGGGGCAAGACTGCAGCGGCGGACCCCGAGAAGCGGGGCATGCCGGCGGAGTCGTACTTCCTGGACACCGCGGTCGACAAGCTGCTCCCGGGCGGCGTGGTGGCGATGGTGCTACCAACGCAGGTGATCTCCGGGGACGGGGAGGATCGCAAGGCATTCCGGGAGCGGCTGCTCAAGAAGGCTGAGTTGATCGGGGCCTGGCGCTTGCCTTCCGGGGCGTTTGCGCAGTCGGGTACCTCGATTGCGACAGACGTGGTTTTCCTGCGCAAGTGGCAGGGAGCGGAGGTGCTAGCCGCGCTCACGACCGACGAGCTGGCCGAGCGGGGCTACACGATTGATCCCGAGGTGCTCGCGGGCAACTACTTCCGGAAGCACCCGGGCCAGGTGTTCGGGGTCGAGCAGGAGGACGCGGAGTTCAACGGGCAGATCAAGGTCGAGGGCAAGCTGACCGCAGAGGATCTGCACCGGCTGGCCGAAGAGGCGGGCAACGCGCTGCGCGCCGGCCGGATCGCGAATAACCCGCTCACCCGCCCCATGATGGACGTAACCGAGGGGCTGAGCGCGGCACGACGGGTTGAAGTGGAGGCGGCGCGGACGGGCCCGAGCCCCTACCGGTGGGAAGAGGGGACGCTGCGCGACTTCGAGGGGATCCGCCATATCTACCGGAAAACACCGGACGGTTTCGCTTGGCGGCGGATCGACGCGGCCGAGGAGCTGGAGAACCTCTCCCCGACCGACAAGGAGCAGGTGACCGCCGCTGGGAAGATCGGCGAGGGGCTCAGTGAGCTGCAGGCGGCGATCCGCACGGGGGATGATCCCGCGAAGACTGCGGCGCTGCGGGAGCAGCTTCGGCGGGACGTGGTGACCTGGCGGGACCGGTATGGGGTGCCGGCCGGGGCCAAGAAGCTGCTGGGGAAGTTGGCCAACCAGACGGCCGCGGCGATGTTCGCCGGGTCAATCAAGCCGGACGGGGAGGTCTGCGACCTGTTGCTCCGGCAGGTGGACCCGCAGCGAGTGGCGCTGCCTGAGGGGCAGACCGAGACAGACTCGCCCGAGGTGGCGGTCGATATGGCGGCCCGGGAGGGGGACGGGATCATCAACCTGACGTCCGCGGCGCAGAACCTCGGCGGGGTGGACATCAAGCCGATCGAGGCGGTGCTGTTGGCCTCGCCGGCCTACTTCCTCGACGAGGAAGGCAACTGGCTGACGAAAGAGCGGTTCCTGTCGGGGTACGTCTACGAGCGGCGCAGCAGCTTGGCCAACATCGCGGCTGTCCTGGAGCAGGCCGCGGGGGACGCGAAGCGGGCCGCCGATCTCCTGCAGGGGATGGAGGGGCGGCAGGCGGCGGGGAAGCTGGGGCTGGCGCGCAACTTCGAGAAGGTTCTGGCGAAGATCAAGGAAGGCGTGGCCGAGCTGGACAAGGTCCGGAATGCGACCCCCTTCGAGGAGATCCGCATCACCCTGCGGGATGGCTGGGTGCCGATCGACGCACTCAACCGGTTTCTGCAGCGGCATTTTCATTCCCACGCCGAGCTGGTCCGGGAGGCCGGGGTCTACACCCTTTCCGTGGATGGGCGGGAGATCAAGGGTGCGGACAATGGGTTCTGGGATGGTCATATCGGCGCGAAGTGGCGGGCCGTGATCAACCTCCTGAATCGGGAGCGGCTGGGCGACAAACAGAAGGACGCGGTCTACGGGATCGACGAAGACTACCGGCGCTTCCTGATGGAGGGCGACCGGGGCGAGTGGCGGGGGCCGGTGGAGGATGCCTACAACCGGGCCTTCCACGCGTACCGCGCCGCGGCGGTCTCGCAGGATGCGGTGCAGCTGGGCAAGGCGTGGCACTACGGCGAGAAGGTCAATGGGGAGTACGTCGGGCGGACCCCGCACGGCTATCAGTACCAGGGGATCCGTTGGCTGCAGCGACAGGGCAAGGGGATCCTGAGCGACGGCGTCGGCCTCGGGAAGACTCTGGTTGTGCTCGGTCACGCGGCGGCTGAGGCGGCGATCGCCAAGGAGAAGGGCCTGGCGCACAAGCCGCTGATCGTGGTGCCCAAGAGCCTGCTAATGAATTGGCAGGCCGAGATCCTGGAGGTGTTGCCCCAGGCGCGGATCCTGCTGATCGGCGAGAAGATGATTCCCGACAAGAAGAATCCCGGGAAGATGGTGGGCAAGGAGCAGTCGGCCAAGGAGAAGGGTGAGGCGTGGGCGCGGGCCGCGCTGAATGACTGGGATTTCGTGCTCTGCTCCCGGGAGAGCTTCCAGGGGCTCGACCTGTCCATCGAGCACAAGATGGAACGGTGGGAGGATCTGGCTGCCGCGGAGGTTTCTGGCGCAGCCAAGGAAGAGAAGGAGTCCAAGAAGCGGGTCAAGAGCGAAGCGACCCTCGACAAGGCCAAGGCCCGCGCCAAAGCCCGTTTTGAGGCGGAGGACGCCGAGCGCAGGATCCTCGGGGCCCCGCTCTTCGAGGACGTGGGGCTGACCCACCTGTACTTCGACGAGGGGCACGCGTTCAAGAATCTCTACGTCCCGAAGGGCGGCTACAGCGGGGTGAAGTATCTCGGATCGGCCCAGAAGGCGAAGCGCTCGGTCGACATGGATCTCAAGTGCCGGGTATTCGAGCAGTTGAATCCCGGCCGGGGGCCGATCCTGGCGACTGCCACGCCGGTCAAGAACAGCCCCTTGGAGGTCTACACGATGATGAGCCACGTTGCCCCGGAGGTTTTCACTTCTCGCGGGATCGACAACGTGGAGAGCTTCCTGGACCGCTACGCGGTGATCCGCCGGGAGGTGGTTCCGAACACGCGCGGCCAGCTGGTTGAAACGGACGTGGTTGCCGGCTTCAAGGGGCTGCGGGAGCTGCGCGACATCTGCGCCACCTACTTGATGATTCGGGACGCGAAGACGGTGGGGCTGCGGATCCCGGCGGAGGACCTGATCCCGGAGGCCGTGGATCTGACGCCGAATCAGCAAGCGACGATGGCTCGGTTGCGGCAGGTGCTAGAAGACCTGCTGAACGGGAAGATCGTCGGGGTCGACGACGACGATCTGTACGTTGACGAGTCCACCGCAATCGCGGCGGGGGCGAAGCCCGGGAGGCGAAAGAAGGGCGCGGAGGAGGACGGGGACGCGTCCAGCAGCCCGTCAGCCGGTATCACCGGGGCGATGGGCAAGCTCAACGAGCTGGAGAAGCTGGAGGACAAGAGCATCTTGCGGGTGCTCCACGCGATGCACGTCGTCAGCCTCGATCCCAGCTACGATCCGAGCATCATGGCGGACTATGCTCCCTCGCAGGAGGGCGGCCCGCCCCAGGATCTCCGCTCGCCCAAGCTGGAAAAGCTGGTTGCTAACTGCAAGGCCGCGTTGGACCTCCAGACGGCGGAAAAGCCGCGGGGGCAGGTGATCTTCTGCGACATCATCAAGGTTGAATACAAGATCCGGGACATGCTGATTGCCGCGGGGGTGCCGGCCGAGCGGATTGCGATGATCAACGCGAAGGACGCGCCGACCATCACGGAGCGGCAAGAGCAGGCCCGGCGTTTCCAGAAGGGCGACGCGTGGGTGATCATCGGGAACACCGCGACGATGGGGGAAGGGGTCAACCTGCAGAAGCGGGGCAGCGACATCCACCACGCGGACATCCCCTGGGATCCGGGCTCGATGGAGCAGCGCAACGGCCGCGTGGTGCGCCAGGGCAACCCGATCGACAAGGTGGGGTTGCGGACCTACCTGGGCAAAGGGAGCTTCGACGGGTACCGCCTTGCCGGGCTGTTGGGCAAGGGCCAGTGGCTCCAGCACCTGTGGCACGGGACAACCGACGAGATCGAGATCCCGGCCGAGGTGCAGGGGTTGAACCGTGACTCGCTGTTCGTGTTCGCGTCGGCCGATCCGGATGCCGCGTCGGCCGAGCTGGAGGAAGGCAAGAAGCGGCAGGCCGTCCAGAAGCGCGACGCCTTGTACCAGGCGGATCTGACCCGGTACGCGTCGCTGCGATCCATGTGGCGAGCGCACAAGGATCTGTTGCGCCAGGCGGCGACGGCGGCCGAGGATCCCAAGCGCATTGCGCCCGACGAAACCAAGGTGCAGGCGCTCGTACAGTCGATTGCGCAGTCACGGCGGATTCTGGGCGACTCCATCTACTTCCCGCACAAGGACGCGTTGACCGACGAGGCCCTGGACGGGCCCGCGGTGATCAACCCGGCAAACGGCCTGCTGATCAAGGCGGGCATGAGCCTGATGGTGCCGCGGGCGATGCGCGGGCACTCCTGGAACAAGCCTCCGACCGCGTTCCGGGTGACCGACGTGGACGCGCGGGCCGGGAAGGTGACCGGATTTTTCTACGGGTCGATCGACACCTTGGCTGACGCGCGGGAGCCGGTCACGTTGCTGATTCAGAACCTCGGGAAGGCCGCGGCGACCTTGATTGCTCCGGAGGAGGAGTCGCGGCTGATCGTAGACGAGATCGCGCGTCTGGGCCCCAGTCAGGTCAAGGAGCTGCCGGCCGACTTCCGCGCCGCGCATGAGGACGCTTTGCGCAGCGCGGCGCGGGCCTGGCTGCTCTCACAAGACGCGAAGGTCAGCGCGTCAAGCGAGGGTGTTTCGGTCGTTGGCTGGTCGAAGGACGCGGCGGGTGGGGTGTACCCGCAACAGCTGGAGCAGGCTGACGCGCTGCAGCTGGCCCGCAAGGGCCCCGGGGTTTTCGATCTGGTCGTGGGTGGGAAGGTCGACAAGGAGCGGCTGACCGCGTTCCGCTCGCGGCTCGCCGATTCCCTGCAGCGGGGAGTGGTCTTGCCGCAGGCCACCATAGACCTTCTGCGGGGACTGGGAGATCTGGGGCTGGTTCCCGGGGGCCTGGAGAGCTGGCTGGAAAGCGAGCTGCCCGAGGACGTGAGCAAGGAGCAGTACGTCAACTTCCACCTGGCGGTGTACGCCGGGCTCCACCCGGGCGACGGTCGGGAGAAGAGCACGCGGGCCTGGCGGGAAGGGAAGTGGGCCGACGAGCAGAAAACGAAGCTGCAGAACAAGCAGCTCGCCTGGGCCGCGTACAAGGCCCGGGTCGGCGAGGAGACTGCGGCGGATACGCTGGTTGGTGGACTCTCGGCGCGGGCCGACTGGGTTGACCAGCCCGAGACTGCGGCGTCGGCGGACGTGACCACCGCGCGGCGGATCTTGCAAACGACCCGGGAGCAGATCGAGCTGGCAAACCGCTGGTTTGCGGTGCCGACCGCGCACCGGGATCCCCTGGTGATTCTGCGGCCGACCGGGGAGGGCGACGAGAAGGTCCCCTACACCGTGTCCGCGGTCTATTCGGCGAGCATCCTGTCTTCGTTGGCTGGTAAGGTGAACGGACAGATCTACCGGCCGGGTGCCGGCGTCAGCCGGTATGAAACGGGGATCATCCTGGCCGACCTGGGGTTGACTCCGGAGCGGGTAGAGGCGCTGGAGCAGAAAGAGCTGGTCCGGATCAACGCCGAGCGGGAAGAGCAGCGGAAGCTGGCGGAGGCACGGGAGCAGCGGCAGCGCGAGGAGGCCGATCGGGTGCTCGCAGCGAAAGCCGAGAAGCAGAACGCGCTGTCGAAGATGCTGCGCGGGAAGGTGTGGCAGGCGACGAAGTTCGAGGATCGGGCGCAGGAGCTTTTCGCGGGGTTGTCGATTCTCGTCCGCGACCGGGAAGACGAGAAGCTGGTTGCCACGGAGCAGACTGTGTACGGGGCGACGAACGTACGGTTTGCGTTCGGCGGGCAAAAGGAGTTGTCGCCCAAGAAGGGGAGCAGTATCACCCTGATTCGCAACGGCGGGCGCGGGCCGGCTTTCCTGAGGAGCGTCCTGGTAGGGGCAGGATGGTTTTTCGACGACAAGTGGACGAATTGGTCCGCGCCCCGGGGCATGAGTACCGACGAGCAGCGGGAGACGCTGGCGCGAGTTGCGCAGCAGCTCGCGGTGGCACAGCAGACGGCGCGGGAGTTGTCCGCAGCCGGTGTGACCGCGGAGTCGCTGGCCGGCGTGGATGTTTCGTTGCCCGGGGCGGCGGCAATGATCATCGCTGCGCAAGACGTGGTCAAGAGCTTGCCCGCCGGGGCACCTCTGCGGCCCCTCGCTGGACTTTTGGGGCGCGGCCCGGCTATCTTGGTGGGGACGCGACCGAGCGCAGGGAGGTAGCACCTTGGCGACGACCGTACCCGGATCTGCAGCCCCCGAGGGTGTCCTGCGCAACCTTGTCCAGGCGCTTCAGACGGATCCGGTGTCCTACCGTCACTGGGGCCCGTGGTGGTGGCGGCTGAAGCGGATCCTGAAAGCGGCTGGCTATACCCGGGAGGTCTTCCAGGGGCTCGGCGAGGAGTTTCCTGACCACGAGATGCTGCACCGCTGGGATGACCTCGACGATCGGGCCTTCCTGCTCGCGGCGCTCCTTGACCAGTACCAGAACGCGATCGCCCGCTGGCATTCGCAGTGGCAGGCGGACCCCGACCCGGAGCGGCCGGAGTATTTCCTGCTCGACCCGGACGTGGAGTAGGATCATGGGCGAGCGTATCCCCGGCGGGCTGGCAGCGGGCAAGAAGCCTGAGGACTTCGATCCGGAGCAGCTCGCGGCCGGCGTCAGGGTCGAGGCCGAGCACACCACGGACTCGGCAGTCGCTCGCGAGATCGCGATGGACCATCTGACCGAGGACCCGGACTACTACCGGAAGTTGCGGCGGATGGAAAAGGCGCTGCGGGACGTCGGGGCCTGGCTGACGCTCGTCGAGCTGGTCCCGGAGGCCGATCTGACGAAAGCGGATCGGCAGGCCGCGCAGCACAAGTACATCATGCGCCAGCCGAGCGGCAAACCGAAGCCGAAGTGGCGCTACTGGTACAAGATGCCGGGCGGCAAGGGGGTCGTCACCCACGACCGGCTGGTCGAAGGGGCGCGCTTCGCCGGGGCGCACAACGGCGCGGCAGGCCACTGGGAGGTGCTTTCCTCCGGAGACGACGGGGTGCTCGCTCGCCACTCCAGCGGCGCGCACGTCAAGCTGTCCCACGAGGAGTTTGCGGCCGGCGTCAACGCGCAGCACGCGGGAGCGCAGGGCGAGGCCCGGACAGAGCGGCGGCGCGAGATCATGGAGTCGTTGAAGGTGCTCCACGAGGGTGGCGGCGGCAAGGGGCAGGCGAAACGCGTTTCGCACCTGATCGAGGAGGCTGTGCGGCTCGGCTGGGTCTCGGAAAAAGAGGCGCAGCTCTACCGCAACCGGCTGCAGCCGGCGGAAGACAAGGCCGCGGCAGCCGATCCGGGAGCGAAGCTGAAAGCCGCGCTGGCCAGCGCGGCCCCGGAGCACCGGGACGCGATCCTGGCGCACATGCGCAGCCTGGAAGAGGAGCGGCAGAAGCTCGAAACGGCGGGCGCGGAGAAGCCGGCCGCCGCTCCCGCTCCGGAGCCCAAGGGCGGAGAGAAGGACAGCGGCCTCGGGCTGCGCGGCAAGTCCGACGACATGAAAACCGCGGATGCGACGGGCAAGGGGCAGGACCAGCCCTTCCGCTACCGCCTGGTGCCGCTGGCGGACATGATCCCCTCGCACAACCCGGAGGACCAATTCCGCGAGCACCCACAGTACCCGAAGGGGGTGCAGGAGCGGCACTATGACCAGAACAAGGAGTCACAGCTGACGATCCGGCAGCGGGCCGGCGAGCTGGAGCCGCGCTTCCTGGTCAATACCAACCCGGACGCAGCCAACGGCCCGCCAATCATCGTCCCGAACGGCGTTGTCCTGGGTGGCAACAGCCGCACCATGACGTTGCAGCTCGCCTACCACGACCATCCGGAGCAGGCGCAGAAGTACCGCGACTACATCAAGGAGCACGCGGCAACCTTCGGCTTCTCGCCCAAAGACGTCGACGCGATCGAGGATCCGGTGCTGGTCCGCGAGGTCGACGACCCCGGGACGCAGAAGGAACGGGCGTTGCTGGGCCGGCGCTACAACGAATCGTTCACTCGGGCGCTGGCTCCGCAAGAGGAGCAGGTGACGCTGGGCAAGCAGATCTCCGCGGGCACGCTGGGCAAGTTGACCGACTACACGGACATGCTGGCCGAGGCCAAGGAAGAGCCGACCTTCGAGGCGTTCCTGAGGTCCAACCGGTCGCGGCGGTTCGTCGAGTCGCTGGTCAAGGACGGGGTGATCGACGAGCGCAACCGGGATCGCTACTTGCTCCCGGCCAAGTCGGCGCACGCGGGGCTGCTCAACGAAGTCGGGCGGGTGTTCGCTTCCCAGGTGCTCATGGGCAGCATCATCGACGACGTCGACGACCTCGACGACATCGGGAAGACCTACCGGGACCGGATCAGCTCGCAGCTGCCGGTGATCCTGGCCGCGAGCGCGAGCAACCCGAAGTTCGACCTCTCCCGGGCGCTGAAAACCGCGGTCGGCGTGCTCGCGCAGCAGGAGCGGGAAGGCAAGGCGCACCCCTGGCTGGTCCTGAAGCAGGGTGACATCGCCCGGAAGGACAAGGAGACGGGGGCCGAGGTGGTGACCGGCGCGGGGGACTACTCCCACCCGGTCTACAAGGATTCGCTGGCGCAAGCCATGGTGGCCGTCTTCTCCCGGGCCTCGCAGAAGGCCACGGGTCCGGGGTTCCGGAAGTTTGCCGATCTGGCGACCGCGCCCTCGTCGGAGGGCGGGATGTTCGCGGACGGGCCGACTGACGAGGAGCGGGCCCTGGCCGGCATGCGCAGCGCGTTTGGCTTCACGACGGCCGATCCGCTGCGCGAGGTCGAGAACCTCGAAAACGAGCGGCTGGGCGCGAACGCGCAGGCGACGGCTGAGCGGGGCAAGGCCGCTGTGAAGCAGAAGATGACCGAGCGCGGGATCAAGACGCAGGGCGAGGTTGCGCCCAAGAAGGTCCGCAAGCCGCGGCTGGTAAAGCCCGAGCCCGAGCCGATTCCTGAGCCCGTGCGCAAGCCGCGCAAGGCAAAGGCAGCCCCGGCTCCCGAGCCTGAGCCTGAGCCCAAGCCGACGCCGATCCGGCGGGGGCGGGGCCCGGACAAGCAACCGCGCAGGCGGCGGGAGCCGAAGATCGTTGTCACGGGGCGGAGGAAGGCGGCATGAGCCTGCTACCTCCCGACAACGAGCCGCTGGACCTGGAAAAGGGGCTTGCCGATTGGATCTTCCCGATCGCCAACGCGATCGTTGGCGGGAAGGACGTTCCCGACGCCAGCCCGGCTTCTCGTCGGTCGGTTCCCTTGCAGGCGGCCGGGCTAAAGTACGGCTCTCCGGAGCAGGCGGAGCACGCGCGGGGCCCGGGTCGGGGTCGCCTGGTCCTGCTCCCGTCGAAAACCGACCCGCGGATCCGCCGCTGGCAGGAGCCGGCCGGGGCTGCTCCGCGGGAGAAGACCCCGCGGCACAAGGGCGGAAACGTCCCGGACGTGGGCCGGGTGATCGGGGAGGACAGCCGCAAGCGACTGGTTGCCTGGGCCCGCTCGCACCGGTACATCGGAGAGGCCGTCCGGGAGTACCCGGATCTGGAAGACCAGAAGCTCGCCGGGGTGGCGCAGGTGCTTCACCGCGAGGGGACGATCTCCCCGGATGGCTACGAGGAAGCCCCGGATCGGGAGACGACCCCCTACGAGGGGAATCTGGTCCACTGGCGACGAGCGCTGGCCGAGCTTTCCCCTGACGATCGGCACGCGCTGTACGAGATCCATGACGCGCACCGGCGCAACTGGGTCCACGGGTCGCCAGCTGCTCCGGAATCGTCGCGGCACGTTCTGACCGGTGCTTCCGTGGGGCTGCACTCTGCAGGCCGGCGTGAGGCTTTCCCGATGGCAATGAGCCTGGGCGGAGACGACTTGGAGAAAAACATGACCAGTCACGACGCATTCGAGGATCTGTGCAAGTCGGTCGGGATCGACCCCCTCCAGAAGGGTGAAGCGGCGGGGCCTCCCCCTCCGGGCCCGCAGCGGACCCCGCCGCCCCAGGCAGGCCCCGGGGCCCCTGCACCCACCCCTCCCGGCGCGGTTCCTGCCCCGGCTGCCCCCGGGGCTGCTGGAGGCCCCTACGCCCCCCCTCCGGGGCCACCTTCGCCCCCGACCGCCGCGGCCGCGGACAAGGCCCCGCCGGGGCCGGGGGGGTTGCTGGATTCCAGCGAGGATGATGGGGTCGACCCTGAGGTCAAGAAGGCCCTGGCCGGCTGCAGGTTTTCCGACAAGGGCGCGGACGGTTCTACCCTGGTGGGCCAGGGCGAGGGGCCGCGGCTGGCGAAGCTCCTGGAGAAGGGCGAGGAGAAGCAGTCGACGGACTTCTCGATGGCCAACGCGCTCGGGGGGAGCTGGAAGTGATCTCCGCACGCGCCGTTGCCGCCTGGGCCGGAGGCCACTCCCGGGGGGCGGTGTCCCGGGTCGGGCGGGTCGTGACCGATCTCACCCGCGACTTCGGCGCGGCCTTCCGGGAAGGGGCGGTGCGCTCGGCCGAGCTGAACAAGGCCGAGAAGCTGGAGGCGCGAGCCCAGATCCTCGGAATCACCCCGGTGTTGTACCAGCAGATCGCGGAGACGCAGGGCGAAGAGCCCTTGATGGAGCGGGTGGCGCAAGAGCTGGCGATGGTGGACGCAAGCCCACTGGTCAAGGCGATGCGCGAGGGCAACGGCCGCGAGTGGCGCGCGCTCACGGAAGACCCCTTCGAGCCGATCTCTTCCTGGGGCGGCTGGCGGGAGCGCCCGGGTCCGTTGTCGTGGGAGATGCTGCAGGGCCTCGCCTACCGGCTCGGCCCCTTCACCGCGTTTCTGCAGCTGCGGCTGAATCAGGTGCTCCTGTACGCCGTGCCCCAGGAGGACCAGCACGGGCCCGGCTTCATTGTGCGCAAGAAGGGAGCGGCCGGGAACGATCCGCGGTTGCAGTCGCAGCCGTCGAAGCAGCAGGCGCTTGAAGGGGACTCTCCGGAATCCGACGATCGGGCTCGCTGGCTCGAAAACGTGGTCGTCAACTGCGGCTTTACCCAGCGGTACGACGCCGAGACGGGGCAGACCCGGGACGGGATCTCCGACTTTCTGCGCAAGCTGGTCCGGGACTCGCTGATCTACGATCAGACGACCGTCGAGCTGCAGCGGGACCGTTCCGGGCGGCTGATTGCCTGGCGGGCGGTCGACGCGAAGAGCATCCGGCGGGCCAGTCACGACGAGAAGGTCAAAAACGAGCGCGGCGAGCCAGTGATCTACGCGCAGGTGATCAACGGCACGATCGCCGCGGACTTCTCTCCGCTGGACTTGGCCTTCCGGGTGCGCAACCCGCGCAGCGACCTCCGGGCGTTCGGCTACGGGCTCCCTGAGCTGGAAATGTGCATTTCCACTATCACGGCGCTGCTCAATGGCTTCGAGTACAACGCCCGCTACTTCACGCAGGGCGTGACCTCCAAGGGGATCGTCTCGCTGCACGGTCTGGTCCCCCGGGACCAGCTGACCGCGTTTCGGCGGTTCTGGACGGCGCTGGTCACCGGGCAGGCGAATGCCTGGCGCGCGCCGGTGCTGAACCTCCCCGACGAGAAGAGCAGCGTCAAGTGGGTCGACCTCCAGAAGAGCAACCTCGATATGGAGTGGGCCCGGTTTATGGACTGGTGCCTGAAGGTCGTCTGTGCGGTTCTGCAGGTTGCGCCGGAAGAGATCGGCTTCCAGTTCGGGAACCAGGGGCAGACCTCGTCGATCGGGGGTACGCAGTCTCCGAAAGACAAGCTGGACGCGGGGAAGGACAAGGGACTAAAGCCGCTGTTGACCTGGCTGGCTCAGGTGCTCAATGAGGAAGTGATCTGGAAGCTCGCGCCGGAGTACGAGCTGGCTTTTGTCGGCCTGGACGCGGACAGCGAGCAAGCTCAGGTGGAGCTGCTTTCCAAGGAAGTCGGCTCCTTCCTGATGGTCGACGAGGCCCGCGCGGCCCGCAATCTGCCGCCGTTGCCCAAGAAGCTGGAAGGGCCGGGGCAGGTGATTTGCAACCCGACCTGGCTCCAGGCGTATCAGGCCGGGCGGACGGCCGCGATGGGCGCAGGTGGCATGGGAGGCATGCCGGGCGGGGGCGGCGGGGGTGGCAGCTGGCCGGGTGACGTCGGCGCGTTCGAGGACTACGCGTCGGGTGGACAGGATCAAGGGCAGGCTGGGGCGACGGCCCCCCCGGGCGGCGAGCAAGGGCAGCAGGGACAACCGGCGGCCAAGTCGTTGACCGCGGGCGCGCAGTCGGGTAGGCTGGAGAAGTCAAGTGCTCGCCGCGGGCGAGTTACGCGGTTCGAGTTTGATTTTTGAGCCGCGACGCCAGCTCGGGGGCTTGGTACCCGAGACGAGTTCGACTTTTAGGAGGGTACGACCATGGCGGTGGACGCGAGCGAGTACATCCAGAATCCCAACGTCGCAAACCTGAAGCCATCGCGGCTGGACAACGAGCTGGCCTTCTGGCTGGCCGACATGCGGCGGACCCTGACCGTCGTCAACGTCCAGGGCGGGCTGCTCGTCGGCCGCTGGGTCGCGCCGTGGGCGGGTGTGATCGAAAGCATCCGCACCACGCAGCTGGCAGCGGGCGGCGGTGCTGGCGGGCAGAACAGCCTCACCCTGACGGTCGGCGGCGTCAACGCCTTCCTGGCCGCTGCGGACGGGAACACCGTCGTGGACAACGACGTGGCCGGCACGTCCGCGCTGACCGCGCCCACGGATGGCCTGACCGAGTCTCTCGACGGGATCGATCGGTTCCACTTCGCCAAGGGCGACGTCATCGCCCTCGGAGCGGTGTCCGCTGCCGGTGCCTACGGGACCGCGCAGACCGAGATCGTGATCGCCCGCGAGTGCCCCGCGCGGGTCTGATCCGCGGCGCCAGCTCGGGGGCTTGGTACCCGAGACAGGAGGAAGATCATGGCCGTAGACGTCGGTGAGTACATCCAGGGGCCCAGCGCGGCCCAGCTGAAGCCCTCGCGGCTCCACAACGAGCTGGGATTCTGGCTCAGCGATCGGCGGCGGGTGCTCTCCGCGACCCTGGCGCAGGGCGGGCTGCTCGTCGGCTACTGGATTGCTCCCTGGGCAGGGGTGATCGAGTCGGTGCAGACCACGCAGCTGGTTGCCGGGGCCGGCGGCGGCGTCGCGAACACGATCGCCCTCGTCGTCGGCGGGGTCAGCGCGTTCACCCTCGCCGCGGACGGGGCCACGATCCTGGACAACGCGGCGGCGGGCACGTCCGCGCTGACCGCACCCACGGCCGGCACGGTGGCCTCTCCGGACGGGGTCCTGCGGCTGCACTTCGCCAAGGGAGACACGATCTTCCTGACCGGCGTGCCCACCGCGGCCCAGTACGGCACCGCGCGGACGGACATCGTGATCGCCCGCGAGAACACCGCGGGAGCGTGACGTGCGGCTGATCGTCCAGGTGGAGCAGGGCGCGGGGGAAGACCGCAATTCCCCCGAGGCTCTGGCCGCGCTGGAGAAGGCGCTACACCAGACCGCGGCCAGCCTGCTCGGAGCATCGCTGGACCCACCCGCCGAAGGGAAGCTCCCGACGCAAGCCGCGCGGAACCTCCAGGCCCGGATCGAAGCGTACTACCAGGAGCAGCTGCTCCCGCACATGATCGAACAGATTTTGGAGGTATTGCCGCAATGAGTACCCCGATTGCCCCGACCGAGCCCTACTTCTCGTCCATCGGCGGGCGGAAGATGCTGGTCCTGCTGATCGCCGTGGCCTTCGCCGTGGCCGTCATCGCGGTCGCGCTGTTCCGGGCGGTGCCCACGGAGACCCTGGGGGAGGTCTTCCGCTTCCTGGAGGTGGTGATCCTCGCGTACATGGGAGCGAACGCGATCTCGGCCGGCTCGGCCGCGGTGGCGAAAGCAGTCGGGCAGAAGCCCGCGTCCACGCCCGGGGTGGAGCTGCTCTCGCTGAAGGTGTCCGACTCCGAGGATCTGCCCGAGAAGTCTGGCGAATGAGCCGACGGACCCGGTGGATCCTGCTCGGGGTGGCCTGCATCTTGGCAGGTTTCTTTCTGGGCCTGGCGATCTTCGGGCGCGGGGAGTGGGGCTTTCTGGGGGTGCTCGCGGGCTTTTTCGGGCTGGCCGTCAAGCCTGAGCCGGAGATCCCCGAGGTAGAACAGCGGGTGGCGACGGCCAAGCGGGAAGTGGCTGTAGCGCAGGAGCGGGCGAAGGAAGCGGCCCGCGAGGTGAGCGTGGATGTTGCGGAAGCTGCTACTGGTCGGGATCGCCCTCGTACTGCTCGCAGGGTGCTCGACTACCTCCGGAGCGCGAACCGCGCCGGGAAGTAGTTTTGCCACCGCGGCGGGCTGCTCCGAGACGTTGACCCCTGTTGCTCTGCCAGTCGTGGCCGACGAAGATCTCCGCGTCGAGCCAATGGAGGGGGTGATCTCCCCCGACCCGGCTGCCTGGACAACCCCCTTTCACGGCCAGCTTCTTTCCGATGCAGCTCTGGCGCTTTTGGAGGCGAAAGCCCGGGGCGGAGAGCTGCGCGAAGACGAGGCAGAGCGGCTGCGGGGGGTCGCCTGTCGGCTGCTCGGAGAAGTAGAGCGAGATCTGGTGCGACAACGGGCCGAGCTGGGGACGGCTCGGCGTAGTCTGGGGATGTTGGCGGCGGGGTCGGCTGGGGCGGTGCTCCTGCTTGCGATCCTCGCGGTTGCTGGGAGGTAGCGGCATGGGATGGATCGAAGCACACTGGCCCCTTTTCGTGGTCGCGGCCTCGCTGGCCATTCCTCTGATTCTGGCGGGGATGATGCTCGTCCGCGTGACCGGGCACGGCAACGCGACGAGCACCGGCCGGCAGAGCATCGGGGAGCAGCACATTGCCCTGCAGAACGGACGGCAGGAATGCCCGCCGGTGGTCTACACCACGATGGGCAGCCTGGCAGCGGCTGTTCAAGAGCTGCAGCGGCAGGTGGCCGAGGGCTTCCGTGAGGTGCGGGTTGACCAGAAAGAGACGCGGATGCAGCAGGCGCAGATCGCGGCCGATCTTCGGGTGGCCTCCGAGGGCTTCCGGGTGGCCGCCGAGGGCTTCCACGCGTTCTCCCGGCTGATGGAGCGATTCGACATCGAGGAAGAGACGATCCGCGTGCTCGACCGGGAGGCAGACGCGCTCGGCCGGGCGGGTGAGCGGGAGAGGGCGCACGGGTGATCCCGATCCGCCCGAATCGGGAGCAGCTGCGGCGGCACGTCGAGCGAGCTTCAATTACCCCCGAGGTGGCCAAGGCGATCCGGGAGATCGTCCAGCTGCACCATGAAGCTCTTGTCGAGGCGGTCTGCGGCGGGAGCATGCTCCCCGAGGCCGTGACGGCTCAGATCCGGGCTGCAGGGATCCCGCGCTGGGCCGGTCCTTCTGTCGTCGAGTCGGGGGTCGACCTGGGGATCCTCACCGCGGGCCTAAAAGACCCCTTCCAGGACGAAGTTGACCCTGACGAGCTGGCCCGGCGGATCCTGCACCAGCGGGAGTTGCCGCTGTCCTACGCAGAGGCCGTGGCTGAGCAGGAGGCCAAAGAGAAAGCGGCCATTTACTGCCGCGGCCTCGGAAACACCGTCGACAAGGAGACGCAATCGTTGATCGTCGAGACGACGGTCGAGAACCGCGCGCAGCTGGTTGACGCGATCCGCGACGAGACGGCCGAAGCAATCCACTGGCGCGAAACGCGTTTCGCAATGAAGAGTCGGCTCGGTCGGGCAACTGGCGAGTGGCACCGGGATCTGCACCGGATCGCCGAGACGGAGCTGCACAATGCGATGCAGGCCGGGCGCGGGGCGGCAATCGAGCGCGACCACGGGGAGGGCGCGCAGGTAGCGAAGCGACCCAATCCGTCTGCCTGTCCTGCGTGTTTGAGCATGTACCTGGATGGTGACGGCAACCCGCGGATCTTCCGGCTGTCAGAGATCAAGAGCGCGAGCAACGCCCGGGATCCCCAGACGGGCAAGCCGCGAAAGCGCGCGGACTGGGTTCCCGCCTTGGAGGCGCTACACCCCCACTGTTTCCTGCCCGGGGCAGTTGTCCAGGGCCGGATTCAGCTGGCGACCCGGGCGCTGTACCACGGGGAAGCCGTTGAAATACTTACTGCTCGTGGGCACAAGCTCACCGTCACGCCGAATCACCCCGTACCGACCGCGGACGGCCGCTGGCTCCCGGCGGGAAAGGTCGCGCAGGGCGATGATCTGCTCTGCTACCTTGGCGGGCAGGAAGGGGATGGTGCGGCCCGAGTCGCGCCTCGTCCGGACCCCCGGCACGAACAGCAGAACCCAGCCCGTATCGAGGAGGTATTTGACGCGTTTGCGAAAGGCGGTCGGTGTGCGCGATTGCATGCCTCCCCGATGGACTTCCACGGCGATGCGATCGGCCTGGAGGGCGACGTCGATGTTGTATGGCCCGCAAGCGTGCTGTTGCGAGACGGCCTCTCCCCGGTCACGGAGTGCGGTAGCGATCTCGTCTTCCCCGAAGCCGACGTTGCGGCCGTAGCCGGTGGTCTGTCGCTCAGTTGCGCGGCGGGCTCGCAGCTCGGGAGACTCGGTTTGTCCTCGGCGGCTGGCCCAGGCGCTACCGAGCTGGCGCTCGACAGCAGTCCGATCCATGCGCAGGTGCTCCCACTTGATGTACTCCTGCTCGGACTGGCTTCGGAGCTGGACACCTGCGTCGAGGAGTTTGGCCTGCAGGGTGTTCCTTGCGACGCCGGCTTCGCCGGCAAGCTGCTTGATCGATTCCCCGGAGCGGTAGCGGCGGACAAAGTCGTTCAGGTTCGGAAGTTCAATTTTTCTGGTCATGTGTACGATCTCCAGTCGGAAACTGGATGGATCGTAGCAGACGGGGTTGTAACAAGCAACTGCCGCTGCCAGCTGATCTACGTTCCCGAGGGCTGGGGCTTCGACGAAGACGGCCGGCTGGTTCCCCCGAGGCGCAGGTGAGCCCGCCGCGCGTCTGCTGTCCGGGCTGCGGCCGGAAGGTTGCGCAGGAGGACAGCGATGGAGGCGGCTGGCTGGCCCGTACATCGGTTCTGAAGGTCGGGCCGGGCGGGGAGGTCAAGATCCGCTGTCGCCACTGTGGCGGCCTGGTAGCCCTGCCCTTGACCGAACGTCGGACCCCTCCGCTCATGGTGCGGCGCTAGAGTTATCGTATGCTCTACTACTCGTCGCGGATCCTCCGCGCAGGTGCAGCTTCGCTGCGCTCATGCCGCGGGTTTCGGCCCCCGCGTCGGCGTTTCGACTTTCCCCCGCTGGTTCCAGCCGCCACGGAAAAATACCCTCCGCGCAGGGGTTGTCGGCTCAGGCTGCGCGTCGCGGAAAACCACCCTCCGCGCTGGGGTTGCAGACGGTCAGGCCGGTGGTCGCGGATTCGTTCCCTCCGCGCAGGTGTTGCCGGCGGCCGCAGGTGCAGACGGCGTCCGCCAACCCCAGGGTCGCGGATTTGTTCCCTCCGCGCAGGTGTTGCCGGAGTTCGGTCCCGAGCCTGTGAGCACATTCTGATGGCGTCGCGGATTTGTTCCCTCCGCGCAGGTGTTGCCGGACGCCAGCTGATCGAGCTTGCTTATGAAGGAGAGTAGTCGCGGATTTGTTCCCTCCGCGCAGGTGTTGCCGGCACTCTCATTTTCAACCATCTCCTCTTGCTTGCGAGCCAGTCGCGGATTTGTTCCCTCCGCGCAGGTGTTGCCGGTCGATCAGCTGGCGTGCAGCGCGCCGGTCCTTCGGGAGGTCGCGGATTTGTTCCCTCCGCGCAGGTGTTGCCGGGGCACGTCACGGAATACCAGGAACGGCAAGGCTTTCTGCTTCGCTTTGCGAGCGGGTCTTTTTGAGTCGACTCCACTTCGATCCGCTTTTCTGCAACTCCTTGGAATTATTGGCCGTCGCTTTCCCGTTCGGGGTTGCCACACCTTCCCGCTCGCTTCCATAGTGGATCAGGAGTACCCGAGCCGCGTTCTCGTCTTGATCCCAGCAGGCTCCGCACCCCGGACAGACGTGGTCGACGGACGCCGCGGCGTCCCATTTTTCAGTGTGGCCGCAGAGGTGGCATTCTTGCGTGGTATAGGCCGGATCCAGTTTGACGACGGTCTTCCCGCGCATCGTGAACGCGTTGATCAGGCAGAGTCGCAGCTCGGAAGGAGCGGCGATCCGCTGTTGAAGACGCGCTGCGGGCCTTTCCACCTCTTCGGCCTCGGGAGCGATGTGCCGCTGCATCTTGCTTAGATCGAAATCCTCCAGGATCAGCGTGTTGTACTGCTCGGCCAACCGAGCCGCGGCGACACGGTAAACTTCCCGGCGACGGCGCAGAACCTTGTCTCGCAGGTTTTCCTGCCACTGCCAGAGGTGGTAGTCCTGTTTTTCCCAGGTGTCGAGCAGAGTAAAGCCCTCGTCATCGTCGGGAAAGCGGGCCTCTCGCCAAGCTCGAATCAGGATGACGAGGTGCCCCGTAGCTTTCCAGAGGTGGACGTAAGCAATCCCCAGATCGGCCATCCACGCAGGAATCTTGTGGACTGAGATCCACGCGATGAGGCTCTTCTGCACCTCGTTGAAGTTCTTTTTGCGGATGCTCTGAAGGTCACTGACCTTCTGCAACCGCTCTTGAATCGGAATGTCTACTCCGATTTCTCCCAGATCCCCGTCCGATCCGACGAAGAAGCCTCCCCGGAGCGATGCCGGCTTGCCGCGCCAGCCCAGGTCGACCGCGAGGAGCCGATTTCCGGGTACGACGATCTGTTCGGGGGTCTCTAGGGAAAGGCAGAGAGACCAGCTCGGTTTGCCCGCCAACCGGGACACCTTGACTTTGGCCCACTTGACTCGGCTGTTCGGGGGCACCGGCCGATGCAAGGTCACCGGCCAGGTGGCCCAGATCGGCTTACCTGTTGAATCCGAGGAGACGCGCAGGTGAGCGACTGTTCGCTGTTCCGGAGAGCGGCGGCGATCCCAGGCCGACGCGGGGACGGGGTCCAGGTAGAAGCGGGTATTGGGCGTGAAGATCTCCGCGCAACCCAGCCCCCCCTGAATCTGCACGGCGACGGTTCCCTCGCCAGTCCAACGGGGGAAGCTCGGGGGAGTCGGGGCTTTTCGGGCTTGGTCTACTGACTGTTCGACGAGCAGGTAGGTACCCCAGTAGCAGTTGCAGGCGGCGCGGGCAGCTTTGGCCCAGGTCAGGTGCCTGGCACCGATCTCCACGATCGTCTCCTTGACGGCGGCTTCCTTGAACAGCAGCGAGCGCGCCGTCTTCTCCGCGGCCCAGGCTGCTTTCAAGGCCGTGCGTGCCGCCTTGATCGCGTCGCGTTGCTCCGGCGTCTCGGATCGGCTCTGGGTAGCCGAGCGGGCCTTTCCTAGATCGGCCAGGACTGCTGCCAGGTGCAGCTCCGCCTGTCCGCGGGTGTCCGTGTAGCCGGAGAGGCCGGAGGTGGCAAGCAGCTCGTCTACCTGCTTGCGGCGGGAGACTTCGATCTCGATCAGTTTCTTGTGGTACTCGAAGGCCAATTTCAGCTGGCGATCTACCTGAAACGCACCTGCTGTGGGCGCTTGCAGCCCATACTTGTAAACGAAGTTGCGCACGGTGTTCTCCTTCTGTAGAATCCAGTTACGCCGGCACGGGGGCTCAATACCCGTGACCCCTACCCGAGCCCCTCACCGGCTGACCCGGGGGGCTGCGAGCGGCCCGAGGGCCTTGCCAGGGGGAACGCCTACTCCTCGTCGCCGAACCAAATCCCACAGTGGTCGCAGGCGGCGGTCCCCTGGCCCGAGGGAGAGTAGCCCAGGAGAGGCTCTCCGCACCTCGGGCACGGGTCTCCCTGGTGGAGCTGGCGCGGAGTGCCGACTGGCCGGTTCCCCCGCACGAGCAGACAGCCGCGGCCCATGGCGCTACCCTCGCCGTGGCGCAGCTCGGCGTACAGGTCTCGCTGGCGCTGCCACCACGGATAGGGAGCGTACACCCGCCAGGTCGAGCCCTCGGGCGCCCTCTCCGCCCAGACGACCGCCGCCTCCCGGGTGGGGAAGTACCGCTTCTGGTCCACCGGGACCCCGTCGCCATCGAGCGCCTGCACTTCCCATTTGCCGTCCATGATCTCTCCTTCCCGGCGCAACGGCCGGGCCTCGTCTGACTGCTCGGCTACTCTCCCGCCACTGGCCGTCTGGCCATCTCCTCGGCCTTGTGGAGCAAGCGCCGGATGCTCTCCGGGATCTCGATGCCCTTCTGCTCAACCAGCCCTACGAGGAAGCGCAGCACCGGCAGGGCCTCGTGTTGCCAGCGCAAGAGGCTATCGTGTCGGTCCCGCAGTCGCAGGATCTCCATATGGGCCCCGTAGAAGTTGTCGCCGTGCTCGTCGATCCGGCGGCACCCTTCCAGCGCCTTGTCGATCTTCTCCCGATAGTAGCGCCAGTTGTAGTGGATCAGGGTGGCGGCCTCCCGGGCTTCCCGCTCCCCCTTTTCCGCTGCGATGGCGCGTTGCCACTGCTCGCCGGCCATCCGGCGGGCGGCGGCCAGCTGACGGCGCAGATCCTCGTCGTAAGCGGCGCACATATCGGAGTAGTCCAGGCAGGTGTTGTCATCCAAGATCCCCTCCTACTTCGTCGCGATGTAGACCAGCGGGCACCAGATCGGGTCGGATACCTCGGCGGCGTGTACCTCCACCCAGCGCTTGAATTCGCGCAGGAACAGGTGGTTCGGGCAGTCGGGGCAGCTCTCGGGCCCCCTCCCGCAGCAGGCCGAGGTGCAGCAGGTCGGATAGACCCGGACCCGCGGATCTTGGTACTCTTCCATCTACTCGACGACCGCGGTGCAGAGGCCGGTGCCCTCTCGCCAGCTGACGGCCACCCGGCTCCCGCACGTCTCCTTGCAGGACCGGCCCGTCCGGGCCACCAGGCGGAGGGTGCCCCAGGCATTTCCCTGCCAGGCGTCGTCGGCCTGCTCGTAGCGCGCGCTCGGGAGCGAGAACGGCGGGAGGCTGAGGAAGTGCTCGGCGGTCGTGGTCTGGGTTTTGCCAGGCATGGTCCCCTCCTTCTGCTGCTGTGTCGTTCTCCCCTTCCCCTACTAATCTAATCACCCGTTAGGAGGGAGTCAACAGGAAAAGAGGAAAGGCGGAGGCGAAACGCGTTTCGCCACCCGATCCGCTCTTCGTGGAAAAGTTATTGACAGGACCGCGCGAGTCTGCTTTGCTGATGGCATACCAGCGCGGGGGGTTACCCGCGACGAGGCTCACGGGTTGCACCAAGTGCTTTCACCCCGCCCTGGGTGGAGTGGTGTATTCGTGGGCTCAGACTTCCGATTCTACGTTGCCGCGCAGCCTTTCGTGAAGGCTATGCCTGCGCGGGGGCTTGGTTCCCGCGACGAGAAATCGGAGGGTGGCGGCTGTACCCTGCGAATCGGCGGGATCGTTTCCACGGAGAGCACAGACCAGGACGGCGAGAAGCTCCTGCGACGCGGCCTCGACTTCGGGCCCTTCGAGAACAACGGCTTTTTCAACGACAACCACGGCCGGGCGACAACTGACGTTGTCGGCTACCCGACCGGATCCGCCCGCTGGGTGGAAAAAGGCAGTCTCCTGCCAGACGGCAGCGGGGACAAGGCCACCGTCTCCGGATGGTGGGTCGAGGGCGTGCTCGTCGGCGAGAAGGGCCAGGAGATCCATCGGATCGCCCGGGACCTGAAAGGCAGCGGCCGCTCCCTGGGCTTCTCGATTCAGGGCAGCTACCTGTCGCGGGACCCGCTCGATCCCAAGGTTGTGACCAAGGCCGTGGTCAAGCACATCGCAATCACGGCTGTTCCGGTCAATTCCGAGACGGAGTTGCGACTGCTGGCCAAAGCGCTCTCCGCGGGCAGCGCGATCGTCAACCCGGGCGCGTCGGCCGGCGGCGGCTTCCCACTGCGGCGGGAGTCGCTGGGGAGCATGATCAAGGTCGCGGGCTCGCCCGACGATCTGCTGGTCCTGTACGCCCGACCCAAGAAAAAGAAGCGGGGCCTCTCCGAGAAGGAAGGGCGGGAAGCCTTGCGGCGGCGGTATCCGAACCTCCCCGACGAGATGCTGGGGAAGGCGTACAGCTTCGCTTGCGCGCTGAAAGCTCGGCTGGGCGGTGCGTTGTGACCGAAAACCAAGACTCCACGCTGGGATCTGCCCTGGTGTGTGACAAGATGCGAGGATAAGACCATGGCGAGGATGGCTTTTTCGGACTACGCCGCGAAGTGCGGTGCAGGCGGCCGCCCCCCGATGGACAAGGCGACCTTCGACGCCCTCGACGACGAGGCGTACAAGAAGGCCGTTGAGCCCGACGAGGATGACGAGGAAGAGGAAGAGGAAGAGGAGTCCGAGGAGGCCGAGAAGAGCCTGGACCTCGCCCCCGACGAGGAGGAGCTGGCCAAGAGCATGGAGTTTCTCATGGCCATGAGCGAGACGGATCAGGCAGGCCCCGCGGCCAGCCGGATCGCCGCGCTGTCGGGCAAGGCCGCCTCCGGCACCCTGGAGAAGAGCGAGCGGGCCGAGCTGGCCACCCTCCTCCTGGGCGAGCAGGACGCCCCCCTCTCCGACCCGCTCCTGAAAAGCCAGGGCGCGCAGGATGCTTTCGAGGCTTCCGAGTTTCTGGCCACCTTCGGGACGCAGCTCGCGAAGAGCCTCGACGAGCTGGCGACCCGCGTGGACGTCCGCAGCAACGTCCAGACCGACTTCAACAAGCGCCTCGCCCGTGGCCTCGACGCGCTCGTCAAGAGCATGAGCGCGGAGCGCCAGGAGTCGGCGCGTATGGTCAAGAGCCTGACCAAGCAGGTGAAGCGCCTCACCGTCGAGGTGGAGCGCGTCGCCGGCCAGCCCGTGCCCTGGGCCGGGAAGACCCACCTGACCACGGCGCAGCTGGAGAGGAGCGGCCGGGAGGGTGCGGATCTCCCCCTGCTCCAGAAGAGCGGCACGATCTCCAAGGTGCAGGCGCAGCGGGCCGTCTCCCGGCTCTTCTCGGAGGCGGTGGACAAGGATCCGGAGCTGGCGAAGAGCCTGGGCGAGACCTTGTCCCTGATCAACGTCACTTCAGGTGACTGGCGGAGCGTGCGCGGGATGACCGCGGACCTCGTGGAAACCGTGACCCGATCCGCGCAGTCGGCGGGCTGACAAGCAGGAGGAGCACTATGAACTCTCTCGTCACACTCGCCGACTATGGCGACGGCGTCTTTCCTGGGATCGCAACCGCGGACGAGGTTCGCGAGCTGACCAAGGCCCTGGTGGCCGGGCAGGACATCAACTCCCCCGGCGCAGGCGCGGGGCGTGGTTTTCCGCTCCGTGTGGAATCGCTCGACGACGTCCTCAAGGTCGTCACGTTCCAGCAGAAGGACCTCAAGTTCTGGGCCGACATCCCCAAGAAGCCCGCCTACAACACCGTCGAGGAAAGCAATCGGCTGTCTTCGGTCGGTAACGAGGACGGGATCTTCCTCTCCGAGGGTGAGCTGCCCGAGGAAGACGACACCACCTACGAGCGCTTGTACAACATCATCAAGTTCATGGGCACGCTGCGACGCGTCACCCACCCGATGATGGTGATCAAGAATGCTCTGCCCGATTCCGTGCTGGCTTCCGAGGCGCGGGCCGGGACGCTGAAGCTGCTCCGGGGTGTGGAGCTGAAGCTCTGGGACGGGGACGCGACCGCGGACGCCGTGGAGTTCTCCGGCTTCTTCCGGAAGTTCGTCGACGGTGTGTGCGGCTACGCGACCGGTGCGGGCAACGTGGCCGGCTCGATCGCCTGGCACGCCGACCTGGACACCGTCCTGGCCACCAACCTGATGCAGGATCTCCGCTACGGGCCCATCACTGAGGACCGGGCGGCCGACATCATCACCTACGCCTCCGACGACCCGAACCACGCCGACATCACGGACTGCTACTTGCCGTACACCTGCCTGACCGATTTCGGCAAGCAGCTGTACCCCAAGGAGCGGACCAACCGTCTGAGCGAGACCGGCAAGGTCGGGATCGTCCCGACCAGCTTCCAGTCTCCCTTCGGCGAGGTGCCCTTCAAGCCGTCGAAGTTCGTGCGGCGCAGCTGGCTGGCCAACCAGCTCGGCACTGGCAACCTGGCGAAGCGCCCGGCCGCGCCCACCCTCGGCGTCGGCGGCGTGCTGACCCCCGCCCTCGCGGGCGGCTTCCCCGGCTTCGGTGGAACCACCCAGGGCCGCACGGCTCCCGTGGCCGTGGACGGCGCGGGCAACTACACCTGGCAGGTGGTCGCCTGCAACCGCTACGGCAAGTCCGCCCCGCTTTCCATCGCCCCGGTGGCGGTGGCCGCGGGCGACATGGCCCAGATCCCGCTGGTGGATGGCTCGCCGGCCGGCGTGACCACGCACTACGAGATCTACCGGTCCCTGCGCGGCGGCGCGGCGACGACCGCCCGGTTCATCTTCCGGGCGACCCGGACGGCCGCGGCCCAGACGGTGACCGACTTCAACCGGTTCCTGCCCGGGACCTCCAAGGTCTACTGGATCCAGAGGAATCTGCAGGCGATGGCCTGGCAGCAGCTCCTCCCGCTGCTGAAGATCAACCTGGCCCAGATCGACCTGACCGTCCGGTTCGCGATGATTTTGTACGGTGCCCTGGAGGTCTATGCTCCTCGAAAGCACGCGGTCATGATCAACGTCGGCCCGCTGACCTGAACGTAGCCGATCTCTCCCCCCTGGCGGCCGCTACTGCAATCCGGCGGCCGCCAGGGGTGGGGAGAATCGCCGGGGGATTGCAATGCTGGTGCGTTGGACCGACCGCCTGGACCTGGCCCCGAAAACAATCACGGCCAGCGGTCTGACCGTGGACCTGGACGAGCAGGGCTACGTCCTGGCCGAGCTGGACCTTGCCCGGACTGAGCGGCTGCTCGGGACTGGTCAGTTCGCGGTCTGCGAGGGCTCCCTGGACGAAGCTCGGGCGCAGGCCGCTCTGGAAGTAGCCCGCACCCGACCCAAGCCGGCGGAGCTGACCGTCGAGGGTTGCGTCCGCTTCCTGACCGAGGCCGCGGCCAAGGATCCGGCGGTGCAACTGCTCCTGGCCGGGGTTTTTGGGCAGGCTCCGCAGCTGGCCTACGCCGCGGGTCCGGAAGAGGAGATCGGCGACGAGCCCGACGAGCCTCCCGCGGCCCAGCGCGACGAAACGCGTTTCGCCGCGGTCGATCCGGTGCCGCTGATCCTCCCCGAAGACGAAGACGACTTCGGCGACCTCGACTCCTCACCCGAGTCGCTCGGTCAGTCGCCCCAGGAAGCCCAGCAGGGCCTCCAGAATGCGCTGCAGCCAGCTCCGGAGGCTTCCTCCGAGGTGTCGTCGCCCCCGGTGGCGGACGTGGCCGCAGAGAGGCTGGCAGAGGCATTCTCGCTGCGGCAGCAGTACCTCTCCGACCGGAAGGGGCTCCAGAAGATCCTCAAAAGCAAGGGGACCGCCTATTCCCCGCGCGATTCCGTCACCACGCTGATTTCCAAGCTGCTCGGCCTCCCGGAAGGCTGGGCGCAGCAGGAATAGGGGTAGCTTGCCATGGCGATGACCGACAACATCTACCGAGTCCTTCTGGAGACGGACGTCACCCACGGGGACTTCCTCGGCTGGCTCAACAGCCTGGCCACCGGGGCGGGGCTGGAAGACAACTGCATCCTGCTCCAGCACATGAGCGACAACTCCGTCGACACCCCGGAGCTGGTCGACGACTGCCTCTCCGCGGCCGCAGCCGGCCGGGCCAAGATGGAGGCCGGCTACTTCGGAGCCGGTGTCGCGGCCTCGGCCGCGCACTTCGCGGCCGGCTTCTGGACCAACGCGATCATCGCCAAGTTCGCGGACAGCCTCTTCGCCGCGGATGCCGCCTCCCGGGCCAAGTTCGTGGACGGGATCTGGGAGCCGGCCAAGCTCTCGTTCCAGCCCGTCATGGACGCGGGGGAGCCGTCGAGCTTCTGCGCGCACTTCACGATCGGCGCGTTCCCGGTCGGGCAGACCATCCAGGTGGCGGCCGGCGAGGTGTGGACGTCGGCCAACCCGGTTGTCGGTCCCCGGGACTTCCTGGGCGGGGCCGGCGCGGCAGCCGATCTGGCCTCCTTCGTCGCGGCGGTCAACGCCGACGCGACCTCGGCGGCCGTCGCGCTGGACGCGGCCGGCGACACCGCGCTGCTCGTCGGGAAGCTCCCGGCAACTGTCCTGGCCGGGGTCAGCTCGCACGCCAACTGCGTGATCGCGGGGATCAACCCGCTGGTCGCGGCGGTGGACAAGAACCGGGCGGAGGGCACCTACACGCTCGACGCAGGCGCGGTCGACACGGGCTTCCTGGCGGCCGGTGACGAGATCATGATCGGCTCGGTTCTCGGCGGCGCGGTTCCCCCGCGGGTCAAGAGTCTGCTTTGCACCACGGCCGGTGGCGCGGTGCGGATCCTTGCGACGGTGGTGCGAACGGTGCGTGCGCTGGGCGGCAACCGCTACGCGATCTGCCTGGCGGACGGTGGCGCGGTCCTGGCCGCCAGTGACGTGATCGAGTGGGAGGTGGTCTGGTAGTAGTAGTTCGTCTACTTCTGCTGACCCTTACCTGGAGGTGACCCGTGGCCGGTGAAGTCAAAGGCATTCAGATTGCCGCCTACCCTGCGCCGACGATGGCTCGCGCGATCTTCGGCTCCGGATCAGACGGGGCGGGCGCGTATCTCGGCCCTGCTGTCCTGGGACGGGACACTTTTCACACGGACTGTGCTGTGGACAGTGACCTCAGCACCAACGGCAACGTGCTCTACGTCAGCGGGACGCTGACGATCAGCGCCGGGAACCACCTGTGGGGGCGTGATCCCAGTACGGGAGATGGTGGAGTCGGCGGCGATGGCGCGGCCGGCGCAGGCGGCGCGGACGGCACTGCCGGCGCGGTGGCCTACACCGCGCTTTCGCGGCTCGCCACGGCCCTTTCCGGTGGAGCTGGGGGGCTCGGCGGCAACGCGGCAGCGGCCGGGAACGCCGGGGGAGCCGGGAACGCCGGGACGGGCATGGGGGGCGACTCCGGGACTGCCGGGGCCAGTGGAACCGGAGATGGTGGCGCAGTGGGCGCTGCCGGCGCGCAGGCGACCGAGATCCTCTCCCCGACCTACCTGATGGTGAGCAACCCGACGCGGGATGCTGCCGGCAATGCCGCCCATGGGGGCTGTGGTGGCCCGGGAGGCGGGGGTGGCCCCGGCGGTGCCGGTGGTACCGGCGGCGGTGGCGGAGGGGGCGGAGGGGGTGCTGGCGGCTGTCCGCTGGTCGTTTTCGCGCGCAACGTCGTGGTCGAGGCCGGCGGCTTCATTCAGGCCAACGGCGGTGCTGGCGGCAACGGCGGAAACGCCGAGGCTTCCGGGAACACCGCGGGCGGCGGGGCTGGTGCGGGCGGTGGCGGTGGCTTCGTCTACATCGTCTGCGAGACCTACGCGAACGCCGGGACGGTGGAAGCCGCGGGCGGGCTCGGCGGCACCGGCGGGGCCAAGAATGGCACCGGCACCGTGGGCGCGAACGGCGTGGCCGGCGCGGCTGGGAAGGTCGTGATCGTCGATCTCGTGGCCGGAACGGTCCTCGTTTCCTGATAGGAGGAAGACCATGCCCGGAAAGATCAAGGCGCGGCAGATCGTCACGCCCGTTCACGCGGGGTTGAATGGAGCCGTGTTCGGTTCGGGAAGCGACGGCGACGTCACGCCGGCCGTAGATACCACGCTTGGGCGGAGCGTGTACTACCGCAACTTGACGATCAACGCCGGGATCGACCTGTACGCGGAGGGCTGCCGGATCTTCGTGTCCGACACCCTGACGATCGCCGCGACCGGGACCATTCGCGGGGCCAACCCGGCTCTGCTGGCCGGGTCCAACGGAGGGCCTCCGGCAGCCGGTCCCGGTGGTATCCACGCGTACGCCTCATCTGCGCCCGTGCTCGCGGCAATTGTCTCTGGGAGCGCTGGCGGAAACGGCGGCAATCCCGGGGACGGCGCGGGCGGTGTGGCCGGGGTGGCTGCCACAGGCACCGGAGGCTCTGGCGCAGCTGGGGGCCTTGGTGGGGCCAGCGGCGGGGTTCCCGTGCCTGGTCTAGGAGGCATTGCCAGTCCGCAGATTCTCCAGCCCGGCTACTCGATCGCTACCGGAACGCTCTCGGCCGGTGGGGATGCTCTCCAGGCGGGATCTGGCGGCGGCGGTGGAGGCGGCGGCGGACAAGTGATCGGCGCGGGGGTTGTCGGCGGCGGCGGGGGCGGAGGTGGGTGTGGCGGGGCTCCGCTGGAGATCTACGCGAAGCACGTCGTCAACAACGGCACGATCAGCTCGGTCGGCGGTATCGGGGGAAACGGGGCAAATGCGGGCGGCGGCGGCGGTGGATTGCCCGCTGGGGGCGGAGGCGGAGGCGGAGGCGGAGGCGGAGGGTACGTCAAGCTGGTGTACGAAACCTACACCGGGACGGGGGTGCTTGTTGTTGCCGGCGGCGCGGGTGGCATCGGCGGGAACAAGTACGGCATCGGCGGGGACGGCGCAGCTGGGGACACCGGCGCGGCCGGCAAGATCATCCAGATCGACCTGACCGCCGGGACGGTGACTGTCTCGTAAGGGAGGACCGCGTGGGCAAACCGAAAGCGCTCAATACCTGCCTGAATGAGGCAATGGCCGGCGTTGGTTCTCCCGACGAGCGCGGAGCGGCCCAGCTGGTCTTCGACTTGATCAGCTACGGTGGCACGCCCCTGGAAGGGGCCGCGGGAAACGGAGCGGCCGGGGCTGCCCTGGACGTTTCCGCGCTCGCCGGCCGCAACGTGCTGATTTCCACGGAGGGAATCACGCGCTTCCACGTCAACGTGGCCCCCACGGCGACCGGTTGGTGGTTCTCGCTGCCGGCCGGGCCCTCCCAGAAGGCGCGGCTGCCTGACGGCGCGTTGACTCTCACTGCCTGGGGAGTCGGGGCCGCCCACCGCTTCGTCGTGGTTCCGCTCGACCAGGAGACCTAGCCCGTGGCCTGGCCCAACCCGGTACCGCTGGACGCCCGCAACTGCATCCTGTACGGATTCATTCGCTCGGCAACCGGGGCAGGCGTGCTCGGCGTGCAGGTGCTCGTCGGGCCGCCGGAGATCCGGACCGAGGTCGGATTCACGACCGAGACGGGGCAGACGTTCGGGGAGGGCACGCTTGACTACGAGTCGGAGGTCTTTACCGATTCCGCTGGCTATTGGCAGATTGAAGTTCGGCAAGGGCTATCCTATCGGATTCGGATTCCCCGGCTCAAAATGGATACGACTGCCCAGGTCCCTGCGGCTGTTCGACAGGACTTCACCTATTGGGCGTACCAGCCGGTTATTTCTGACTCGCGCAAGTTCATTGCCGATCCTGTCAACGCGCCCACGGCCATTGACACCAGTCTTCTGGTACGGGTTGACGCCGATCTACAAGATTTTGTTCTGAAGCTCTGGGACAAGATCAAGATCTGGGAATGCGCGACCCGCAATGGAACCTACGTCGAGACAACAACCGCGCTGACCCGCATTGAGCTTGTGGATGGGCGCACCTTCTATGAGTTTTTCATGGCGGGTGTGGCCGCGGGCAAGTGGTACAGGGCCAGCTACTTTAATAGCACACGGGCGATCGACGGGCCGCTGGGCCCGCCAATCAAAAACGACCCTCCGGACTACACCATCGTCCTGACCGTGGACGAATTGAAGGAATACTACCTATTCGGGGTGAATCTGACCGACGATCTGGGAAAACCCTACTCCCGGGATATGTACGAGGGCTACATCCGGGACGCAATCGGTTGGATGGAACGGGAGCTGGACGTCTCCTTGAAGCCCAAAGCGCAGGTGGAGTCGCAGGACTTCAACATCCGCGACTACGACGAGTGGTGTTTCGTCCAGCTGAACCACCTGCCGATCCTGGCCGTCGACTCGATCGAGTTTCGTCTGGGGAACCAGTCCATCTTCGCCGTGCCAAACGACTGGGTCCACATTGACCTCCGTTCCGGCCAGCTCCAGCTGCTCCCGACCTCAGGCAGCCTGGGCACCGCGATGATGTCTACGCCGGGGACGTTCGGCTCGATGATGATGCGGATGTTCTCCCGCGTCCCGGACTACATCCGAGTGACCTACCGGCACGGCTTTGCAATCCAAGCCATCCCGCCGGAGATCAAAAACCTTGTGGCCTATCGAGCCAGCTTCGGCCCGTTGAACATTGCAGGCGATCTGCTTGGCGGGGCGGGCATTGCGTCGGCCAGTCTGAGCCAAGATGGTATCTCACAGAGCTATTCGACCACAAGTAGCGCCACAAATGCCGGCTACGGGGCAAGACTGATACAATATACTAAGGAAATTAAAGAAAGGATGCCCGGCCTCAAAAGATACTACCAAGGTATCCGTGCGGTCGTCGGATGAGCGGTAGATTCCCCAGTCGCTATCTCATTATGGACGATGAGATTGTTACAAAGCGAGCATCGTCCTACTTCCGTCGAGATCTTCTCACTGCGCTTCTCAATTCGCGCCAGGCGTACAACCTCTGCTGGGCGCGGGCGGTCAAGTGCCCGTGTACGGCCAACGTCCAGACCGAGCAGCCGGATCCGTCCTGCCCCTACTGCTATGGGGTGCTCGGCAACCTGCCTGGCTGGCGCTACGTTCTCCCGCGGGCGGACGTCTTCCCCGAGGAGGGCAACTCGACTGGCAGCGTAGCCTTCGACGGCGGAGAGCTGATCCGGGGGTTGGTCAGCAACCAGGGGATCCGGCGGGAGCAGGAGAAGCAGGGGGAGTGGGAGTTTGGTACGGCGACCCTCTCCGTGCGGCCGGAGACGCCGCTGGGCTACTACGATCGGTTGATCATGGTCGACGCGGTCATGCCCTACGATCAAGTGCTCACCCGAACGGCCGGGACAACTACCCTGGCGACCGGACGTGACGAGCAGACCCAGCTGCGGTACCCCATTGTGGAGGTTCTGGACGCGCGGTCGACGACGGCCCGTTTTCGGGAGCGGGTGGACTTCGCCTACGATCCAAACAACTCCACGCTCTCCTGGGTAGCCGGTCGGGGGCCCGCTGTCGGGGAGCGGTTCTCGCTGCGCTACCGGTACCATCCCCGGTGGATCGTCGTGGATCTGCCGCGAGCCAGCGTCGGGCACAACTATCCGGGCAAGGAGTTTGGTCTGCGGGGGAAGTGGCACTACTCGGAGATGTCCCAACGTGCTACCGTGAAGCTCGACTTCTTGCTGTAACACCTGCGCGGAGGGAAGAATCCGCGACGGAGGATGATCCGTGGTAGGTCCGCAGCTAATCCGCGTCGACGCCAGCCGCTTCCGTCCGGAAGTGGTTATGGCGGCCCTGTCGGATAGCAAGGGACTTGCAACTGAGTGGTTGGAGGATATGTCAGCGGCGGCCTACGCAGAATGGGTGCGCCTGGCCCAGAATAAGCTCCGAACCACGATGATTGACTACCTCACCGGCCTCCAGTCACCAGAGATCGGGGAGAAGGTGGCGACGATCTCGCTCCTCGGCGTGCTCCCGAACCTCGTCGAGCAGGGAATGGACGCAACCGACCTCCGGCAGACCCTCTGCTGGAATGTCAACGCGAAGAATCGGAAGCCGATCCGGGACAAGTCGGGCTTTATCACCGGCTACTACAATACGATTCCCTTCCGGCACGGCACTCCGGGGTCGACCGGGATCAGCTTTCCGGCGATGGGCTCGGCTTACGGCCAGCCCGGGTCACACTCGCTGGCCGAAGTACAGGGGCGGACGATCCTCTCCCGGGAAGGGGTGCGCAGCCTGGCGAAAAACATCTACTCCGAGGCGAAGCAGCTGGCCCCGACAACGCGGTTCTCCCGGACGGCGACCACCTGGGGGGCTCGGCTGCCGGCCGGCTTAGCTCCGAAGCTGAAAGCGCACCATGCGACGGATATTTACGCCGGCATGGTAAGACAGATCGCGGCCTACCGCAGCGCCGTCCAGGCGCAGTACATGACCTTTCGTCGGATCTCCACAAACTCGACGACGGGTTGGCTGCACCCGGGGATTGAAGCTCGGCAGCTGCATCGGAAGGTTGACGAGTACCTGGGCGAGATCGGCGGGGACGCGTTCTCGGCCATCTTGCAGCGGAGGATGGGATGATCGAGCGGGTCCTGTTTGACGTGCTCTCCGCGGGCGAGGCAGCCATCCTGGCCACGCCGACCCTGCTCGACGCGATCTTCCAGCCGGAGGGGAGCACGCTCCGGATCTCTGCAGCCGAGCTGGCCAAGATCAAGGCCACCTTCGCGGCCTACCCGCCCAAGATCCGGCACGGCTACCCCTTCTCCGGGACACACCTTCCGGCCTGGTGCATCATCCTGGCCTCCGAGGACCAGGAAAAGCAGCTGCTTGGCAACTACGCGACCGACGACGATGCCCCGGGCACCAACCTGGAGGTGATCGGCAGCGTCGAGCGTCGGGTCTACGCGCTGATCTCCTACGGGGTGACCCCCGACGCGGTGATCTGGTACCACAAGATCTTGAAGGCCATCATCCTGAGCAACATCGTCACCTTCCAGCAGAAGCTGATCGACGTGGCCGGGTACAGCGGGCAAGAGCTGATGCCGATGCCGATGGACCCGGAGATCGCGTTCGGCCGGGAGCTGCGCTTGACGGTGCGTGTCGAGGAGTACGTCAACCTGTCGGCCTCCTTGCTGACTCCGCCCGAGCCTCGCTATACTGGGGTGGACGTTCGGCGCATTGATCTCGACGGCCTGGTCGACCCCGAGGGTATGTAGAATGAAACTGGCGGCTGCAACCTGGGTGAGATCCCGCATGCTGAGCAACGCCGGTGCGGCCTTCCTGCGCTGGCTGGGCCCGCGAGCTGCAGCGCAGCGCACCCAAAGTGAATGGCAGGAGCTGTACTCGACGTTCCTGGCCGCACCTGTGAAGGAGTAGGGCAATGGCAACTCGTCTGACCCTCGGATCGATCTCTACCGTTGTCCCGGGGGCCTACTCGCAGGTGGACCGGTCGCAAATGAGTCAGCTCTCCCAGGCCGCGCTCGGCGTGGTCGCGCTGATCGGTGAAGCCGAGGGTGGCGGAGCTGGCGGGGGCGCGACCGAAGTGGAATGCACCGTCCCCCAGGATCTCCTGGACAACTACCGCACCGGGCCGCTGCGGGATATGGGGCTCTTCGCCTTCGACCCCAGCAAGGACTCTCGGGCCGGCGGCGCAAGGAAGGTGCTCTGCTACAAGGTCAACCCGGCCCTGCAGGGCTCCGTGATCCTGGCCAGCGGCGACGGGAACGCGCTGCGGGTCGAGGCGCTCGACTACGGCCAGTTCACCAACCGGATCAACGTCGAGAAGAGCCTCGACGGGGCCCTCCCGACCGGAACGGCCGAGTTTCAGGTGCATTTCGAGGACGAGGACGAGCTGTACGAGGAGATCGGCGGCGACCCCTGGCTCGACTTGACCTATTCCAACCTGGGCGGCCTGGGCTACACCACGGCCGGTCTGCAGGTGGGGCGCGATGGTAGCCTCAACCCCGACCGGATCTACGTCGAGACGTCCAAGGGGCCGTTGACCGGCGAGGGCACCTCTGCCACCTGGACGGGCGGCGCGGTGGCGCACACCACCAGCAACGCGGCCAACGACGGCAACATTCTGCGGGTCTACGGGATCAACAGCGACGGTGAGCCCGATTCCGAGGACTTCACCCTGGCAGCGGCCGGGGTCACTGGGACGAAGCACTGGTTTCGAATCACCGGCGCGTGGAACATGACCGCGGCGACCGCGGTCGGGAACACGACGGTTTTCGAGGGCGGGAACACCGCAATCACCCTGGCCTTCGCGACGTCTGATCGATCCAAGGGGCTCCGCTCGACCGGAATCACGACTCCCAACCTGGGCAACATGCCAGTGGCCGGGCGGCCAATCACGATGGTTGCCAGCGCTCCGACGACAGACCCGATCGTGCTCCGAGGGCTTGACGCAGGCGGCGCGGCCCAGACCGAGGTGGTCACCCTGGCCGGCGCGGTCAACGTGACGGGCAGCAAGAGCTGGTCGGCAATCACCCAGATCGAGATCGGCGGGATCGTCGGCCCCTTGACCGTCACCCTGGGGCCCGCCGGGTCGCGGATCGTGGCCGGGGACGCCCGAGCCACCGCGACGACGATCGTAGCGACGCGAGCTGCTCTGACCGGCACCTACACCGGCGCGTTCGTCTCCGGCAACCGGGCTCGGCTGGTCAGCTCGGCGGGTGGCGACGTCGGGATCCCGGTCACCGTCTACGGCTTGAGCGTCGCGGGCGCGTACCAGACCGAGACGATCTCGACCAGTCCGGTGCTGGGGACCACGGCTGTTTTCGGGACGCTGACCTGGAGCAAGATCTACTACGCGACGACCACGACCTACGCCGCGGGCAACCTCACGATCTCCGACGAGGTCCCGACCACGGCACAGCAGATCGTGATCGGCCGGCTCACTTCGGGCCTGCTCGCGGGTTCGACCGCGGGCTACTACGCGTTGAACCTGCCCGTCGCGAACACCACCGTCTCCGTGGTCGCCTCCGGCGCGACCGTCCGGACGGTCCTGCTCGTCGGCCTGGACGTGCTCGGCGCGACTCAGCGGGAGTCGGTCACCCTGACCGGCGCGGTCGCGGTCGTCTCTACCGGCAGCTGGAGCCAGCTCACCGGGGTCTACACGGGCGACCTGGAGGCTGCGCGCACCCTGACCGTGACGGCCTCGCTGGCCGTCTCCGGTGGCAACGACACCCTGTCCGAGGTGGCTGACCTCTTCAACGCTCTCGATGGCTTCACCTGCAACGCGACGTCGGACGCTCCGGCGACCGACGTGATCGGCAATCTCGACTATCCCACGGTGGCCAGCTACGGCAGCGCCCTCCCCCTGTCCGTGCTCGGGGTGGTCGTCGACCTGTACGCGAAGCTGGAGGAGCTGATCCGGACGGTCAACGCCGTCTCCCGGTACGTCGCGCTGGTCCGCCTGGACGGCGCTACGGGCCTCCCGACGAACACCGGGGCTCCGGTGTACCTCGCGGGCGGGAGCGAAGGGGTGGCCCTCTACGCTCACTGGCTGGCCGCTCTGAACACGGCCAAGCTGAACGACGAGATCCGGACGATCGTCCCCCTGACCGCGAATGCTTCCGTCCACGCGGCGCTGATCTCCCACCTGGAGGATCGGGGCCGTACCTTGAAGCGGGAGGCGGACGGGAAGGTCGGCCTCGCCGCGGGGCGGACCAAAGCGCAGATCAAGGCGGACGCGAAGCTGTTGAACACGCGGCACGTCCAGGCGTGCGCTCAGGAGATCAAACGCTACAGCCCGGACGGCGTCGCAACGTGGTACCCGCCCTACGCGGCCGCGGTGCTCGCGGCCGGGATGCAGGCCGGGATGGGCGTCGGTACCCCGGTCACGCGGAAGTACGTCAACGCCGACGACGTGCGACAGGACGCCAGCTGGAATCCCGTGGAAGACGGGGACGCGATGATCGAGGCCGGCGTGCTGGTCGTCGAGGAGCGCACGGGGATCGGCTTCCGCTGGCTCCGCGGCGTGACCAGCTTCCTGCAGAACGACACCGATCTGAGCAGCATCGAGGCGTCCACGAACGACGCGGTCAACGTCTTTGTCCGCAACTTCCGGGAGTGGCTGGACACGAAGATCGGGGACGTCAACTTCGCCGGGACGCGGGTCGCGGTCAAGTCGCTCTGCGTGCAGGGGCTCGACTATGCCGTCTCCGAGGGATGGCTGACCAACTGGCGCTATCTGACCCTGATCTCGATCGGGGACCAGATCAAGGTGAGCGTGGACGTCGCGCCGGTGGTGCCGTTCAACTTCTGCCCGATCAACATCCACCTGTACCAGGAGACCGTGACCCTGTAGCGGTAGCGGAGGGCTGACAATGGAACGCGGAAGGGTCATGACCGGGGCGCGAGCCCGTCTCACGATCGACGGCAAGAAGGTCGGCTGGGCAACGGGGATCCGTTGCCGCCGGGCAATTGACTATCGGGAAGCGCTGGTTCTCGACGACATCATGGTGGCGGAGCACGTTCCCACGGTCTACCGGGTGAGCCTGAGCTTTACGACCCTGACCATGATCGGGAAGAGCTTGGAGGCCCTGGGGCTGTTCCCGAAGGGGGGCAACGCGGCTGGCGACCGGCTGCGCAACATCCTCGACGCGGCCGAGATGACCGTGATCGTCGAGGACAACTCGACCGGCGACGTGCTCTTCCAGGTGCTCGGGGTCAAGCTCTCCGAGATCAACCTGGGCTTCGACGCCGGCAACATCTCCGGGACCGACGTCACCGCGGTTGCCCGGGAGCTGAAAGACGGCTCCGAGCTGTAGTAGGGGGGCGCTTTGGGCATTTCCGAGATCCGCGCGGCCGTCGAAGCTGACTTGGAGCGGGCGGCGCAGTCCGTTGCGACTCCTGGCCCGGTGGCCGACTTCACGAAGCCGATCGCCGTCTGGCCGGTGGACGTCGTGGAAAAGCACACGGGCAAGCGGTTTGCCGGCACCTTCCGGTCGCAGATGCCGCGGGTGAAGGAGCGCAACCTGATCGGCCTGGTCATTGCCAGGATGATCGGCGGCAGCCCTTACGACTCCGTCCCGCCGGTGGTTCGGCAGCGGCTCGAAATGCTGGCGACCTTCGAGGTGGTTCTGACCGAGCGGCCGGCGTGGTTCCGGGATCCGGAGAGCTTCTTTGCTGACGACGTGCTCTGGGAGGTCTACGGCCGGATCCTAGAGCACTTCACGACCTTTTTTCGATCCAAGCCGTCTCAGGGAGGAGGCGGAGGAGCGAATGAGGAGCCCGATCGGCCGGTTGCTCCGGGCGAGGGCGGAGCGCTATAGTATCCCGGTCTACGGGGGCGACGACCCCTCGCTGCGGGATGCGCTGCTGGAGGCGGAGGAGATCCGGGTCTGGCAGGAGGAGCGCGAGGCAGCAGCAGCCGGGTGGGGAGGTGGCTTCCCGGACGATGACGAGGAAGATGCACCGCCCGAGGGGCAGCCCTACCGGGCGAAAAAGACGGGCGACCCCCTCTGCGACTACTGGGAGCAGCAGCTCGCGGCGGGGGAGGATCCCGACCTGGAGCTGCGATGATGGGCGCGATTATCCTGGACGGGGTGGCGGTCGAGGTTCCGGGCTTTGACGTGCGGCAGGATCCGATGCCGATCGGCCTGAGCGACCCGCGCACGAAGCCGATCAAGCGGCTTGTACTCCACCACGACGCTGCACTTTCGGCCAAGAGCTGCAAGGCAATCCTCCAAAAGCGCAAGTTTTCCACGCACTTCTGCATCGACAACGACGGGACGATTGTCCAATTCTTCGACCCGGCGAAACGCGTTTCGTGGCACGCCGGGATCTACAACGCTACCGGCGTCGGGATCGATGTCTCCAACGCGGTGGAGCTGAAGTGGGCGAGTCGCTACACCCCGCGTCGGGCGGAGGTGGAGCAGCGAATCCACGGGATCAAGATCCGCGGCCTCGCTCCCTACGTTCTCCAGCAACGGGCCCTGGAGGCCCTCTGCTGCGTCCTGTGCCGGGAGCTGGGTGTACCCGGCCAGGTGCCGCTGACGACCGCAGGGGAGCCTCTCCTGTCTCTGCTCGGCCCGGTTCCTTCGGGGATCATCGGTCACCTGCACTTGACCACGAAGAAGTGGGATCCCTTCGGCGTCGACTGGATTGCGCTCCAGGCCGCGCTGGACAAGGGGGCCGCGGGTGTCTGAGCAGCGCCACCGGACGATTCTGGAGATCGAAACCGACACCGCGAAGGTGGAGGCGGTCGGGCGCTCGCTCGACTCGGCCTTCGACACCAAGGTGCTCGACCGCTTCCAGGATCGGCTGGAGTCGCTGGACAACGTCCTCACCCGGATGATCGAGACGCAGGAGAAGCTGGCCCGGACGCTGGACGCGGTGGCCGACTCCGGGAGCAAGGCAAGCGAAGCTCTGGGGGGCGGCGGGGGAGGTAGCGGTGGAGGCGGGGGGCCAGCCCCCATTTCCGCGAGTGGTGGCGGGAGCGGCGGCCGAGTTGCACTCGGCCCGGCTTTCGGCGGCGGGGGTGGCTTCGGTGGGGGCGGGGTTGGCGGCGGACTCGGGGGAGGCGGTTACGGCGGCGGAGGTGGAATTGGCGCTGTTGCCGGGCTGCTTCCGGCCGGACTGATGCAATTCATGGGGCCTCTCGGGATCATGGGGGGCTTGACCTACCTCGGCCGGCGGAAGGAAGCGGAGCTGCAGCAGTTCATCGGCAGCGGCCAAGCGTACACCCTCGGCGGGATGGAGCGGACGCTGGCCAAGATTCCCAACATGGCTTTGGACATCGCCCCGGCCGCAATCGGGATGATGTTCGGGCCGGCGGCGGGCCTCGCTGCGCAGGGTACTGCCGGTCTGTTGAAAGACACGGTGGGTCCGCTGATCTCCCTCGGGTTGCAGACCAGCATGGGCGCGGCCGGCGAAGCTCGGTCCTACTACCGGATGCGCGCGGGATCGGCCGCCTACTTGCCCAACGAGACTTCGATCGGCGCGTACGAAAACCTCGGGGCGTCTTTCGGGCTGGGCCCGCTGGACGTGAACCAGCAGCTTGCGGATCTGAATCGCCAGACCGGAGGCGCTGGAATGGGCCTCGAAAACTGGGGATCGGCGCTGGCCGCACAGTCCTTCGGGATGGACCTGGGAACGTCCGCGGCAATCCTCCGTTCGCTTCGGCCGGGCCGCGGCGGTCGCTGGACAGGCCCGAACGCGCTGCCGGGAATCCTTGCCTCGCTGGAGATCAACAACTCGCTGGTCGGGTCTGACGTAGGAGAGGGGGCGGCGTACGCGGTGAACACCGCGCAGAGCTTCGGCCAGGGCGGACGGACGCTCTCCTACCAGGACTTTTTTCAGACCTCGGGGGGGTTGCAGACGAGCCTGGGACTGGCCGGATCAAGCAGCATGCGACCGCTCCAGATTGCCCAGGGGTTGTACCAGGGGGTCTCCCAGGCAGGAATGACCGGTCCTTCGGACGCTCTCGGCGTCATGCTTCTGAAAGCTGCGGGGTGGAATGGAGGGGGCGGGGAGCAGTATGTGGATGCGCTCGGCAAGCTACAGACCCCGACTGCCAAGATTATGCAAAACGTGGTCCAGCGAATCTCGGAAGTGGACGGCACTCCAGGAGTCAAAGCACTAATCATGCAACGGGCTCTCGGCCGGCTGGGAACGCAAATCAGTATGGACGAGGCCCGGGATCTCGTAAAGAGCGGGATTGCCAATGAGACGATCCCAAGCTCCACTGCGGAGTCGCTGGTCCAACGGGCGGGAGCAAAGCGCTTCGAGTTTGGCAAGGGCATTCCGGAGCAGGAGGCAGAAAACGCAGGGACGCGGCTCGGCCTCGGGAAAGGCTTTGTGGACGCCAGCTTGCGGATGGAAACTGCCCTACTGAAGCTCGCGCAGTCCACAACTGGGCTGACGACCCTCTTTGACGCGCTCTCCGGGGCTGTAGAAGGCGCGTCGGGCGGCCCGGTCAATAAGGTTCTCCGCCGCGTGATCGATCTGCTTCCCACGCCGGCCCCCGCGGCCCCGCGAGCATTCAAGCCGCCGAATCTGAAGGGGGGGTCGACGTGGTAAACGACGTCCGCCCCTACCACGGCGCGTGCGAAGTGCGGATCTACACCCACGGCGGGAAGGTCTACCGCTTCACCTCCGAGCAGCGTCCCTGTCCCTTGATGGGCCTCTCCCACTCCCTGTCCGTCGACTCTGGCGTTTTCGCCGGCCCTATCACTTTCCAGCTCTACTGGACAGAGCAATTCCGACAAGAGTACGGCGGCACGGGCTGGAATGAGCTGTTTACGGACAACGACTGGATCGAGATCTACGCGATCGAGAGTGGCCGACGGGACGTGGTCAACTTCGGCCTGATCGACGCGGTCACGCGCAGCTCCACAATCGTCAACGGAGCGGAGGTGGTCGCCTTCACGGTTCAGGCGCGGAGCTGGGCCAAGGTGATTGACGACACCCAGGTCTGGTTCTGCGAGTGGGGCCCCGACGTCAACCTCGTCGGGGAAGCGGTTATGAACCTGCTCAACTGGGCTCCCGGTGGGGCCCCGTCCGATCTCTGCTGGGATCTTCTCCGCGGCTTCTTGAAGCCCCGCGGGTTGGCCACCGGCGGGACGTGGGTCGCGCCGGACAACTACACCCAAGGAGCCCTCCGCTACCATACGATGCTCGACCTGCTGATGGAGGCCAGCAACCGCTGGGTCAGCTCTACCCGGGGCTACGCGGTGGTCGTCAACGAGGCGCTGGGCTCCACCTACTCGCTGGCCGAGGTGCTGCGCAACTGGGGCAACCTGGCTCTGAATGAGCTGTTCTTTGACCTCCGACCGCTGTCCAGCGGGGTCGTGGGCCCGGCAATGATCCTGCGGGAGCGGCCCTACCCCGTCTGGGGGGATACCAGCCCGTCTGCCTGGGCCAGCCTCCCGATCGTCGGCGTAGACCGCAGCAACATCCTAGAGGAGTCGTTGACGAAAAGCGGTCAGGCTCGCTACAACGTCTTCTCAATCCTCTCCCAGATCGACCCCTTGACCGTCCCGGAGCAGCAGATCGTTCTGCGGCCGTTCTTTGACACGGCGTCAATGCAGCGTCACGGCCTGAAAAAGTACGAGCACGTTACTCGCTTCGGTTCACGGCTCAATAAAGACAGCCTGGTCACCTGGCAAAACCTGCTAATGAGCTGGTACGGGGTTGTTCCTGCCCTGTACGAAGGAACATTTACCCTTCGCGTCTTCGATCCCAAACTTCGGCCAGGGCGGCGGATTCAGATCAGGCTGCCGCCGCGGAGTGCGCGCAACCAGAGAAGCCATGATCCCAGCTTCCACGCGTACCTCTCGGGTGTTTCCTGGCAGTGGGCTCCGCTCGTCGGTTGGACAACGTCCCTCCAGGTGCAACGGGGTTGGTGGGGGGAAGGTGCCGGGATCTACAACCTCATAAGCAACTATTTTGCCGCGGTGACGGGACACGAAAAAGCTCCCTCCGCTTTTTCCATCGTCCCGGCAACAGACGACATCGGGTTTTACACGCAGCCGACCGATCTGTTCTGGCGAAGGGCCGGGCTGTGAGCTGGGCGGAAGGGTACGAAGCGCGCGGCCTTCTCCTTCGCGGGGTGGTCCTGCGCACCTACCTGCCCGACGATCCCGCGCACCCGGGAAACAAGATCATCGCGGTGCCCGACGAAAACCCAGTTGCCGGGGTCCTCGGGACGCACTCGGAGACGCTGCTCGACGTCACCCGCCTCCGGCAGATCCTGTGCGACGTGCTGATCTACTCGCCGGGCTACCGCGCGTTCCTGCGGCTAGTGCCCCTGGCGCAGTCCTGGGGGCATGGGACGGTGGAGGGGGCCTGGTACCCCCGGGCGTGCTACGCGGCCTCTACCGGGACGGCTGCGCAGCCCGTAGGCGACCCTGACACAAAGGCTTTCACCTCCCCCGACGATCTCGACGGCGACCATGTTCTCGTCGGCTTCCTCGAAGACGACCTCGCGCTGCCGATCATCCTCTACAAGATCCACCATCCCAGCGCGACGCGGGCTCTGGCAGCCTACCGGGCGCGCACCGCGACCCAGGGGCCCACGGCCGAGTACCTTGCCGTTCACCGCGGGACGGTGATCCGGATCGACTCGGACGGGAACATCTACCTGGACGCGACCGGGGCCAGCAAGGGGCAGCTCGGCGTCCACGGGGAAGAGCTGCCCGGGACGGGAGGCAAGATCACGATCCTGGCCAAGGCCAGCCAGACGGTCGACGTGAAAGCCGGCCTGGTCGCGGTGGAGGCAACCGCGACCACCGTCACCGTGAAAGCTGCAACCAAGGTGATTCTGGACGCTCCCGAGGTTGACGTCGGGTACGATCCCCTGCTCCTGCAGAAGCTGGTTCTGGGGGACAACCTCGCGCTGCTCTTCAACTCGCACCTGCACCCGGGGCCCGGCGCGCCTCCAACCGACGCGCTGGGGGTCCCTTTCCCCTTGGGCAACCCCGCGGCCCAGTTTGCACCGCACTTGTCGACGGTCGGGAAGGTGAAACCCTAATGCCTACTCCGCTCGACCTGTTCAAAGCGGCGCTTGTCACGGTATTTACTACTGCGTCAAACACCTGGGCATTGGTTGCGGAGGGTATTGCAGTAGCAACGGCTAACTACGTCTCCGCCGGGGGGGTGATTCCTGATGCCACCGCGATAGCAAAGGGGATTCTCAAGCTCGCTGGCCAGCTGGGCGGGACGGCCGATAGCCCAACCGTGACCGGGGTGACTGAGACCGGCGGGCCTACCGCGCTTGCGATGGGCGCGGTGCCCGATGGGCAGTACCTCAAGCGGGTCGGCGCAACGGTCGCGGGAGGCACGCTTCCGGATGCAGCTGCGGCGACAAAGGGTGTGATTCAGCTGGCGGGGGCGCTGGGCGGGACGGCGGCGAGTCCGAAGGTCGTGGGGATCACCGAGGCGACGGGGCCGACAGACCTGGCGATCGGGAGCATTGTCGACGGGGAGTTCCTCAAGCGGGTCGGCGGGACCATCGTCAGCGCCCCGGCAGGCGGAGGCGGGGTTGAGCTGAAAAGCTCGGGGCTCTTTGTGACAGCCAGCATCACAGCCGGGGCCTCTTTAGAAGTAAACATTGCTGCTATGTTCGATGAAGGTACTATTATCGCAGTCGGGATCTACGCAGCCAGCACTACTCTAAAGACCATGATTGAGTTCTGGAGCAGCGATGCTTTTGCTCCCGGCATATCCTGCACTCTTCTCTATCGGGCCGGCGACTTTGACGCAGCCACGGACGTCTGGGTGGACTATGTTCCGTTTTACTATTTCGACAGCGACGTTACCGGAGAAGTCCACCTCAAGATATACAACCACGGCTCTGTTGACTCCGTGTACTCGGTCTACGTCACTGGGCAGGGGAGCTGAGAAATGCCGACAACTCGCTACTATCCGAAACAAATCCATGCGTCCCTGACCGCTTGGTATTGGGACTTTATCAAGTGGATGATCAACGATCCGACTGCGGCGCTCACCGGACCGAATTGGGAGATGGTGCAGGCTTTCGACGGATCGTTTGCCCCCGCTTCCAAGAGAGAAGTTCCTGCAGATCCGCACGACGTTTCGACGTTTTCCGCAGGGTTTTGTATGACCGATGGTGTCTTCACCAACGGCGACTGGATGGTGCTGCGGTCAGCCGCGGGAGTGTGCGGCAATTCGACGGAGCTGTATATCGAGCTGGACTCGCCCACGGCGATCAAGTGGCTGCTGATTCCTTACGACAACTTTAACCCAGCAGCACCTGCCGAAACGACCCCGCCGACCATGCCTACCGATTCGATCGGGTCTGCTCTTGGTTCTGCTGGTCTAATTTCTATGACCGGCTGGACGACCGGAGCAACGTACTCTGCCAATGCAGACGAGGCGATGGTTGCTGTATTGTTTGATGACAATACGACGCCAGCATGGATCTATGCAGGAGAGGTCGAGCCGGCGGGACTGGCCGGTGTTCCTGCTGATGATCGTCCTTTCGTGATCTGGGATACGCCGGCGAGTGTTTTCATTAGCAACACCAACAGTTACTTCAACAGGATTTCTCCTCTGGATGACGCCACTGCGTGCACCACTGGTTATAGCAGTATTTTGACCAGCAGCGGAGGTGCAGTAACAAGCGCTGGCAGTGGCGGGGGATTCTTGGGGCTGTGGGGTGTTTATCCTATTGGTGTTCATTTCTATACCGCATCGCATATCCATTTCGCAGGTTTTCTCAGGAATGTTGGCTGTACCAGTACTGATAAGGGCACATCAGGGACACTAATCGCCAAAAATTGGATGTATAGACTGAATGGTGGTGCTTATGGACCTGTTTGTTTCGCTTGGGACGGGGCGACAGACTACCCGTGAGAAGGAGGGGCAGAGAACATGGCTGATTTTGCTGGTTTGATTCGTCGGCCTCCTGCTCCTTTTTTTGTGGCACCGGGGAGGCAGGACGAGGCTAAAGCAGCGGGAGGTGGATCGATCGCCGTTCACCTGGAGCGGGTGCTCAAGACGAAACGGAGCTTCCCCGTGGTGCCGACCGAGCGGACGCAGGTGTTCACGGGGTAGGAGGACAAGATGGCGCTCTCGGCTGATGCTGCTATTTCCGGGGACACCCGCCAGGATACTCGGTATGCTGAGCCGGGCATGTACCTTTTCGTCCTGGAGACCGGCGCAGAGAGTGTGAAGCTGCCCATTCAACTGGGCCTGTCCGCCTATCAATACCGGGGAAACGCGGCCAAGCAGGTGACGATCGGCCAGTGGGGCACCGTTCACGTCTTCCACCAGGGATTCCTGACCGGGAGCATCCGCCTGGAGATCGATCCCGGGGCAGCTCCGTCGCGCCGGGAGCACATTCTCGGAGAGTGGTCGACCCTGAGCGGCCACGGCCGCTACCTGTTGATCCGCGACAAAATTATGGAGCCCTGGTCGAATGCAGCGGCCAACCCGCGGACCTCCGCGGACACGCGGCTCTACTTCGTTGACGTCAAGTCGGATCGGACCTACCTCGTCGAGCCTGACTCTTGGGGAGCTTCCCGCACCTCGCAGCAGCCCGCGCTGTACCCCTACTCGATCGAGCTGACGGTGCTCTCCGTGGAAGATGGCTCACAGCGAGCCAGCAAAGCCGCGGCGAAGTCGCCCGACAAGAGCTTGCTCGACCGGATCCGGGACGGGAACAAGACCCTCCGCGACGGGGTCCGGGCGGCCACGGCCGGCGTTGCGGTCGCCCAGGCGGAGATTGCCGCAGACCGGCGCATGGCGCAGGAGTTTACCGGCCTGGCCCGGGACACCCTGGTCTTCCTGGACGCGTGCAACGCGCTGCTCGACTCCACGTCGGATCTGATCCGCTACTCCCTCGACGCCTATCGGACCTTGCTCCTGGTTTGGGACAGCGCGTGCGGAATCACGGCCCGCCTCGGCCTGACCGGGAAAGACGAGCGGGAGTACCTGTCCTTCTTTGCTCCGGTCCAGGACGCGCTGGAGCTGGTTGGCCTCTACCCCGATCGCTTCGCGCGAGCATTGCCTGCGCAGCAGGCGGAGCTGGCTGCGCAGTACGACGTGACCACCTCGGGGCTGCGCCGCGGCTCAGGCTCGGCAATCGGGGACTCGTCGGCCCTCTGGGCCGGGACGGCCGGCGGTACAACGCAGGGCTGGCGGGAGATCGTCGTCTCGGCTTCGGACACCCTCCCCGCGCTGGCTGCTCGCTACGGGGTCCAACCTTCCGCGATCGTCCTGGTCAACCGACTCCGGGCTCCCTACCTTTCCCCGGTCGCGCTGCCGGGGACGGTCTCCCCCGGGGGGAGGCTGCTGATCCCGATTGCCGCGGGCAACGAGGCTCCGATCAACGTCGTGGCCGCGGGGGTACCGACTGGGCAGTCCCAGCTGGCCGACGTCTTCGGGACGGATCTCCAGCTCGACGCCGACGAGGGGCTGGCAATCGACGAGCTGCATGGATCCACGGACGTCCTGCTGATCTCCGGTCTGGACAACATGGTGCAGGCGATCTCGACCCAGGTCGACACCATCCAGGGCGAGAACCTGATCTATCCCTCCCTGGGACGGCCTGCCGACGTCGGGAGCGCGCTGACCGTGCCCCAGATGCAGCTGGCCGCGCTCTGGTGCAAGTCCGCTCTCCGGGCAGACCCGCGGATCAAGGCCGTCAGCTCCTCGACGTTGACCCGCGTGGGTGATACCCTGACGATCGCGCTGGATGTAGTCCTGCGTGACGACTCTACCGTCCGGGCCTCGGGCCCGCTGGGGTTGCGCTGATGGCCGTTTTCGAGCTGAAAGCCGTGACGAGATCCTGTTGCGGATGATCGCTCGGCTTGTCAGCCGCACCCGCCTGAGCGACCTCAACGACGGGGCGGTCGGGAAGCAGATTCTCGCGGCCGGCGCACGGGAGGTAGAAGACGTCCACGTTCAGGTCGCGGGCCTGTTGGATCTGCTCGATCCGGACACCATGACGGGCTCCGACCTGGACAGCTACGCGCTAATCGTCCAACCAGACGGGGTTGCACCGCGGCACGGGGCGACCTACGCGACCGGCGCGGTGCTGCTGGCCACAGTGGGCGGTGTGGCCGTCCCCGTGCGCCGCGACTACCTCGTCGCGGCTGGCTCGGTCCAGTTTCAGACCACGGCGGCCTGCACGATCCCGCCGGCCGGGTCCATCCTGGTTGCAATTCGCGCCGTCGAAGCCGGCTCGGCTGGCAACGTCGGCCCGGCCACAATCACGACCATTGTCACGTCGCAGCCCGGGGTGGACTCGGTCACCAACCCCGTGGCTTTGACCAACGGGGAAGACGAAGAATCCGACGACGAGTTTCGCGGCCGGATCAAGGCATACCAGCGCTCTCTGGCCCGTTGCACGCCTGGAAGCCTGGAGTACCTGGCCAAGAGCATCGGCGTGACCACGCACGCGGACAGCTCGCTGGGAGCAATCACCCCCGGCGATCCGATCCTCGTCTACACGGACGCGACTCCCGTGGTTCGGCGGGTACGCTTTGCGCAGATCGTCGAGGATCTGACCTTCCGGGGCCTCTCCGACCTCTACATTGACGACGGAACCGGCTTCACGGGGGTTGCCGCGGCGCAGCTCGTCTCGGTTGCCGCTACCGGCGGCGCGCCCGAGACGTTGACGGCCGCTGCGCTCGGCGGGGAGCGGCGCTTCCGGACTGCCTACTGGCCGATCGATCTGGCCTCCCCCTTTACCCTGCTGCGCAACGGCGCTGCCTTGGTCGAGGGGGTCAACTTCACGATCAACCGGAGCAACGGCCGGATTGTGCTGGCCACAGGGTTGACGATTGGCGACACCCTGCGGATCAGCGCCTACACGGCCTCGCTGGACCTTGTCCGCGCCGTGCAGATCGGCGTCGAAGGGGACTTGACTGACCCCGAAACCTGGCCCGGCTGGCGCGCGGCCGGCACCGTGGTCTACGTTCGGCGGGCGACGACCTACCCCACGAACGTCACCGCGCTAATCGCGGTGCTGGGTGGCTACGATCCGGTCGACGTAGCTGACGCCGTGGAGACGGCGGTCACAGCCTTCCTGGCCACCCACGGGATCGGCCAGAACGTGCTCTGGTCGCAGGTGGCCGAGATCATCATGGCAGTGGACGGGGTGGACAACCTGTACTCCCTGACCGTGGGCGGGGGCGTTGCCCCTGGCGACGATCTTCCGGTCCCCGATGGCTGGGTTGCACGGGCCGGCACAATCGCCGTGACCTACTAACGGAGCAGAGGCAATGGCGACCGCACAGATCTACGTTGACGCCGCAGTCGGCCGCCCCGCAGTCGTGGAGCCTCTGGCAACGCCGCACGTCCACCTGACCAATTTCGACAACGCGGGGGTGGTGTCCTGGGCCTGGACGAAGGTGCAGGTCCCACCCGGGTCCGCGGCCGCGTTTGACGATCCGACCATTGCCGCGCCGACCTTCGGCCCCTTCGACCTCCCGGGCACCTACTGGATCCGCCTGGCAGTCAACGGAGCCGCGGGGGATTGGCGGAGCGACGCCGAGGTCGACGAGATCGTGATCCGGGTGCGGACGGCCGTTCTCGGGCTCGTCTACCCGGCGATCGGGGAGACGACGCAGGGCAGCCTGACGACCGGCTGGGCGGACTGGGCCTCGGGCATGAACGATGCCCTGACCCGGATCGCCGCGATGACGACCGGCACTCTACAGGCGTCCTACACGGCCAGCGTACCCCCGAGAATCATGATCGATCCGCTGGCGGGTCCGGTGGACATTCGCCGGCTGTCGGCGTCTCCCGGGACCGCTCTGCTCGTCTCGGACGAGGGCGGTTCCCGAATTGTCTTGAACAGCAACGGTCGGTTGAGCCTCACTGCGAACATCGCAGCCGGCACGCCTGGCATTGCCCTGACCGGTACAGGTACCACCGGGCACCTGATCCGGTTGCTTGCCGCGGCAACGCGGGAGTTTTCGATCGGCTGGGATGGAGCAGGGGTCGGAATCGCGGTGGCCGGGGTGGGGAGCCCGACTTACGGGTATACACTGGCTGCATCAGGGTATGCTACAGGGATTCTCCGAGTTAACAACCCCGCCGTCGTCGGCGTGGATACCTTTATCTACTCCGACGGTGGGGTCCGGCATAACAGCATCACGCCGGCAGTGGCCCTGGAGATCTCCTCAGCGGCCCCCACCAACAGCCTGTTCTCGGCGGAAAATACCAACCCCGTAAACCTAGCGTATCTTCTACTTCGGCCGGACGCCTCCCTACAGATCATTGTGGACGATCCCTCGGCTAACATCGCCTTTGAGGTCGCCTCTCCGGGAAATACCAATCTGCTGTCGAAGTTTCAGGACGCGACCAACGGCGGACTGCTGCAACTCTCTCCGGACGGGCAAGCGTACCACGCTGCAAGCCTCGACGTCGGCGACGTCGGGCAAGACTTCCTGGTCACACTGCTAGGAGCAGCGACGGGGTTGCAGCGAATCCGGACAGCGGGTGGGAATGCCTACCTGCACAATCGCTATTCCCAGATCGTCCAGACGGCGGAACGGGCTGCCAGTCTGTCCGGTACGGTGGATGCCGCGTACTACACTCTTGACCTTACCATCCCTGCAGCTGCTTACACCCTAGCCGGAGGGAAGACCCGGCAGGGGTATCGCGTGAATGGATCGGCCTGGGATGTTTCCGGAGGCCGGTTCCACGCGTACTTTGCAGATATCTCCTCGATTGTCGGGGCCGGTGTAGGCTACGCGCACGGCTACCACGCGCGGTGTCCCGACCAGAATGGAATCCCCTTCTCGGTTGGAATCGGAGCAGGTGACACCCCGTTTTTGGGTTATCATCGGTTCTGCGCTACCGATATGTTTGGCGACCCCGCTTCGGGGTGGGTTTTCACCCCATCGGTTGCTTCTGGTACCAGTAGTCACTGGGCTTGTGGCATTGCCGCCGGATACCTTCTTATTCCGTTGCACATTCCCCACGGGGCCACTCTGGTTGAAGTTTCTGTGCATGTAGACGCTGCTGCCGCCGGGTTGACTCTGTATCTCATAGAGCAGCTTGGGGTGTTCGGAGTAGCGACCGGGGATCAACAGCAGCAGCACGCGACTGTTGGATCCGGCGGGGCAGGCGAGCAAGACCTCGTCATCGCCGGAGTGTCGCTTGCCGCCGCGCGGGCCGAACAAGGAGCGGCGAGCCAAAATACCTTCTACCTCGCTGTTCTTGGTTCTGGTGTGGCGACGGATGAGCTATTCTCCGGCTACGCGCTGTTCGAGTACAATGACCTTTTGCTGGGAGAGTGAAAATGCAGGCAGAACGGATTGCAACGGCGGACGAGAAGCGGCTCCGGACCCTGGAAGAGGAGATCGGCCAGATCCAGGCGCAGCTGGCGCTGTTCCAGGGGATCCTCAAGGCGAAGCAGGAGACGGGCCAGGCAGTGTACGAGCTGCTCCGCGAGCGCTACAAGATCGGCCCGAAGGACAAGCTCGACGCGCGGCCGGATGGGATCTTCGTGGTGCGCGCCGAGGCCCCCGCGCCTCCGGCCCCGCCCGAGGCTCCTCCGGCCCCGCCAGCGCCTCCGGAGGAGTAGCCAGTGGGATGGGGCGGTCTGGTCTCGGTCCCCTGGGGAGGAGGCTCCTGGGGGCTCGGCTACTCGATCGCGAGCGTCTCCCCCGGGCAGGTGCCCGACGAGGGCGGCGTCGAGATCGTGATCCTCGGGAGCTTCGCTCCCGGGATCCGAGCTACGGTGACCGTGGCCGGGGCCGACTGCCCCTATCCCCGCGCGCTCGGTGGCGCGGACGTCGCAAACACGATCGGGGCCGGGGCCTACCCGATTGCCTCGGGCGACGGGACCGAGATCCGGGCGATCGTCCCGCAGACCACGGTGGGCTGGCACGATCTGACTGTGCTGCAGCCCGGCCTGCCCCTGCTGACCTTGGCCGGGGCAATCGAGACGGTGCGCCGCGACTGGTGGACGCGGCTGCACACCCTCCGCAGCGCCTTCCCGACCCCGCCCTTCTCCGACAAGACGATCGGGGCGCGCCGGTTGGAGCTGGAAGGCCGCTACGGGCAGGTGACGACGGAAGGCCAGCCCGTGCCCGTCCTGGAAGCGCTGCTGCACTCCCTGGCCGCGGCTCTCCTGGAGGCTTCCGCGACCCTTTACACCCGGCTGGCAGCTGCTCCTTTCCGCTCCGGCTCGGTTGCCCGGGTCCAGTCCAGCCAAGCGGCCGACGTCGGCCAGGTTTGCACGGTGTACGGCCGCGACCTGACCGGGGTTGACGTTTCCGAGGCTGTGGTTCTTGCCGGCCTGGCCTGGGTGTCGACAACGCAGATCTTCGCGGAGGTCACCTGGGCCGAGCTGGACGTCGAAGCGGCGGGCAGCGTCACGATTGCCGATGACGTCGGGACGGCCCCTGAGCGGATCGTGATTCGACCGGGCTTCTGGCACAAAGCGGCCGGCGCGCTTCAGGAAGGGGACACCACGATCGTTGTCGAGGGCGACTACCGCTTTCCCGACCACGGCTGGCTGGCCTTTGCCGGGGAGCGGCTGGAGTACAACGCCCGCGTCTGCAGCTCCGACTGCAACCACTTCACCCTCGGGCCCTGGACACCGGGCGGAGGGATCCTCGGTCCCGGGACCGGGGTGCTTCACCCCCACGACTGCGGGGAGATGGTCGCCGACGCGGCCAACATCGTCTCGGCGGTGGAGCTGGGCCGGCGGATGATGCTCCCGGAGTTCGCGGAGGGGCGCTACCTGTCCGCGGTGGCCCGGCGGTGGGGGGGAATCGAGCGGCCCGACTTTCCCTTGCCCGACGAGCTGTTCCGGTCGCTCTTCTCCGCGGTCAGCTACGGCCCGCGGGGCACGCTGCGGATCCTGACCTTGCTGTTGGACGCTGTGGTCGGCGCAGGTTGGTACGAGATCATCGAGGATCCCGTCCACTTCTCGGAGTCGTGGGTCGGCGGGAGCGTGGCCCGCATGCTCTGCGCCGCGGGCCATCCCTGCACGGTCTTTGTCAACTGGGGAGCGCTGCTCCTCGGCGGCGACGAGCGCGGGAAGGCATTTCTCTGCGGCGGCGAGCCCCAGACGTCAACCGGCGTGCTCACCGTGGACACTGCCTGGGATGTTCTGCTACCCTACGGGGTCTACACGGCCGCGGACTTCGCCGCGGGGCTTGGCCGAACGAACAACTACTGCGACTTCTACAGCCCCCCGGGCGATGGAAGCGGCCCGGGTGCGCCTCCCGACGAGTACGACTCGGCGGGTGGGCTGTTCCTGCCGGGCGACGACGGGAAAGACCTGGAGATCTCCGGGTCGGCCAGCGCGGCCGAGAACGGGGTCTTCCGGGTCGCCTACAGCGACGCTTGGACGGTCTTCCTGTCCGGGGTCCCGCGGGCGCACGGGACGGTTGTCGGCGGCGCGCTGGACGTTTTCACGGTGGACACCGCGCCGGCCGCGCTCGGCGTGTCCTTCGTCAGCTGCCCCTTCGGCCCGGATGACGTAGGCAAGCTGATCACGGTGCTGGACACCATGGCCAGCGCGCCGGTCACCCGGACGATTGGGGAGTACCTCGACAAGCGGCGGGTACGCGTGACGGTACCCTGGCCGGCAGCCTGTACCGACGCGGGTTGGTGCTTCTCCCCGCAGCCCTGGGGCGGAGCAAGCAACTGGCGGATCGCGCGCGGCGTCGCGGCCGGAAACACGATCACGCTGGCCCGGGTCCTGCCCGGCGCGGCAACCGCTGTGGTCTGCGACTACACCGCGGTTCGCTCTGCGATGATCCCGCTCCGCTCCTCCGAGTCGCACGCTGCGCCGACTGCCGCGCGGCCGTTCTATTTGAGCGATTCCGGGGCCTGGCTCCTCCAGCTCCTTGACGATCTGACCGCGGCCGGTGTGATTCCCGAAGCTGGGGATCCGCACGCGTAGGTGGCGACGATGGACCGACCCCTCTTCTATTCCGACGAGCGTGTGGACCTCCTGGACTTCGTCCGCGCGCTGCTCTACGGCCAGGTTGAAGCAACCCGCAACCTGCGCGCGCTCCTGGTCCCGGAAGCGGATCCCCGCGGCTACGTTTTCGAGGGCTTCGCGATCACGCCGAACGGGATCGGCAACGGGGTCCTGGTCACCTTCGGCGTGGACGGGCGGATGCTGCTCGGCGAGAACCGCGACGGCACGATCTTCAACGGGCACATCGCGGAAGACGAGGCCGGCGCGCTCACGGTGGAGCTGCTCTGTGCGGACTTCACCCCGCCGGCCGGGGTCGGCTGGTACGATCTCTACATCCGCTTGATCCTCGACCCAGGTACCGGCGAGAACCGCGCGTTCTGGTCTTCCGTGCTCGGCTCCGAGTACCTTGCCCTGGTCGACACCTCGGATCGGCCAACCTTCGAGCTGGCCGCGGTCACCCACGGCGCGGCGGCCCCATGGGCGGAAGGGGTCAAGATCGCGGAGATCGATAACACCCTGGGCGCGCCCGGGGTTATCCTGGCCGGCGAGATCAACCCCCAGCGGCGCTTCTTTTTCGAGGGGGAGGAAGACCAGGCGGTGCCCTACCACCCGAGCTGGGGCGATGGAGCCAACGACCGCAACGCGGCCCGGGATCTTCACGGGATCCACGACCTCTACACCTTCTCGGAGTTCGTTCGGCGGCAGCTCCAGGACATCATGGGGCACGATCTGAACGCGGGGATCCTTCCCTGGACGGCCGTCCACACCAACCTTCCCTCGCTGGAATCGTTGCACATCGAGCACACCCCCTCGGGGTCTGGGTGGGGATCCCACCACCTTGCGGTGCAGATTCACGGCGCAACGGCAGCCGCCAACCGGCTGAGCTTCGTCCCTCACGATGGTACCGCGACCCTGGTTGCCCAGCAGGGGGTCAACTACCTGGACTTCGGTCGCGCCGCCGCTTCTCCGACGCTGCGCATGCTGCTCTCCGGAGCCGGCCTGGACGGTGGCCTTTCGATCTCCGGCCCGGACGGGCCCGCCGCGGACATGGTCGCGGGGGACAGCGCTTACCTGCTGTTCGGGAAGAGCGATGATCTGTTGGCCTCCCGGGACTTCCGGATCAAGGCAACCGGCGCGGCAGCTGACACCGGCCGCGGGCTTTTTTTCCAGGTCGGCGCGGGAGCGGGGGTTGACGCTCTAGTGCTCGACGGAAACGGAGACGCCGCGATTGCCCGCTATTGCTCTGCCGGCCTGGACTACCGGCACCCTGCAGCGCGGGCAATTCGCCGTACTTTGTCGGGGGCGGCCTTTACCCCTCTCGACGAGACAGCTGTTGCGTATCCCCCGCACACTGCTGATATGACAACGGTCATCTTTAATACAATTCAACCGATTTACGGTGTTTCCGGACCATTTGCGCAGACTCCCGAGCTTGGGATGGGGTTCAACGCAGTGACGTCGGGAGACGCTGCTAATTATCTATTCAGCGTCCACCGCTATGTTGCCTCTTGCGAGTTTCTACCCAACAACTTGACGATTACTATTGGCGGATCGTGCGATCTGGTGTGCGAAGCCAGCGCAGCGTTTCTGGCTGCCGCAAACCAGCGGCTTGAATTCGCGCTGGTTGCCCGTCGCAAGACCTTGGCTCCGTTGTTTGCCTTCTACGTCGTGGCCATTGTCCGATTTCTCCCCACGGGTGTCCCGGATACGGTGACCGGAGTTTGGGTTGCCGGTCCTGATTGGGCAGCTCATGGGGCAGCAATCAATCACACTGCCTACGGCTATACCCTGGTCGCACAGGCTTACGACGGAGGCGTAATCGGCGCGACTGCCGGGACCCTCGGGGCGTTCTCGCTCGGCTTGCGCTTTGACTACTCCACCTTCCAGCACTAGGCCACCTCCCCCGCCTCCCCGCCCCTTCCTCGCTACCCTCGCCCGTTTTGCTCCATCCTCGCAAGGAAGAGGCACCCTTGCCCCGAAAAAGGGCAAGGGTGTTACACCTACAGTGACCTACTTAACGGGGAAGGATGTCGGGCGGGAAGCGGCGCAAAAGCACGCGGGAGTCGAGGAAGCCATGGTCTTCCAGGTAGTGCAGCTGGCGCAGCAGCTCCAGGGCGGCCGGATTGTCGGCGGCGATCTCGTTGACCGCGTTCATTTGCTGGGCGCGGGCCAAGCTGCCCTCCTCGCGGAGCTGCCGGGCTGAAAAGACGCGGGGATCTTCAGGCATCGTCAACCCCCCGCGGCCAGCATAGAGCACGTCACGAGACACAGAAGGGACAAAGACCAGATCACCAGGGTAGTTACGCTGATCCAGATTCCAGCGATAGCCAGATTCTCCCCGCGCTCCTGGGAGAGAAGAATCTGCCGCCGGGCGGAGATCCCGAACCACAGACCGACGAAGGCGCACGGCGCGCAGGCCAGGAGCCCTACCAGGCCGAGCACCAGGGAGGCAATCGCGGCCCCATTCGTTTGCGCTGTCTCGGGCATCGTCACTCCTCCTCGGTAGCAGAGCACGCTTCGCGCTTGAGCTGTGTCCGGAGAAAGGCCAGGTATTGACGTCGCGTTGCTTCGTCCTGTGGCCCGAAGAAAGGGCGGGTGCTGTACCATTTACGGTGCATCGCGTAGGAAACAGCGCCGCAGACGTTAGGCTGCTCCGGGCCCACCTGCTCCCCTGCGTTGGTGTAGAAGCGCACCGCCTGGAGCTTGCAGTACATGGTGACCTCTTGCCGCTCCTGGGTGATGTAGTGCGGCCCCGGGCCGCCGTAGACCTGGCCGAAGTCGATCTGCATGGTCACCTCCGCTTCGGAAGCGTGCGCAGCAAGTTCCAGATGTCGCAGTCCGGGCGGGCGCATTTGGCACACCGGTGGTTGCGTTTGCCGAAGCTGGCCTGGTAGCACTCCGCGGTCTCTTCTCGGAGAGCGCTACCCGCTCGCCGATCCCACGCCCGCCGGGCAAGCAGCTCCTCCAAGAGCAGCGCCAGCCCCTCTGGGTACTCGACCACCTTCTCCGTGCCCGGCTCTGGAGGCTTGCGCAGGGTCCGGATGCACTCGCGGACGTTCTGGTCTGTCCCTGCTGGGGGCGGAGCGGTCATCGTCCCGCACCGGCCGCGGCGGCCTGCACCGCTGTCTGTAGAGCGCACAGCGGGCACTCCCGCAGGGCCGTACCATCCCAGACGACGGCGGCGTGCCCGTGCTCGGTACAAGTCCGCAGCCGGGTGTCGGCCAGCGAGCCGGCCTCCTTGGAGCACTCGACCGGGCAAGAGCCGGGCGCAAAGTTGACCCGGACTCCCATCTCGCAGCTGAAAGCGCGCAGCCTCCCCTCGGGCATGGGATCCTCCTACGCGTCCGCGGTGACGGTGCGGACGGTCTCGTCGACCGGATCGACCGTGGGCTCCGGCTGCTCGGCCGGTTCGGTCGCGGGCTTCGTCGAGGCAACCATCCGGTCGATCAGGTGGAGGGTCCGCTTGTCGGTCCATTCCTCGACGATCAGCGCGCGGATCTCCGGCTCGCGGGCGAAGAGCCAGGCGAAGAGCGGAGAGAAGCGCCCCCACAGCTCCTTGAACGCGGTCGTGGCCTCGTTGCTCAGCTTGTCCGCCGTGCGGAAGGCTCGCAGATTCGTCGCGGCTTCCTTCTCGGCCTTGGCCAGCTGCTCCCCGCGCTCCTGGCACCGGCGGCGAAGATCCTTGCGGTCCTCGGTGTCCTTCGCCTCGCGGGCCGCGGCCTCGGCCAGCTTCTTGTACTCGGCCAGCTTCCAGATCTGGGATTCCAGGTCGGTCTGCACCTTCGTCAGCTGCTTGACCTCGACGCGCAGCGTGTGGACGGCCGCGACCTCCGTGCGCAGCTTCTCTCCGAGATCCCGCGCGAGCTGTTCGGCCTTGCGCTCCTTCTGGGCCACGGCGGCCAGGTCCGCCCCGGCCTTGTCCCGGGCAGCCTCGGCTTCCGCGGCGATCTTCAGCGCGGCCTTGGACTCCTCCTGCTGCCTGGCCAGCGCGGCCCGCAGATTCTTGATGACGACGTGGGCCGGCAGCCGGTCCAGCTCGGCCTGGTCGCGCTCGGCCTGTTCCTGCTGCGGTTTCTCCTCCGCTGGGGCCGTCGTGACGGAGCGCCCGGCGGGCACTTCAGGGTTGACGGGGCGGGCGAGGGGCTTCCCGATCTTCTTGTTTGCCACGATCTACTCCTGCTGTTCGGCCTGTCGCCAGGCGGTTTCTTCTGCAACGCGCTCGTCAATCTCGCGAGCTTCCCAGATCTCTTCGGCGGTCGGGATCCGAGGTGCAAGCGAAACGCGTTTCGTTTCCTCGTCGAGAAGCAACTGCAAGAGCAGCTGCCGCTCGCGCGTCCGCTCCCGGCCAGGGTATTGCGACGCTTTGCCATAGCTCCCGTAGCTATCGTACTTCACCGCGCCGTAAGCTCTCGCTGCCCGACCTCCACAACCTCGAATCCTTCAAGGGTTACGATGTTTGGGACCGTGAACGCGTGATTCTCCGCCCCACAATCCGGGCATTTGCCGGGATAGTACCCGTCGTTGAACAACGTCCGCAACTTGCCCAGCTGCCCGTCGTGGCCGATCCAACCGCACTTCTCGCACTTTTTCCGTTTGTACCAGGCAAAGCGGGGCTTTTCGCCGGAGATCTCCTCGGGGATTGCCGCGCGTACCCCGACCAGCTGCGCGGCCAGCACCGGCTGAATCCGCTGCCAGCAATTGACGCAGCAGCCGCGGACGGCGTGGCCGGTGATGTGGACGAAGCGGTGGGCCAGGTCGACCCCGGCCAGACAGAGCGGCTTGTCGAAGTTCTCCCGGCCCTTGTTCGGCCCGGACTTGTAGATCTTGTACCCCGGCGTGGTCTTGCAGACCGGGCAGTGGCGCAGAAGCAGCCGACGATAGTCCAATCGACCCTGTTCCCGGGCCTCGGCCAGGATTCGGGAGATAAACTCGGCGTCGTCCCCCGAGACTCTGGCAAACCCGACGAGGGCGCGCTTGTCCTTCGCGATCTCCACCTCCGCCTGGACGGCCGGGGAGCATTGTCCGTCAAGCAGTAGCAGCTCGTCGTCGGTCAGATTGACGTCAGGCATGGTGATCCTCGGCCTCGCGGAGCAGGCACTCCAGCAGGAAGCGGAGATTTCCCCTGAGCCCGGCATCGTCCGTATACGGAGTGTCTAGCAGCAGCTGTACGCAGCGGGCCGTCCTCTGTTGCCATCCCTTCAGCCTGGCCACCTCGGCCCTCGCCTCGTCCCGCTCCCGCTCGGTCATCGTCAGCGCATGCTCCAGGCACTGTGCGTCGGGCCCGCCGAGCGCCATCCTGCGCCGGCACGCCTCTCGGATCGTGATCGGGCTGCTCATCTCCCCTCCTTCGGCTCGGTCAGTGGTCGCCTGGTGTAGGACACCTCCTCCTCCGCCGCTCTCGCTGAGGCCAGCAGCTCACCGGCCCGGCAGCACGTGGGCTGCTCCTCCTGATTCTGATAGCAAACACAGCCACAGTGGCAGATCGATCCGAGCAGTCCGACCGCCCGATCTCGCCACAGCTCCAGTCCCGCCGATTTCGCCCGCAGCCTGGCGATCTCCTCCCATGCCTCGGGGAGGACCGTCTTGCCATCTCGCTTCCACTGCCCCTGCCAGAGTGCCTTGTGCTCGTCCGCGATCTGCTGGTGATAGTAGTCGCAGTAGTGCTCACATCTTTTTAGTTCCTCCTCGTAATAATCCCGCATCCGCTCAGCCTGGCGGAGTTGCGCCCTGGTCGCGTCCCGCTCAGCGATTGTCTCGCCGAGCTTCTTGGTCAGCTCCACCTCGGCAGCAGACATGACCATAGGCAGAGCAGTCCCCGCCCAGGCCGGCGGACAGGTCGTCGAGCTGCACTCCGGGCTGAGGCCCGGGGTCAATTCCAGTGGTCCACCCGCCTGCTCCTCCCAGATCGTCGCCCCATCAGGCCCGGCATAGGACCGGGCGACAGTGTGGCACCGCAGGCACTCGTGATAATCCATCCCGGGCTCGTCTACGCCCTTCACTCCGATCCAGTCGTGATCCATTACTTCCCCTCCTTCCACGCCCGGTAGGCGTCCAGTACATCCGCCCAGTACGGCGGTCCCGAGCTGGGGTCGAGGGCCGCCTCATGGATCGCCCTCAGCAGCCTCAGCTCCTCCTCCTGCTCGTCCAGCTTGCTCCGGGCCTCGATCCGCTCTCGCTCGCACTCTGCCCCCTGTTCCATGGCCGAAGCCAGAGTGAGTTCGGCGAACTCCAGGGCCTCGGCCGCCTCCACGTGCCAGGGGTCCGGGGCCTTCCGCCGGTGGTAGGCGATCACCCCGGCCAGGTCCACCGGGCGGGAGTCGGGGACAGGGGGGGCAGGGGTCGAATCCTGATCGGCAGGCTTCAGCCCGAGGCACCGGGCGCAGTAGAACTTCCAGTCGTCTAGCCCTGGTGGCCTCTGCCCCTCTTCGACACTTCTTGGCTTCCACTGCTCAGTGTCGCTAGTGATGACACCGCAGCCCGCGCACGGAGACGCTGAGTGGGGCTCGGCGGCCAGGGGGGCGTCCCAATCGCACTCCTGGCAGCCCCTTCCTCCGCAGTCGCAATCGTCACTCGTGCTCATTCTCCCCTCCTCAGCCACTCGGCCACCATCTCACCACGCCCCGTTGCCGATCCCTAGACGAATCGACAGGAT